ACCTTTGATAGGCGTATATGGAAGGGTTCCCGTTTTTTTACCTGGCCCGTTCGTCTAGTGGTTAGGACACATGGTTTTCATCCATGCAACAGGAGTTCGATTCTCCTACGGGCTACCAATTTATTATGAAATTATCTACAAGAACAAAACGAATTCATAAAGAAACCGGCACTCAAGTTGCAACCGGTCTTCTTATCAACTATCCATTGAACTTGTCTTTATTGTATATCTTTATTGATAAGTTTGGAATCACAGACCCACTCACGCTGGGAACGCTAGTGACTTGTGTAATGACAGTCGTAGCTTATACACGAATCTTCCTGATTCGTTCGTATTTCGATAAGCATAAAACAAAGTAAAAAAAAGGGTCCCTGAAAGAGACCCTTTAAAATTCGGTAGCTGAATGCTACTCTTATTTTTATGGAGTACTTAAAATTAGAATAAGTTTGTGACTCTAATTTTTCTGTAGTACTTGTTGACGTCTTGAGTAAGAGCACCCAAACCTTGGTTAGAAACGTCACCTTCAGCGAATGGGTTTGCAACCATTCCGTAACGAGTCTTGAATCCAATTTTTGGTTGGAAGCTGTTCTCACCAACCGCACGAACCATTTGTAAAGGAACGTATGGGCAGTAGAATAAACCTGCATCAAATGCAGATGAACCCTTATAACCAACTACTAAGTAGTTGCCGCCTGCGAATGGGTCAACGTATACTCTGAATCTTCCGTTAAGAACACCAGCAAAAGTATTACCTGTGTCATCAACTTCTAAAGAGTTAGAGTTTAAGGCAGGAGCGTAATCCAATACACCAGCCATTTGCAATGCAGAAGCTACGTCTGAAGAACAAATAACGATGTTACCTTTCCCTCTACGAGTTCCTTTTGCGATAGCGTTAGCTTCTTGTTCGATTTGGAACATTAAGCCTTTGAACTTCTCAACTGACCATCTTCCGTTTGCATCAACGTCTAAGTCGAATACTCCAGAAGCAGCAGTATTGTCACCACCTACTTCAGCTGTTTTGTAGATTGTTCTAACAACTTCACGGTTGATTTCTGTTAAGATTTCAGATTGAAGAATGTTAGCCAATTCTGTTTCAGCGTCTAGGCCGTGGACTGCTCTTAAGTCTTGAGCAAGTTCAGTTGTGTATTCAGCTTTTAAAGCACGTGTCTTAGCAGCAACAGTAACTTTCTCAATAGAGAATGCCATTTCTGCGAAGTTTGTACCTTGACCGTCGCCTAAAGCTTCAGCCGCTGCTGTGTCCATACCTGTACCAGTTGTAATAAGCGTTGTATTAGCGTTTGGCAAAGTATTTGCGTGTGTACCAGTACCACCAAAGTCGGTATCGGCTTCAGCATATAAAGCTTCCGCACCACCTTGAGAACCGTAACGTGCTCTCATCGCGAAGATTAAACCTGTTGGGCCAGTCATTGGCTGAACACCACAGATATCGTAAGCGATTAGGTTAGGAATAGCTCTACGTACTAATGAAATCAAGATAGGGTCATAACCAGCTGTTGGACCAGCTGCTGCATTTCCTGGAGATACACTTGCAGAGAAACCACCTGTACCAGCATCGTTGGTAGGTGCTTCTGAAAGAAGGCTTGTCATGTTTGCAGACAAGTCACCTGTTTCAGAAAGTGCTCTTTCTGTGTTCTCTAGGATAGTAGCTGTTACTGCTTTCCTATGTTGATCGCTAATTGGTGAAAAAGAGTCGTGCTCTAAAATTGGCTCCCACTTTTCCACGAGTTGTTGATAGTTTGACATAATGTCTCTCCTATTTTTAATTAACGTAAATTTTATTTATAATAAAACCAATTTTTAATTAATTATTCTTTTTTCTCGCATCGAGTGCTTCAACAAGAGCATTTACAGAAGCGTAATCAGAAGCTGGTTTTTTAACTTCCTGTTCTTCTAGAATAATTTCGTCTTCTTCGACTTCTTCTACTTTAGGTGTGGCAACTTTGCCTTCACTAAAGAAAGATTCCTTGATTACTTGAAGATTTTCAGTATAAGACTCTAAATCTTCAACATCTAGTTTTTCTGAAAGGACTTTAAATCTTTCTTTCTGATTGTCAGAAAGACCTTCAGTCATTTCTTCGAAAACTTTTTCTGCTTTGATAGAAGAAATAGTTTTAGCTAATTCGATATTCTCATTAACTAAAGCATTTGATTTTTCTTCTAAATCAGAAACTTGTGTTTCAAGTTCTGCAACTACGTCGAAAGTTTCTTCGTCGATAGATACATTGTGCTCAGTGAATAAATCTTTAAGACCATTCATGAGAGATTCTGCCATTTCTACTTTAATGCCAGCTTCTACTGCAATCTTGTTCTCTTCCATCCACTCGCCAACTACATAGTCAAGATACTTGTCTACGTTTTCAACGATGTCTTTCATGCGAGTTTCGATTGATTCATCTAATTCGCTTTCGAGCTTAGTTTCAAGCTCTTCTTTAATAGCTGCTACTTGAGCTGTGACCTGTTCGTTAACTGCTGCTTCAAAAACAACTTCAATTTTGTTTTTGAATTCTTCAGAAAGTTCTTCACCTTCGATGATAGAAGCGATTGAAGATTCTACTACAACTTCTTCCACAGTTTCTTCTGTTTCTTCAATTGTTTCAGTTCCTTCTACTTCGACATCTTCAGCTGTAGGTACTTTCTCACCGGCTTTTTCTTGACCAGGAGTTTTTACACCTACCTCTTTAGGCTTATCTTCTTTTTTAGGCTTTCTATTACCTTCACCACCCTCAGGCTTCGCCGGTTGTGGGACAGTTGAAATACCGTCGTCAGCAACGAATGTATTTTTGTCGTCTGCCATAATGTTTTCTCCTTTAAATATTGTTTAAGTACAAATTAAATCTGACTGCAAATTATTTATTAAAAAGTTATTTTCTCAAAGAACGAACGAATGTACTAAACATTCTTGCTGCCGTTTCTTCATCAATTTTACGTACCACTCGGTTGATTTTTTTCTCAACTTCTTCAACAATCTCTTCGATTACCTCAGTTACTTCCTGAGCTCTCCAAGACGCAGAAGCGATGTCGTAGTAATACTCTCTATTCTCCATAATACCATTTACAAAAGCATTAGGAGCTGAAGGGTCAGTTACAATGTCCACTGTCGCTAAATGGAAATCTTTTTGAACTTCCATAACGCCATCCTTCAATTGTTTTACCGAGCCTAAACCTCTTGTTGAAACGCCAATTTTAACTCCCTCGTCTATGAAAGTTTTGACAATCTCACCCATTGGAGTTGATAAGATTTTTGCTTTACCGTAAAAATCATTACCTTCGCGTTTCATATTAGTTATCAAATGAGAAACACGGTCTCCGTTAATCGTAGGACCGTCAGGATGTCCTAGTTCACCAAGCGCTCTTTTAGATTCAATGAATTGCTCGTTATAACGATTCATTTCATTCTCTAAAGTGTCGCATGGATAAATTCTTCCGTTGCGATTTTTAATGTCGCCTTGCATGAAGATACCTTCGATAAAGTAAGACTTTTTTCCGTCCTCTTTAGCTTCGGTTAATACTTCGCAAGTTTCGTTAACTTCAGTAATTAATTTCATGTTTCTACCCTAATAATTCTTTTAAATATTTATATTCATTTAAGGTATACCGTTTGCGTTTCGATTATCGTAGAAATTCTTTGATAATTCGCCCCGCTCTGCGGTTTCCCCAACTTTTCTAACTTTTACATAGATATATTGAGCATTTCCACCCGGAGGAGTATATGTTCTTACCCCTGCGGTTGTAGTGCCATTAGCATCTGAATAAGTATCTGATGCTGTGGCTGCGTTATCGTATTCCCAAATTCCATTAGAACCTGGTACTGAAACCCATGCCATTATATACCTGCTTTTTTAGCAAAGTCTAATATTTCGTTGTACCCTCTTTCATTACTCATTAAAAGTTCGTACATTTCTTCCTTGTTCTTTTTATCTCTTAAAGTCTTAAACATCTTGTCTAATAACTTTGCATCTTGAGGTTTTACAGAAACTCTTTTTCTGTTACCTAATACCAACTGCCCAGCCCTGATTGGTTTAACTTGGACTGCTTCATCTACTTTTCCCTTTCCACCACAGTGTGGGCAATCTTCATCGCATCCACATCCGTCTTTAGTAATTTCGTTTCCACAACATGAACATTTTTCTTCATGAAGAAGTTCTGCTATTTCTTCATCAATACTTTCATATTGTTCTTCAACATCATCACTACCTAGGTCAATGTCTTTTTCTGCTTCAGCTGCTTTTTCACTACCTTTTGCATAAGCGTGTAATGATTTAACGTTACCAAATACTTGAGCCAACTTATTTTGCCACCATTCTTCTGGGTCAATTTCGTCAGTTGCTAAGAATTCCATTAAGTCTTCACAAGCATAGCAAATATAATGAAGCTGTTTCATCATCATTGGAATTTCTTCTTGGGGACTTTCAAGAAGGTCTTCCTCTGATGTGATTTTGTTCATTAAATCTTTAAAAGAAACTTCAGTATTCTCTTTTCTTAATGCACCACCACCTGTATCTCTTGGTAATTTAAATGGCTTATCTTTCTTATCGAGATGTGGGTCGTAATTCTTATCGCCATCTTGGTCAGCAGGTCTTGCCTTCCTTTCCACACCATCAATCTCTCCAGTAAACTGATTATCAGGTGCTACTGGGTGCTTGATTAATTCTATTTTATGTAAGTCTTTAAACTTTTTCTCATCGCCACTTTTTGGTTGGGCGATTTCTGAGAGAACATCTTTAAAGTTTTTCATTGTTAAGTCCCTATTTATTTTGCTATATTAATTTTATTTATATTAAAAAGGATTTGAATCCATATCGTCACCGTCTTCAGAAGGTTCTGCTTCTTTTTCAGCGACCATTTGGTCATTCATTTCATTAAATTCCTCTTCACTCATCTGAAGAACGTTTCTAATTACCCATTCTTTCGAGTAATATTTTCCAATCGAATCTTCAATATCTCTTAAGGTTCCTAATCTTTCCTTAAGAATCTCTGCATGTTTTAACTCATCATAATAGTTGTCTTTTGCAAATTCATATCGAATATCGTTTCGAATTTGTTGAAACTCTTCAGGAGTAAGAATACCCTTTAATACTAGTTGTTTTTCTAATACGATATTAAATATCCAAGAAAAACGTGACCTAATACGTTTAATAAACTTTCCAAACTTTAACTCGTCTCTGGTAATTTCTGAAACTCTACCAAAGTTCGCCATTGTTTCAGGCTCTAAACGCGTTAAAGGTACTTTCAACGATTTATATAATTTACGTTGAAAATACGTCATGTTTTCGTCGTTGCTTAAACCTTGAGCACTACCACCTGCTAATGTATCAACCTCTGTGGTACGCTCACCGCCACGACGTGGGAACCAAAAGTCCTCAGTCATTGTCAACATTTTACGAGAATCTGTAATCTCACCTGTTGACGAATTATATTGAAGTTTATTCTTATGGCGAGTCATCATATCTCTAAGATATTGTTCCGCCTTATTCTTAGGTAAATTACCTACATCAATATAAAAAATTCTTCTTTCAGGAGCTCTAGTCAATGTATAAATGACTGTAGCATCCTCTAGCATTCTCAACTGATTTAAAGGTTTAATTGCTGGATGTAAGTGAGATAATACTAAACTATTATTCTCATTCATCAATCCTGAAGTTACTCTAGCAATAGAGTCCTTCGCAATTTTAAAACCAACAGTTGAACCGCTTGCACTAGTAGCTCCAAATCCATTTTCAGAATACATATAGTATTCATTCTTAATCTTTTTGACTGGAGCACCTGAGTGCTTGTCTTTACTTTTCTTGTCCAACTCTCGAATTAGTTTTAGTTTTCGAGGGTCACAATAACGTAGTTCTATAATACCTCTTTTAAGGTTATCGGGGTCGATTATAATATGATAATTCAATCGACCGTCGATATAAAACTTATAGAACATATCGTATCCTTGGTTTGACATATCAAACATAGATACGACGTTATCAAATTCTTCTACAATCTTGTCTTTAACTTTATCAGGTAAATCAGTTTCACCTAAACTTATGCTAACGACACTTTCGTCCATTTCAATCGAGATAGCTTCATTCACTATATCATCAACTGCCTGAGCAATCTCAGGCTGAAGGGCCATGTTCCTATACTTTGTGATAAGTTCGGATTCAGACTTAGCTGAACCTTCCATATCTAATAGAGTACTATAAAAGCCCCCTAGCGAGTTACCTGATACGGTAATCGCACCATCATCATTTTGAGGTTCTGTAAATGAGATAGGAGCATTCTTTATCTCATCTTCAGGCCTCTTAATTTCGAAGCCAAAAATCTTCATTATTTAAATTCCTATTATTATGTAGTTGGAATTCCAGTTGAACCTTCGACTCTCCAGAAGTCATATTGGAAGGTCACTGAGAATTCTTCAATTGTATCGGTTGTACCCCAATCCATTTGGATTTGGTCAATAGTCACTGGGTACATACCTTCGAACACATAAGTTCTAATTGCGTCTCCGTCTTTACTATATTGTGTAATTAAACCATTTGATTTGTAATCAGATGGAAGTGAGCGTAAATTACCATCATGTGTATTGATAGCATTTGACCATGCTTCCAAACCGTTTCTAACAATGAAATCTTCATCGTTAATAACAGTCACTGTCCAATCTTCAAATACCCTATCACCTGCATACTTGACCTGACGACCAAAGTATGGTGCTGTGAAAGAACCTAAGGAAGAGCCGGGTATACCCGCAGCTCTTACCATGAAAGGAACTTTAAAGTCGGCTTCAGGAGCAACAGGGTTTAAGATTTGACATTGGAATAACGTAGGTCGAGCACCACCACCAACTAGCTGGGATTTGAACTCATTAATATTAAATGCCATTTGTTAGTTCTCCTATTTTACTAATTATTTATTAACCAATTGAGCCAACAATTTCTTCAAATTCAACACCACTTCTTGTTGCAACAAATGTTAATTCAATAACATTAATGCTTCTAGCAGGTTTAATAAAGATATTTGCTCTAAACTTACCAGCATCAACGATTTCAGGAGTATTTACTGTTGTATCAGAAATTACTCTAAAGTCGATAATACCACGTCTACCTTGAATTTCTCTTAAGAAAGGTTCAACGATATTTTTGAACTGAGTCTGTGAGAATTCATCGTTAAGTTCGAATAAGAAAGATTGTGCTGCATTAGCAATTGCTTTCTCAACCGCAATAAAGAGTCTTCTTACATTGATTCTGTCAAATGCACTTGGTAAACCAAGACCTGTCTTATCACCGAATAGTACAATTCCTTGTCCTACTTGACTCATTACAGGGTTAACATCTGAAGAGTATAATTGGTCTCTTTGTGTTTTGTTAGGGTTGAAAGCAAGTTTTACAACATTCTTAATTACACCCTTACGGAAACCAGCTGGTGATTCGAAAGGTTCAACTCTTGAAGCTAGACCTGCAGTGTCACCATTTAGTGGAACATAACGGTAGGTATCATTGTACTTGTCATATCTGTATTTGTATCCACTATCCATAAACCAGTATGAAGAGTTTTGTAACTTATTACGATATGCAATGACGTTGTTAAGTTTTGCGTTTGTTTTGTTTTCGTCTACGACATCAGCCTTAGAAGGTGATAAGAATGCGACTGCATCTTTTCTGTAATCTGTGATGTTAGAAATGATGTAGTTAGCAACTGTTCCGGCTTGGTCACCCTTACCTTGTAGAACAAATGAGACGTCAATCTCGTTTGCATTCTTGAATAAATCGTAACCACCCGCGATAGGTCCTAATGCTGTTGCAGTTTCTGATGTACCATCGGTACCATTTGCAAGAGTTTCATAAGAACTGTCTTGTGCGCCTGATTCGAAATGCGATGTATTTGCGACTGCAACCCATGAAGAGCCATTGTCGATTACATCTACGTAGTAATTTGTTGTTCCGTCTGATAGTTTAGCGGTTGACGTAGTTGAAACATCGGTATAAAGTTCCAGTGCTGTTCCAGCTTCACCAGAAATAGTACCATCATTGTCGATTACTGCGATGTGATAGTTAGCAGTTTGAGGTGCTTTACCAAACCAGCTTGAGTATTTCCACTTTCTTACAATAGAAAGTTTGTTCAAGTCAGATTCTGCTAATCTCCAAGATGAACCGAATACAATATTATAATCGTATGCTACGATTAATGAAGTATTTGCAGTTTCATCTCCTAATGTGTCTCTCGCTGTTTCTGTGATTGAACTTACTTCTAACTCTTGGTATCCTACTGAATCGTTTCCGATTACAAGAATATCACCAGCATCAATTAATCCTGATGTGATTCTATTAGCAGGTGCTACTTCGAAATCAACATCACTATCATTAAAGTTTAGTGTTTGTTGAATTTGAGTGTTACCAGTTAATTGAGAAGCAGTAATATCACCAACACTTAGTACATCGTTTGAGAAGCTTGAACCCTTAACGTAAGCAACGTCAATAGAGTTTCCTAACTCTCCAGGATATAAAGCGTCGAACGCACCGAAAGTATGTAGTTGTGTATTTGCACTTGATGTATCTGATGCAGATGCTTTAACTGCACCGTTATCTACTCTAGCCACGTAAAGAGCATTTGCATAAGAAAGATAGTCTGCTGCTACAAAGAATGTTTCGTAATTATTATTGGTTGGTGTACCAAATCTATTTACTAAATCATTCTCAGAAGAAACTAGAACTGCCTCGCCTACAGGACCCCATCTAAAAACACCTGCGATAGCGGCAGGTGGTGTTGCGATGGCTGGTACCGCTGCACTTGCGTCCACTTCGCGAACTATTACGGAAGGACTTACGGAAAAAGCCATATTATTCTCCTTTAATATTATCTATTTAAAAACCTAGTCTTAATTATAGTTATCACTGTTTTATTTATAAAAAGCATAGGTTTATATCTCCCATGCGTTTCGTACAGCTTCGAATCCGTCTGAATCTGGCAGTTCACTTCCATCATCTATAAATCCAAACGGTAATAATTCTTCTTCAATTTGTTCTTCAGTTTTTTGTCGAAGCTTTAATAACGTATTTATGTCAGTGAGGTCTTTAAAGAAAGTTTGGTCTGATAACCACGAAAATATGACCAGGTTCATAACCAAATCATCGTGGGAACCAGATTCTGCTTCATAAGAAGAACCCTTTTTACTAAAACGTGATAACTCTTGTATTGTATTATAGTCTTGTACTATAAGTTGATTCTGTTCAATCAACATTTTTAATATTGTACAACCAATTGATTTTACACTCTTAGTTGTACGTATTCCATTATCTACTCTTTTTCCAAAACCTGCTGAAATCCTTTTTCCGGAACGTCCCGCATTTTCTGTATAAAGAAGATTTTCATAACCATAGTCCATTAAGAGTACGTCCGAAACCTGTTCACCAATATCATTGATTTCGATTAGGACAGAACTCTCATTGTACATTAGTCCTATTCTATATATAATAGATGCAAAATCGACAGGAGCAACCATGTTATCTCGATAGACACAAACCTGTTTATAAGGCATTTGTGTTACGTCGATTACATTAAAAGTACTATAATCTAGTCCTTTTCCTCTTGAAACGTCAACAGTCATCACATAAGCGTGACCTTCTTGAACAGCTTCATATTGAGTTAACCCTTGGTTTTCTGCAATAGGACGACTGTATGCTAATTCTTTAAGTTTGGAACCATCAACAAGAGTACCAGAACTTCCTAAGAATTGACAACAGTATTCTTGTCTAAACTTTTCTTCGTCAAAATCCAAAGCTTCAAGTGTTTCGTTTTTCCACTTTTCATCACGCCCTGGAACATCATTCCACATAACTTCAACGAATTCATAACCATTAGTACCTTCTCTAGCACCTTTACATGTTTTCCAAAAATGGTTTAATCCATTTGGTGTTGAAGTCATTAATAACTTTGTAGTTTCACCAGCAGAGATTGTAGGATATACAGAAGCGAAGAACTCATCGAATCCTTCAATAAACGCAACCTCATCGAGATATAGGAATGATATTGATTTACCCCTAATTGCCGAAGATGTCGTTGTACCTGCATATATTTTACAACCATTCTCTAGTGTAATATTACCTTTATTCCATTCTTCGATACCTTGTTGCATCCATTTAGGTAATGCTTCATAAGCAAGTTGAACTCTTGAAAGAACTTCTCGAGCAGCATCACCCTTGTTCGCTAATATCGCAACAGTCTTAAATTCATTAAATAGAATATAATGTAATATAACTGCGGTTGCAGTTGTTGTCTTACCACTTTGACGAGCGGTTAAAACTGCAACACGTCTATTGTTTGTAATCTTTTGTGTAATGTCTTTTTGATAATCATACATTTCAAAGGGAACAAACCCCTTGTCAACATGTACGATTTTAATATAATTTTCTGCGAAATATATTGGGTCTTCTGCACACTTCATATACTCCTTAATTTGTTCAGGTGTAAACTCGTGTACCTCATTCGCTCTCTTGAGGTAAGTGTTACCTAAGTACCCAACTGGCATTATTCGTTTCCGTCTTTAATCATTTTCAATAAGTCTGCAGTTGATACGATAAGATTATTATTAGTCACTTGAGTTTGCGTTGTTTGTTCTTCTTTCGCATATCTCTTTTTAGTTGACATATCAACATAATCTTTGTTAGCATCTAATAGTGTTTTCATTAAAGTCGAAACAACTTCAAATGCTCTTGGTGATTCTGATTGTTTTGCAATCTCAACCATTTCTTTTACTGCATCATCACCGAGATTAATAATATTCTCAATATTTGCTTTCGCTAATTCTATGTCTTTTAAATTCTCTTCAGCTTGTTGTTCAGCAACTGCGGGTAGATTTTCTTGTCTTACAACTGGTAAGCTCTCTACATCATCATTAGTTGAAAAAGAATTTGCAGGCAACTCCTCTTGTGCCTCTTCAATAGGTCTTATATCAAGTGTTTCTGCTATTTTATCTTTCTTCGCCATTATCCTTCCTTAGTCATTTTCCAATCACCGTCATTATTTACCCAAGCACAAGCTTTTCGTAAACCAGATGTGCTGAACCTGTGGTCACGTTTATTAAAGAACAATTCTATATCTCTTTTACGACAAATATCCTTTCCTGTAAATTCTTTATCTCTATACTCTTCACCTAAAATACGAACGTGAATTGTATATAGCTCTAATATATCTATCAAGTCTTGTTCTGTTTTATAAGGAATAATTTCATCAACATATCTTACAGCTTTGAGTTGAGTATATCTTTCAACTACTGATTGTATAGGTGGGTTCTTTTCTTTTGGTCTGTCTATTGATGGGTCAATCTGTAATCCTACCATTAAATAATCACACTGAGATTTTGCATCTCTTAACATTTGTACATGGCCAGCATGAAGCAGGTCAAATGTACTACATGTAAATCCAATTTTCATAATATTGTATTCCTAAAATTTAGCTGGGTTCAGTATCGGATATTTGTTTGATATAATCCCAGTCGTCATCAAAATCAATTAAACTATAATCAACAGTCAATTCAGGGTCTGTTGTTGGTTCGTTATTAGCAGTCATTCCAGGTTGAATTGTTTGGAACTCCTCAGGAGTTGTATTTGAAGTAACATCAGTATGATAACGAGTATCGATAAACTTGATAATTCCTTTCTCTTTTTCTGGTCCAAAGAACCAACCTTTCATTGTAAAGCTTAAAGTATATAATATAGAACGTCTCTCTTCAAAAGAACCCTCATAGATGTCCTCTGTAGTCACTCCGTTTAATATTAAAGGAATGTCTATTGGTTCTAATCCGGTAATAATTCGAGCAGTTCTGGTGTAATCTGGATTAAAGAAAGGTAAAATCTGTTCCATTATTTTTACCGCATCTTCTTGGTATTTTGTCATAATATAAAGCTGAAATTCCATGTTATATGGAACACCAGCATAGTGAAACTTTCTTCCACTTATATCATCAGATACTACATTTTTTCTTATCTTAGTAATAGGAGATATTTTACGTTCTGCATCATAACTCATTCCTGTCATTTCAAACGACATACGAGGAAGAGTAATCGCAGACTTTGCTTTAAAATCTGGATTCTGTTCTAACCTTGCAAGTATCTTTTGGAATGGTGCATAAGAGATAGGAACAATCATTGATTGTTGTGTTACTCCACCATTGTCTACACGCTTCACTTCAAGTTGATTAAAGTACGTACCAAATAGTGCTACGTATTTTCTTAAAGTTGCGTTATAAAAATAATTTGCAATTGCCATTATGTGTCGCTAATATTAATGTTTTCAGTGAATGGGTCACTCTCTGAGAAATCAAGAATATTATCTCCTTCCGTTTCAAAAGTGTAGTTCCTCGCTAATGCATCACTACCATCAGCTTCTGTATTTGCGAGTGCTTGTAATGTTGTAGTACCTGTAGTGTCAATCTTATCGAAGTAATCATCAATGTTCTCATATCCGGTTTCCATTCTTTGACCAGAGTATTCGATTAATTCACATCTCATATCAAATACTTGTAAAGAACCGTTTTGATAGAATACGCTTTCGTGTTCTGTAAATTTGATTTCAAACATCTTTTCGTTGAGAGGGAAATAAATTAAATCACCTTCACGCGGTCGAATAATATCTTCTGTCTCGCGGGTGACGAAACGTTCGAACGTACGATTTGCTACTGAGAATGTAACTTGGTCTCTGATTTGTAAACCGAATTTAGAAAGGAAATCACCTTCACCTTCAAATCCATCAACACTCTTAACATAAGCTTCGAATTGAAAGACTTTATTATATAATGGTAAATCATCTTCATTGAAAACTCTATCAATAGCACCAAAGTCTCTAGCGATGTATATAACATCGACACCATACATTTTGATACTTTCAATTACGAGGTCATCAATTAATTGTTGCTCGTTGAAGTTATCGTAATTTCTGAAGAATACATTTGTTGCCATTTAAACATTACCCAATAAAGTTATAGGTGAGAGGCTGATAAGCTCTTATCGCTTCTTCTTCCATATTTCGTCTTTCTTCTCGTGCTTCTGATAAAATCTGTTCTCCGTTAAATGATACACCACCAACTAATTGCATGTTGGTAAATTTAGTTAAGTTGAGTCCCCATTGCTCCCTCACTAAAACAGTCGCATAGTTTTGCAACCATCTGTCTCCCCAAACATCTGAGTAAGTAGCTGGGTCAATAACATCGTATGCTTCAATAATAACATATTCACCTACTGTCATAAATTCGTTATCAACATCGATATGTAATCTATTAACGTGTTTGTTATATCGAATCATCGGTTTTCCTACAAGGATTTCTTGTAAGAATTGAAGATGTGACATTGCCATATAATAGTTCTGAACATTATATCCTGTAATGTCTTGTATATTGTTTAATACAAACTGATACTGAACATTAAAAATACCAGAACCAGTAGAAAGGTTTGTTGTAAGTGGGAAAATGCCTGAAATACCTAATAGACCTTGTGGTAAAGAAATATATCCATTATCTTTATCTTCTTGTGTAATCTGATGCTTTAAGTAAACGAGCTGACTTCCATTGTAGTGATAATCTCTCCAGAAAGAAACTGCTTCATCAACACGGTCTTCAACTTGTTCGTCCGACACATTTACTTCGATAACAGGCGCACCAATTTTTCGGAGGATATAATCTTTAAAAAGCTCTCTTGTATTTGGTATTGACATATTAATATTTATCCTTTAATAAGTTGCTTCCGCCCTTGCTTTGTTTTCAACGTCATACTTGAACAATAATGTATCATCGTAACCACCAATCGCTTTAACCCAACACTCAATTGTTTCTCTTGTGTTTAATCTTGAAGTTTCAGTTCCACCTGGTTGAGCATTACAGGTGTTGTTCATTCTTACTCTTATTCCAACACTATCTGTTGGTACATCGATTCCTGACTGACCACCAATGTTATGTAAAGTAGTCCAAGTATCATTCGTGTAAGAAGCAATTGTTGCAGGAGCTCCTGTACCAGCATAATGGTATGTATTCATGGTGAAAGTGCGCGTGGTGACACCTATATCTGCTAATGTAGAAGAACTATGAACAACTTTAATTTGGTCAGCGGGACCTGGATAAGTTTCACCTGATACTGCAGAATCATTTGAATAATGAATACGAGAACTATTAGTTGCAATATTACCCGCTACGTTTGCAGTCGTATAATATTGGAAAGTTGTAGTGGTATTGGAACCAGTTGCACCACTTCCGTTGTTAGTTGTTCTAACACTCAATCCACCAAGAATTGTATCATAGAAAAAGTCTAAAATAACATCTGAATCTGCACTCGCTGGTTGGTCTTGTCTAAACCCAAAGAAGTCTGTTATAACAGTTTTTGAAGGTGATTCTCTATCTAAAATTGATTCACCAGATGTTGGATAATCATTTCCTCCAACACCTCCACTGCCGGCAGTATTCTTACTTCCGATAATTAAATTTTGTGTATGTGGTAATCCCATATTATCCTCTATGCTGTTCCGTTAATTTCACATTCATAGTACCCAGTAGCAACTATGTTCGAACCATTTGAATCAGAAGCAATTTCAACTTTAAAAACTGAAATAAGCGTACCTACCGAATTTCGTGGTCCAGCAACATCGTATCTAGCATATCTAGATGAAGTTAATGCATTCCAAGTATTTAATGGAGCACTCGCACTCGTATCTAATCCCACACCTTGTGAAGTATCGTGGTTACTGAATCTTATGTAATATGTTTGTGATGGTGTAATATTATTCCACTTAGATGTACTCCAAGTCCATAAACCAGTATTACCATAAACAGAACCATTTGTATATCTTTTTATGTTACCATCACTAGTAAACTGATATCCGTAAATGCAATCTGCACTTGCTGGCATAGTAGTCATAAACGTACTTTGTGGACTACTAGAAGTTCCATGAAGAGTTACCGATTCTGAAGGAGTTATATCAGTGTAACCTACTGCAGCTGCACGTATATCATTACTATCTGCGTAAAAGAATGTAATGTGCCAGTGTTGAAAGTCACTCCAAGTTGGTGTAGTATTATTTTCCCAATTTACATTGCTTGAAAATGTTGGAGTATGTGAAGAATTTGTTGTATCTAAAAGTAAAGTCGCAGTTAAACCAGGTGCACCATTCGACTCGGTGAATGTTTCATTTTGAGTCATAGTACACGTCATCATAGTCGTAGTGAAGTTGATGTTGTTCGTAGTATCAGTTGCAACTGCATGCAAATCAGTATATTTACCAATGGTATCGGCAACGTTTAATAACTGAAAGTCATCAGCAATTACTGTTGTGTTAGAAATCTTAACAGCCATTATTCACTTCCTCTTAATACATTTGTAATAAAATTCTGACACTCTGCAGTATCTAGTTCGTTATTTGCATGATAAGGCATTGTTTTGAATACTTCAATAATCTCGTTATTAGCATTCTTTGTATAGAATTGCCTTATAACCACTCCGCCTTGTTGTATTACGTCGTGTTTTGGTGTTGGTATATCCATTCTTTATTCCTTAAAATAGTGCATCGACGCTTAATGTCGCAGTACATGTGTCTATAACAGATTGGGTTGTAGCGTCTCTAATTGAAAGAGTACCTGAAACTGAGTGAACATTTCCTTCACCTATATCATCATCTTCTATTACCCAAGTTCTCGTAGTACCTAAATTTAACCAGGTTCCAAGTCCAGGATTCGTTGTTAATTTACTTGTAGCGCCTGTTCCGTCCCACTTAATGTCATAATCTGAAGCACTTCCTGAAGCTAACCACGTCCTACTTATTAATCCAGAAGAACCACCGCTACCAGTACTACCACTACTGTTAGTGTTCATAGTACCATCATTGTTCATATTAAATCTACATACTGCTTCTGCGAATTGACCTGAAGCACTTACATATGAGGTAAAGTTAGCTCCTAAATCAACATTTGCCGCATTTGTTCCAGCACCCGAATATCCTGTTGCAATCGCTCTTACAGTTGTGTTATCCCATGCAGTAAAACAAACTTGCCAATATCTTGTTCCTGTCCAAGAAGGTTCAGTTTCTTCTGGCCACCCTGTCCCCGAAGGAAAAGTAGGTGCATACCCATCAGAACTTAAATCTAAAAGTAATACACATTGTTTTCCTGTTGCAATATTTGAAAATGTAAATGTAGTTGCTGCACCTAGTACCTTTGTTTGTAGAGGTACATCCATGTCGATAGTAGTTCCAATAGCTTGTCCATCTGGAAATAAATCACTGTATACTCCAGTAGCATTAACAATATTACTTAATGCATATCCGTTTGATAATACTTCTACTGTGTCTACTTTAATTGCCATATTAATATCCTATTTTGTAGGTTGGTCAGCATTTTGAGCTCGCAAAGTAATATTTCCCATTTCACAAGTTGAATAGAAAGTTCCTTCATTAGCAACAATTTTAATTCTTAAATCTGGGTTTGCTGATTGCATATTCCCCGATACGTATGTGTCGTCACCATCATTTAATGCCATCGCAGACCAACCAAATCTTACGTATCCTGACATGTTATAATAAGTACCAGAATTGTATCCGTCACTCACTGGAGTTGGTCCAAAACTATATTGGTTAGCATTACATTCAGAACCACCACATGACTGTGATTGTACATTATATTGTACTTGAACTCCCGTAGTAGCATCAATTCCAGTTAACCCAGTATAATTTAAGTACGTATATTGTGTTGATGACATAGCACTTGAATCACCACTCCAAGCTCCTATTTTAATTCTGTTGTTTACATCATCTCTTTCGAAATCTACTGCGCACCAACATTCTGCGTAATTTGGGGATGAAAAGAAATTAAAAGTTTCAAAATTAGAATCTAATAGGAATTGTTGCGGAACGTTTGACTGTGGTGTACCAGCATCTGTAAAACCTAGTGCTGTTGCTCTTACAACTGTGTTACCCCAGCATATAAATGATATTACCCAGTGTCTATAACCAGACCACGTTGGTGTACCATTAGGAAATTCTACGTTAGATGAAAATGTTGGTGTATAACCAGATGCGCTGGTATCGATATAAAGTACTTTATCTCTACCAATTATTTTGTTTGATTCTGAGAATGTTGTATCCCCAGTCATAGTGGCTTTACTAACACGAGCACCAGAAAAATCTAGTGTTGCAGTTCCTGTTATATTGCCTAAATCTGAATGTTCAGGTCTAAAGTCTCCGAACGAGCCTGAAAAACCTTCTAAATTTGATATGTTTCTACTATTATCAATAATAGTAGTACCGCCGACTTTAATCGCCATCTTCGTCTCCTGACTATTAGCGTGTTAAACTTAATTTTATATAAGTCTATTTATACTAATCACGACGTTCGATGTCATCTTCTGTAAGATTATCTCCTAACCAAACTTCAATTACTTTAGCAGTTTCTGTACCTACATTGATTGCTTTATGCCACGTATTTACTGGAATATCTATACTTTGACCTTTACGATATGTTTTAATTTCTTTATCGCCATTAGCAAATTCTAATCTCATTTCAATTTCACCTTGTACGACATGCCAGTGTTCTGACCTATCGAAGTGTCTTTGGTCACTAAGACTATTTCCTACGTCAAATGCGAGTTCTTTAACTTGCCATGAACCATTTGTATCTAAAACAGTATATGTTCCCCATGCTCTTTGTACTGTAGGTTGAGACCATTCTTTAAGAATCCAACTACTTGAGTTCTTTTTATCTTCACCACCTACACCAAATTCAAAGACAACATCATCGAACACCATTTCTGGTATGTTATCTTTTGTTCTATCACCACCATTAGCGAATATAATCTTATCGTTAGGATATTTTTCTTTAACTTGTTTGATAGCATCAATTGCTGTGCCATCTGAATCATCAAATGCGATTACTTCATCTACACTTGCTAATCCTTTTATAATTTCAGAGCGTTCTTCCCAAGGCATGAACTCTCTTCCTTTCTTTCTTCTTAACCAATCATCTGAATTTACACCTACAACTAAACGTGTACCATAACATGATGCATCTTTTAAATAAGCAACATGGCCCGAATGTATTGGGTCAAATCCACCTGTCACTATCACTGTAATCATATCTCTAAACTATTCTCCTCTGTTAAAGGTTCCATAAAATAATCCCACACAAAATTTATTCTATCTTGAGGGGTTGCCATTGCTCTAGGAAACTCTACAACGGCTGGGTGAATATACCAATCTTCATAGGCATGTTCGGGATGGAATCCTAAATCACTTACTACTAGAACATATCCATGCTCCTTTAGTAATTCACGAGCTCTATCTCTGTTATCATTTCCTAATCTATAAGCGTCATGTTCAAATGTAATCACTCCAAATTTATGTTTATCGAAAGGAATATTTTCTAATATCTGTAATGAAACATCATCACAATCAACTTGTAAATAATCTATAACTGGGTCAATACAGTGTTTTGCAAATAAGTCTTCAAAACCTATGTCTGTAGCATCAGCACAAATTACTGTATTATTTCTTTCTTCTTTAAAAGCACAACACAATCCTGGGTCATTATCGATTGAAATACCTTTCCAACCAAATCCAGATTCTAGTAAGTATGTATTGTTATGTGTAATAGGTTCACCTGAACCAATCTCTAAATAAGTACCATTTCTCTTTCCTTTAAAAGCAGTAAGTACAAAAAGGTCTTGAAAGTGTTTAGAATAATTTCTCATTACGCCTTGCAAGCCTGGGAAAGGATATTTAAATCTAGGTTCATCATGCTTTTTATAAGGAATAGTATCTGGATAGAATATTTGACTTAACATCTTATCTACCTTTCCAGAAACAAAATCATCAGTCCAAACTTTATATTTTAAATCAAAGAGTTTATGCTTTCCAGTTTGTTGACCAGCAATATACCATGTTGCAATAGTATTATAAAAAGCCATATAGGTTCTTCCAGGATATTGGTCACCAATATAATCAAGTTTAGGTAATACTGTTTCAGCTTTAAGTCCAGCATTTGAATGATATAAAGAATGTTTATGTCGTGATTGTTCAGAATACATCCTTGCTAAAAAGTAATGAGCTTCTGGTCTGTCTGGCATTAAAGCAGCTGCATCTAAGAAAGCACCTTCAACAGTAAATGTTCTTCCTCCTTGTCTCTCATAAGATAAACCAATTCCACATAGACATTTATATTGTAATAATCTATCTTCTGTTAAATCAGCAGTCTTAAGAAACAAAGATACTGACATAGCACCTTGACCTAATCTATCGTATTCTTTCGCTAACTCAAATAATTTCTCTGGATTTTTTGGGTCCAGTATATGAGTTTCTAATAGTTCTTGTAATTGGTGCATCTTATCCTCTCTGTACAAATTCCCACCAAAGTTTATCCGGCATTCTTAATAAGAACGTTCCGTTATCTTGGTATCCAAATACGATAATAACTTCTCCATTTAGAAAGGTCATACCCGTAGCAAATTCAATATTGTAATCGTAACCTGTCGTAGGGTCCTTCTGAGTCCCTAAGAAGTGAAAGTCATCAGTATACTTAATAATATTCCAATCTTTATCCCAAATGATTACTCTATGGTTATAATGTCCGTCTTTTCTTGCAAAAATATCTTTACCTAAATCAACTTCGTGAGTAAGACACATATGCCTTCCATCACCAATAGGATACACTTGAGTACCACCACGTAAATCACGTTTTATGTCAATTCTTTTTGTCTCGTCAAGATGAACTGTTTCAGTTGTTCTCGTATCAATATCATATTTTACAACTTCAGTTGGATTACACCATTTCACAAAGTGCCAAGGCATATCAACAATTGGCATCCAGTTCTTTTCACAGAATGTTTTGTCTGGTGGAGGAGCTGGAACGGGATTACGAGATACTTCTTGCCATATACCATCTATAAATTCTATTTCAGCCATATCCATTCGACCAGTACCTTGGTCATCATAACAATCTCTTCTTACACCACATAAGAATAATCTATCTTCCCATGAAAATAATCTTCCATCTTCAAGTCCGATAAAATTCCATGTGGGTTCACCTGTATCTAAATTCATTTTAATACGATGAGGTGAAGTAGGAATCACATTAAAGTCAGTATCAAGCTCACACATAATATTGTGTGTTGTTAAAGATACATCGTTTTCTGGGTGAATATATTGAAGTGGTCCCCAAGTATGCGGGAACTTTTTACCTTCTGAGTGGTATAGTGTATAGTTTACGTGACGAACGTTTAATAAAATTTTCCCTCTATGTATGAATATAGAGGGATTCATAATTCCTGTTTCGCCAGTAAGCTCTTTTGGTAGGATTATAGGTTTAATTGAGGCACCTCTTTTAAGTGCCCAATGTACTAAACCGTGACGGCGCAAATCATGCATATTTTCTCCATGATGTAAATCATTCTATTCTACGTGTTATTATAACACAGTTTTATGTAAATGTCAACTATTATTTATGATTTTTTAAGACCAAGGAACCTCGGTCATTACTTTACCGTATCTTTCTTTCTTAGCTAAAATCCTAGCATCAAAATCATCAACGTTATTTTGACCTATTTCAGCTGTTACCCAATTAAGAACTTGTTCTTCTGTGAGTGATTCAAATGCGATAAATGAAGATGATTCTAAAGCGTCAGTATTTAAAGCTGCAACACCGCCTATAGCAAATCTATTGCTATCATCATCTGTTCCGACTCTCTTGAATTGAACTTCTAAAACTGCTTTCGACAGCGTAACCCCGTTGGGGTCAACAACGTCTTTCGTATCGAGCCAGAGTATTTCCCAGGTGTAAGTCATTGCTTATCTCCTGGGATTACTCAGAGTCAGTTGGGTCTGTGTTGGCTAATTCGACAGTTTCACTTTCTGCTGGGACCGATGCCACTAATGGGTCATCTTCTGGAGCCCAAGGCATAGGTGCATCTTGTACTGCATCTTGACCAATTTGGTAAAGAATACGTTCGTCGATATGTTCTTTATAAGGTTGGTCGTTTTCAACTACTGCTTTAATCCAACTAAGAACGGTTTCTTCAGTCAAATCCTCAAAAGCAACAAATGAACCCGCAGGTGTGTTTGCTGCACTGAAAGGAGTTGCACCAGAAAAATGAGCTTTGTTACCATTCTCATCAGTTCCGTGGACTTCCCAATATGTTTGAACAACTGCACCTTCTAAAGAAGCGCCTTCACTATTCACAGTGTCAGTTTTTCTAACACCGGTGACTTTCCATTCGTATGTAAGTGCCATTTTATTTTCTCCGTAATTTAAATTACTATATTATTTATATTAATAACCAACTAATTATATCACAAGTATCTTGTAATGTCAACTAGTTTAGTTAAGTTTATCCATCAATGCAGAAACCATCTCTTTAAGTTCGCTGATTTCTTCTTTCTGGTTATTTATTAGTTCTTGTTGTTCCTTAACGGCTTCAATAAGAACTGCTGTTATATTTCCATAATCAACCGCAAGAGTACCTTCTTTATCTTCGGCATCTTGGTGAAGCATAACAACTTCAGGTAATACTGGTTCTACTTCCTGAGCTACTACACCAACTTTTCTTGTCTTCTCTTCATCTGACTTCCAGTTGTAGTAAACACCACGTAAGTTTAGAACTTTATCAAGAGCACCATCAATTGTTTCTACATTCTCTTTTAATCTTTCATCAGAGTATGCAGTGATGTTAGTACGTGCCCAGATAGAACCACCGAATGTCGCATCGTTATTTCCTAAGTTCCAATATACAGGCCAGTATCCAGCGTATGAAGACCAAGATGTACTATCATTACCAGAACCTCTAAGAATATACAATAAGTTCGAGTTGTTGTGTATCATCGCTGAACGATGGTTTGTATCTCTAAAGTATAGTGTAGGTGAGCTACCTCTTATGTAAGCAGCATTTCCAAATACTTCTATTGCATTAAACCTCGAAGTACTTGCTGGATTTACATAATAACCAGTATTATCTCTATCATAGATGAAGTTAACTTGTAGTGTACCATTAATGTAAGTTGTTCCACCAACGTACCAGTTAATATATGTACTACGTCCACCTTGACAATCTAAGTGAAGGTTACCGTTAGTTGTTGCAACCGATGCGTATGAACTTGTCCAGTGACCATTACCACCAACATATAAGTATCTACCCCAAGTTGGGTTAGGTCCGTGGAGTACACCACCTCTCATTCTCTGTGCTGAGTTTGATGTGCTGTTTAAGTCTAAGTAATATCCACCATCATTACTATCATAGAAGATTGCACCATATACTCTGTTATAGAAGTATGCGATTGCGTTTCCACCTTCTCTACCGATATATGCTACGTTTTGTGCATTGGTATAACCATTATCGTGAATACGTACGTAAGAGTTTCCGTTATTATTATTCGAGTCAAGTCTTAAGTTAATGTCATTAAACGAGTTAAGTGACATCGAATCTGTGAACGAACCATTAATGTCTGTTGAAGCAAGACCGTGATAGTAGTAATAATCATAGTTAGCATTCCAGTCGAATGACATATAGGCCATACGCTTGAAGTATGAACTGTATGTTCCGTATTGACCACCATAACCAGACCTTGAATCTCTACCAAAGTGTGTTTGGTTGTTTCTGTTTTCATTGAATAATGAAGTACCAGCTGGATTAGCATAGTAACCAGTATTGCCTCTATCATAGTAAATATTAGCTCTTGCATCATTCATATATGTGATGTTATAAATCTCAGTATATGAATTGCCTGGGTTAAGTCTTACACCCCAGTTTCCTGAACTGTTTAATAATCCAAAACCTGAACTATTATAGTAAAGATAACCACGACGACCTGTACTACTTCCTTGAGAACCGTTATAACGGTCATATATAATCAATCCACCTGAGCCACTTGCACCGTCTAGATGCCAATATGTTGACCCTGGGCTATAGAAGTGTCGACCTGTAGATTGGTTATATAAACCTTGGCCTGCGTTTCTATTTCTCCACCAACCGTAGTTATAACCTTCATTGATGTCAATGACATTCATTCTCGATGTAGATGCAAAGTCTCCATAATATCCTGTGTTATTAGAATCATAATAACGACCAGCATACATTGAACCACCGTTGGAACTGTTAACATCCAACATTGGAACAGTTTTCCAACTTGAGAATCCTGACCAAGTATTTCTAAATCTTAAGTTAGCAATTGGACCACCCGCTAACTGCCAACCATACCTTGCTGAACCATTAGTGTAGTGATATGCTTGAACACCAACCCAGTGAGATGTACCTGAAGGTTGGTTAGGTGGGTTTGACCATGAATCGAAGAAGCCTGAACCCCAGTCACCGACTGTGTTCATATTTACTCTACCCCAACCTTTGGAACCTGTCCAATAGTTTGAGTCACCTGTAATATTAGGTCTTCTACCGTAGTTACTTATTGCACCACTTCTTGTATGACCAGGCAATCCAATCATTGCTTGACCACGAGCAGTTAGACCTTGCCAGTTAGTATCGCCAGCAAAGTTTCCATAATAACCAGTGTTATCTAAATCATAGAATATTGGAGCACGGAAAGATTCACTTGAATAAACATATCCATAATAGAATCTATGATATGAACCGTTATAGTAGTAGTTCCAACCACGAGAATTATCATGCATACCCCAGTTGTTACCCTCTGTGGACATCAGAGTCCATCGAGTACCTATACCATAACCACTCCAACCATTTCTACCAGTGTTGTAAGTTGCGATGTTTCCGTATGGGTTTCCTTCACCACCCGCTGAACGTATACCATAACCATAATCCTGCCAATAAACACCAGTTCCACCTTGTGGTCTAAACCAGTCATTTGCATAAACAGATGAGAATTGTGAAGCACCGGCTGGATTGACATAGTAACCAGTATTATTCCTATCATACATAATAGGAGTATCAAATCTTGACGATACTAATACATGACCGTTACCACGAATAATCTGATTCCAAGAACCGCCGAATCCACCATCACGGAAGATGAAGTCCTCTCCACCTGATGTAGCAAACTCAAAGTGAGAATCATTAGATTCAGTTGCACGAATATATCCGCGCAAGTTGCCTGAACTTGTATAGAAGTAAGCAGGAGCTCCGCCCAAGTGATTTGTTCTATTGACTGATACTTCATTCATTCTTGATGTTGAAGCAAAGTCTCCATAGTAAGCTGTGTTATTACTATCATAATAACGTGTTGCGTACATATCACCTGTATTAATGTTGGTGTTATATACCGCAGTTGTTCTCATTGTTGTTGTTACACCTTTCGAGTAACTTGGCAACGAAGAGTTTGAAACACTTGTGACTAAGTTTCTATCATCACCATTTGCGTTTCTTACGTGAACGGCGAATGAGTTCCAATAAGATACTCTTGGCCACCAGAAACATAATACTCCACCATTTTCAAATGCGCGCATTGTGGTGAACCCGGCCTTACCAAAGTGTTGACCAGAATGGTTAATGATTGTATTAGCGTATAAGTAACCTTGAGCTATGAATGAGAATGGTGCATCACCTGAATATGATTTACCTGTTGCTTCTAATACATAAGAAGCACCGTTGGTTGCTGTCGCAGGAATACTTGTTCTTACAAGAGTACCATTAACAAAGTTAGAACCTGAATGATAATATGTTCTTACATAATTACTACGTAATCTTAAATCATATAAATCTGACCTGTCAGCAGGGTGTGTAAAGTAAGATGTGTTATCCCTATCAACGAAACGTCTAGCACGCATATCATTTTCTGCATATACGTTACGGTCATTTTGTATCCAGAATATAGAAACGTTGTTACCACTTGACCAACCTTGACCAATACCATAGTGTGGGTTTGATTGGTTAGGTGAATAACCGAAGTGTAACGATGTTGCATTTGTACCAGAAGTACCAATTACCCAATGCTTAAAGTTACCTGAAGAAGCATTAGCACTATCATAGGCAACAAATCTTAGAGTAGGACCGTGAGTACCGTTATTAATACGAGATGACATAATATTCAACTGAGGATATTGTCCTCTTAGAGTTATGTCTGGTCTTCTACTTTCTTGTAGAGTTGCATTAGTATTATTTGTTTCATCACCAAGTCTTACGGTTGCAGGTGTGCCACCAGTACTGTTATATCCTGCGGTTGGTACCATTTGAAGTACTTGGAATCTAGATGTTCCAAGCGGGTTTGCATAAAAGTTTGTATTATTACTATCGTAGAATATTGGAGCTCTTAATGAAGAACCGGCTTGTAAGTTATTATTAACATATACGTTACCGCCACCTAATGGGTCTGAACTATTATTGACTGACATGACCTGAGTTACCATGTTATAATCAGTATAGAAACGCATACCTTGGTAAGAAGCATTAGCACCAAACTTAATACCGGTGTGGAAAGCAATTCTTAAATCAGGATAAGGGTTAGTCCAAGCACCGCCTTCGCGGTAGATAGCATAAGCATCACTTTGGTTAGCACTAAAGTATAAACCAAATACGTCGTTTTGTGAAACATCATCAACGTGTGCAAAACGCTGAGCTCTCATTACATTTGTTACTGAAGTACCAGCTGGATTGACATAATAGTTAGTATTATCTCTATCGTAGAAAATACTTGCTCTAACATCATTTAAAATAGAAATACTGTTAGGGTCTAGGTAAAAGTTTGCATCATTACCATCATAGTAGATAGGTGCACGCATGTGTCTTGTTGCACGGAATACTTCAGACGCTACTTCAGCATTGTACTGAACTTGGTCACCCCAGAATTCAAATGTTGCACCTGTACCGTCTGGGTTATTATCAGATACTCGTATCTCTGCATCAAACGACGAGTTAACAAATCCTAATCTATTACCTTGAAGTGTTAATGTATTAAAGTGTGATTGAGATGCTGGATTTGCATAGTATGCAGTGTTATTACTATCATAGAAGATAGGTGAACGGAAACTGCTTGGTGAATAAACATAGTTATAGAAAGCTTGTAATACGTCATTAGTATCATAAGCACCATAAGTACGCTTGAATCTGAATCTTATTGATTCATTACTATCATAATCGTCTTCTGATTGAAGGATTAAGTTACCTGTGTTTGTACCACCGGGTGATTCACCATAAATCTTCCAAGCATCATTGTCACCACGTTGTTGTCCAATATAATATGTTGGTTGTGTTGCAACCCCAGCATAAGCTTGTCCTACAGTGTTTTGTTGTAAAGTAATACTCGCCATAAACGAGTTACTTGCTGGGTCTACAAAATATGAATTGTTATCTGTATCTACAAATCTTCTTGCAAACATTTCGTCTGCAGTAATATCTCCTGAGAATACTGTATCACCATCTTCATCTACATAGAATCTATCACCTTTACCATTAAAGTGAATAATAAATGCAGATTTACCATTGACATTATCGTGGACTAACCAAGGATAGTTAGCATCAGCACCACTGTTTCTGAAACCAATTAAGTATCTGTTATTATGATAGATTCCTAATGGATATGAAGTAGAACTTGTTAGGGCACCTTGGTTTCCTAATTCTAAAGTATTAAATCTTGAACGAGAAGCAAAGTCTCCAAAATATCCTGTGTTATCTAAATCATAATAAATTGGTGAGCGTGTTTGACCTCTTACTTCAATTTCACCGAAGTGATGTCTTGTATTCGTAACACTAGCACCAGTAACATTTCCAAGAGTTGCTCTTACTTGTTGACCAGTTAAGATTTCAATAGAATTTGCAGGTGTTGTTAATTGTCTAGCACTACCATCTTCTATTGTGATACCTGATATTGCAACCCAGTGCCATCTTACATAAGAATCCCAAGTGATGCCATCCATCTGCATCCAAATTCTGTTGTTGTTATCAACACGAACTTTTGGTACTGCACTGTTAAGTGGACCAGTTGTATGATGGTCAATAGAAATAGATGAGTTGTTCCATGAACTGATTACAATTCTACCAATAACATTACCACTATAGTTTACATCGTCTTTAGCGTAATATTCTAAGAAACCTTTTGCACCACCATTATTTGTAACACCAACTGGAATCCAGTAATATTGTGTATTAGGTGTTTGTGATGTGCTATAACTATATGTACCTTGTTGATACCAACGAGATTCTACTGGGTTATTTTGTTCATAACCACCTTGAGTAAATGTACCATTAACAATTAAGTTTTGAATGTTTGAAGTTGAATTAGGGTCTACGTAGAATGCCGTATTATTTAAGTCGTAGAATATTGGAGTACGTAATTGGTTATTTGCTCTAAAGTACCCGTTGTCTGTTCTTGCTTGTTCGCCGCCATTATACATTAATCTCATGTATGAGTTACGTTCAGCATACCAAATCCATTCGTTATCTACATCATTGTAAACACCGACTGTGTTTGAATTATCATGCATGAATACCATGCGGTCACCGATTGAGAATCCTTCCCAACCATTTCTTGCTGCTCCATCAATCGCAAATGAACCATAATCTCCATTTGGTGACCTTAATGTAACTCCATCATTGAGAACAATGGTATCCATTCTTGAAGAACTATTTGGGTCTACATAAAAGTTTGTATTGTTACTATCATAGAAAATTGGAGCGCGGAATGAACCAGATGCCTGAACAAAAGAACCAGACCTTGGACCTCTCATTGCCCATTGACCAGTTGCGTTTCCGTCGTGTCCCCACAGTCCCCATTGACCGTTACTGATTTGACCTAAACCTGTCCAAGTGTTTCCATCAGCACCAACAATACTTGTAGAACCACCACGATATCCAAGTGACATACCATAAGCGGACATTGAACCTGTTGTACTGTTATGTTCTGTGAAGAATATTCTTGATGAACCTTCACCTGAAGTATCAGCATTACCTTCAATAGATAACCATCTACCTTTCTGAGCTTCAGCATTGTTTGCAGTACCATTGCCTGGTAAACCGAATGATACAGCACCATTAAATACACCAGAAATATTTCCTGGGTTACCAGTTGCGTTAGGGTCTAAGTAATATCTTGTATCATCTGAATCTATAAACTTAGATGCTGTAACTGTTTGGTTTGAAGTTAAAACAATTGGTCTATTAAACTGGAATATGTTTGCACCAGAAGAACTTGAAAGAATTTCAAATCTTACTGAGTGGTCTGTTCCATCTGTTTCATCTTGCCAGTATTGAATGTATCCAATGCCGTCTGTAATATAATGCCTAAATCTTTGTGTTGAACCACGACCAACATTAAGTTCACCTGTTGTTTCTCCACTATATACATTTAATCTTCTGAATATTGAAGTTCCAGCAGGGTCAGCATAGAAAGCATTGTCGTTTGAATCATAGTATCTTGGAGCGTAAACATTAATAGAGAAATCAGCAGAGTCGTTATCAATGTTTAATCTTTGATTTCCATTTGTCCAAACTCTAAATGTGTCATTAGCAGCAAAACCGATATATGTATTTGTATCACCACGATGACGAATGTAATCATCAATGTCAACAGTGTTTAATTGTGAATCACCATCTGGGTCTAGGTAGTAAGCTTGATTTTGTTGAGCATAGACTCTATTGAACCATGCATCACCGGTTGAGTAAATTGTTTTGTTATTTCTGACACGGAGATATGTACCATCTTGCATGTACCAACCGCCGCCCCAACCAAAGGCAAGTTCTTCATCTTTTAAGAATGATGCTGTACCACGACCAAATATAATTCCGTCGTCATTCCCATTTAGATAAATTGAACCGCCGACATGAAGAACAGGATTACTTGGAGTTGTTGTAAGTGCTGTATTATCTCCACCATCTGTGTATGTTGGTGAAGAACCAGCTTGAACCATAACATTTCCACTATCATCAGCAATTAATGTTTCGGTATAACCTGATGTCCAGAATCCCCATGTACTTCCAGCATTATTTACGTTGTATAGATTACCAAAGCTATCACCACGTATTGAACCACCTGATGTACCATCATGATAGAAGTGAATATATCTTTGACCGTTGTTTGTTGGGTTTGTCGTTGGGTCAATTCTGTTTAGATATAATAATGCGTATCCACCAGAATAATTACCTGATACTGTGATTGTTGGGTTTTGACCTGCAGCAATTGCACCGTGACCCGCAATTCCGATACCACCATTACCTGAGTTATCGTCCCAGTTAGCGTAATCAGAAATGTTTCCGATTCTTAAACCACCAGCAAACGTACCACTGACTGCAGTATCTGCTGGGTTTACGTAGTATGAATTACTTTGTCTATCAACGAACCTATCACCAATTACATCACCTTGAACAGTTATTGGTTGATAGAATGTTGTATTCGCATCAGTAATATTAACTCTTTCAGCACCACCAGTTTGGAATGTAATACTATCATTAGCATCAAATCCCATGAAGGTATTTGTATCACCACGATGTCTGATATAATCATTAATATCAATACGATTCATTTGTGATGTAGAAGCAAAGTCACCGTAATACGCAGTATCATTATTATCATAATAGATAGGTGAACGCATTTGATTATTTGCTAACACATAAGTATTGTTAACTAATAATCTTTGAGAACCACCTGTTACGACTTGGAAAGAATCTGCACCATTGAAATCTAAGTAAGTGTCTGTATCACCGTCATGAATAATTTGACCAACTAAACTAATATCATTTACACGAGATGTACTTGCAAAATCTCCATAATAAGTAGCATTACCACTGTCGTAATACCTTGCTGCATATAAATTAGGGAAGAAACCATCAACGGCACCAGTAATAAATGTACCATTGACTTCTAACCTTTGAGTACCACCTGTAAATATTTGATAGTTGTCATTAGCGTTAAATCCAAAATATGTGTCTGTATCACCATTGTGGAAGATGTAATCATCAATTCCTATGGTGTTCATTATTGAAGTACCCGCTGGGTCTACTTCATATGATGGGTCATCAGCATCTTGGAATTTTGAAACTTGTAATGTTCTTGTTGTTCTTACAATTGTGTTATTAGCGAATAGTGCTTCGGTACCACCAGTGTATATTACAGCTTGGTCATTACCATTAAATCCAAAGTAAGTATTTGTGTCTCCTCTATGACGAACATAATCATCGATATCGATGGTGTTCATCTGAGAATCACCAGCAAAATCTCCATAATAATTTCGGTCGTCTTTATCGTAATAAATTGGAGATTCAACTTCTGTGTTAAACGAACCTGAATCAGCAATAAGAGTTCCAACATTGAGATTATCAATATGAACTCCAGTATTATTTGCTGTTAATCTTGTGGTTCCGTCAGTATCTAATTTAATAGTGTCTGTCGTGAAAGCAAGTCTTGTATCTTGGTTTCCATTATGAATTAAATTGTCGTCAATACCTACAGTTTGTAGAATAGATGTATCATTTGGATTTAAATAATAACCTGAATCATCAGCATCAATAAATTGAGTACCAGTAACTGTACCACCTGCAACAACGTTTGTCCCTGCGTTTACTGTAGTCCCGGCAGTTACCGAACCTGCGGTTGCTTCAATATTCCCCGCGGTTGAGGTAATATTATCGTCTGCGGTTATATGACGATTTGCTCTTATATCTCTATTGATGTATAAATCATCATTAGAGTCTAAGCTCATTCCAAAACCTGCTGTCTGGTTTAGAATACCCCAAACACCAGCATTAACATATATTTGTCTATTATTACCAGAAACATCATAGGTAATTGTAACTGCACCAGTACCATCACCAAAAATCGTTGAAGAGTTTGCAAATGTAATAACACCATTCGCTGTATCATCAACATCTGACCTTAAGAATTGAGCGCCTTCTAATCCATCAACAGTATCAGCATCAAACCCATTGCCTGGACCTTCATCAGCTGTTGTAATAATACGACCTAAATCATTACCTGCAGAATTTAATTTAAACCAATCATTTGTTTCGTCCCAAAGAACACCTGAATTTGCAGATGAACCTCTATTGACTTCCCAACCAGCATTTTGTGTTGGAGCACCAGAATGGTTTGCGTTGAGTGTGATAATATTATCAGATAAAAGAATTGTTTCTGTATCTACATAAGTTGTATTACCAGAAACTGTAAGGTCGCCGTCAATCTGAACATTTTGATTTACTGTTAAATCTTTTGTAAAGATATAATTTCCAGTACCTGTATCGTCAGCATCAGAACGTAAGAAGGATGCAGCTTCTAAACCATCAACTGTGTCTGCATCAAAACCATTACCAGGACCCTCATCGGCCGTGGTAATAATTCTGTTTCCATCAATGTCTGTTGTTGATAAACCAGTAAAGTGGTTTCCTGTTGAATCAATATTTAAACGGTCACTACCATTATATTGAATAACAACACCAGGTGTACTATCATAGAAGATAATACCATTATTCTGTTGAGTGTTAACGATTGAGTAATCACCCGTGCCAATATTCTTAACTTGAAGAGCATCAGAATCACCACGGAATGTGGCTACGATTGTGGAAGAACCAGCACCTAAGAAGTTATGAACATCGAGAGTAGCAGACGAAGCAGTGTTGCTAGATATACTAGCTTCACCGGATAAATTTGTTGTTCCTGTGACCTGAAGTTGGTCCACACCATTATCAGTCGTTGTACCAATAACAGCGTTTTCAGGAGTCAAGAGACCATTCTTGACTATAAATTTTTTGTCGTTTGCCATTCGGTTCACTCTCCCCAGTCAGGCGATTTTATATTGTAATTACTTTTCTATTTATTAAATTTCTATAAGTGTTACCTGCAGTTTGTATGTTTTATAACTACTGTTTGAAGGAGTAATCTTAAACTCTACGTCACCACTATTATATGTAACATCAAATGTTGCTAGAACAGAACCAGTAGTTACCTCACCAAACTCAGTTGCATAAGCAGTTGAGCCATCATGTGTTATGAGTAACTTACTAATATGTTTAGCGGTTCCCAATGTTGCTACAACAATTATTTCAGCACCACCATATTGTGTTGCGTCAAAACTGTAAGCAGTAAATTGAGATGTTCCTATCGATAATTTTTCTTCTGAATCAAATGTAGCAGCTTCTAAAGAAATCGTATTGGAAACTGTAAGTGCACCGGTCATTGTATCACCAGTTACATTTACATATCTAGCATCTGCTTGTGCTTGAGTTAGGAAGCTTAATGTTTTAGTTGTATGTGATAAGACGTGACCGAAAGTATCGAAATTTAAACTTTCAATAACGTCATTACCAGTCACTGAAACATTTGCTACACTACTTGTATCTGCGTGACTAATTGTCACGTTTGCCGATAATGGTCCACCATCAGTAAGACCAGCACCAGCTATAATCTGTGTTGTTTTATCTGTTTTAAGGTCAAGTAAATTATTAGTTTCTGTTTCTGTATAATATCTGTTATCTAATTGACCTGCATCTAATTCTGTTTCTGTATAATATCTATTGTCAAGCTGACCTGCATCTAATTCTGTTTCAGTATAGTACCTATTATCAAAATCAACTTGTGTTAAACCTGTTACATGTCCGTATGTGTCGAGTATAACATCTTGTATGACATCTCCACCAGAACCTAAAATACTTGGTTGAGAAGATGTGTCTGCGTGTTCGATGTCGATTGTAGTATTTGAGAAATCATTAAGATTAAAACCACCACTACCAATTAACCCGTTGTTTGCGGTAATAGTAATTAAACCATTACCAACACCAGAAGATGCGGTATTAGCTGCTTGAGCTAAAATATCCGAGGCATGCAGACCATCAAGTAGGTCTGCATCAAGTCCCGACCCTGCACCATCCACTGACTTGATTTCGGTAAGAATCTCTGCAGCAGTTTGGTCTGCTGTCGCGTTAGATTCTATACCATCTAATTTTAAACCATCAGCTGCAATATCTCTTCCATCAACTGTACCACTAACACTAATGTTATTTGCACTTATATCGTTGAAAGAATCTATGACTGTGTTGAATACACTACCATCACCTGTTTCAATAGCGAATGTATTATTTGCGCTATACCAGTTTGTAGCATCAACACCAGCAACAGCTGTATTACTCGCAGATGTTATACGTCCATCTTCATCAATTGTTAAAACTGGAATTTGTGAAGCGGTCCCGTACGTACCAGGCGTGACGCCCGTGTTCGCGAGTTCGGTTTGAACAGTCATAGTTCCAGTATTTGATGTAACTGAACCTGTGACTTTTCCTTGTAAGTTTATTGTAAGGTCTTCTTCGATTCTATCGAGTTTATCGATATGAGCGAGATATATTGTACCATCACCTGTTTCTAAAGTGATAGTATTATTCGCATCTACAAAGAAGAAATCTTCTACACCTGATACAGCAGCAGTATTTGCAGTTGTTAATCGTCCATCTTCATCGACGGTAAAAACTGGAATTGCTGTAGAGGAACCATAAACACCTGGTGTAACACCTGTATTCGCTAACTCAGTAGCAAGGGTCATTACACCTGTATTTGATGATGCTGTACCAGTAACCTTTCCAGTTAATGTAAGGTCTAATCCATCTTCTAATAAATCAAGTTTAGCACCATCTAATGCAATATCTCTTCCATCAACTAAACCAGTGACAACGATATCACCATTGACTGTGAATGGTCCTGTAAATTCATCAATAACAGTATTGAATGTTGAACCATCACCTGTTTCAATTGCATAGGTATTATTTGCTGAATACCAATTTGTTGCGTTTACACCAGCAACTGCGGTATTTGATAATGCTGTAATTCTTCCATCGACATCAACTGTAACGACTGGAATTTGAGAAGCATTACCATAAGTTCCTGGAGTTACTCCAGTATCAGTAAGTTCTAAGTTTATATTAATTGTACCATCAGTAACATCTGTAAGTGTTGTATTTCCACTTCCTTCGACATCACCAGTAACAACAACATCAATTTTTGGGTCGGGTTTATTTGTTGTATTGGTCCAATCTAAATAGTATGTTCCTTCTTGTCCATCAAGTAAATCGGCATCTAGTCCATTACCACTTCCAACATCTCCTGTTGTAAGAATACGGCCTACGGTACCACCAGATGCAATCTCCCAATAGTTATTGGTCTCATTCCATTGTAATACTACATTAGTTTCGCCACCTCTCTCAACTTCTATACCGGCGTCTTGAGTTGCAGTATTACCTGTAAAGTTTGCGTTAAGAGTAATAATGTTATCTGATAACTGAATTGTTTCGGTATTAACATACGTTGTATTACCTGAAACTGTAAGGTCACCAGTAATTGTGAGGTTAGCGTCAAATGTATCATCTACATCTGAACGTAAATATTGTGTGGAATCTAATCCATCTAATAAGTCGGCATCAAGACCTGAGCCTGCACCATCGACAGTTTTAATTAAAGTAAGAAGGTCATTAGGGTCTGCACTAAACTCTATGATGCTTTCAGTATTTGAAACTGAATCATATTGTTTAATAAAGATTTTACCGTCTTGTGTGTTAATCGCAAGTTCGCCCAACTCCAACTGAGCTGTAGTAGGAACGCGACCGGCAACGGCACTTCTTCTAAGTTTAATTAATGTCGACATATATATGTCCTTTTTTCACTCCTATATAGGAAGGTTAAAAAGTTCCTCCGTCAAGTGTTGTGACTGTTACATCACCACTTGTAACTGTAAAGTTATTTATGTTAAATGAAGCAACACCAATGTTCGTGTTGTTCGCTAATTCACCAGCAATCAATATCTGATTGTTGCTAGCTGTTATATCAATTCCTTCACCTTCGGCAAAGTTTAAGGTTTCTCCAAGTTGAATTACATCTGTATTCCCCACTGGAGCTGATATTTGAATACCACCTAATTGTAAATCTGTAATTTCGTCATCAACGTATTTCTTAGTCGCTGCATCTTGAGCGTTAATTGGGTCGAGAACGTTTGTAATATGAGAAGAACTAACATCAACTTCGTATGCTAGTGATTCAAGTGTAATAGCACTCGGTGAATATATTTTATCCGAGAACAGTTTCATATCATTACCGATTTCGACAAAGTTGTCTACATCGATTTCTAATATTCTACTTCCACTACCGTTTAAATCTATGAGATAGTTTGTATTGTTTCTATCTATAAATCTATTTGCTTGAACATCACCTGAAACTTCAAATAGACTTGTTTGTTTATTCCATACCGCACCAAATCCTTGAGCGTTATTTAAGAATCCGATAACACTACCGGCTGAATACATGTAGTTATCTACAATTCTTACTAGTGAACTTGATTGTTGATAACCAATATGAATGTTCTTAATTTGTGAATCACCAGCAGGGTCAATGAAGAAATTAGTATTCGCTGAGTCTAAGAATCTTGGTGCTGCTATATCTCCAGTTGCGGTATCACCAGCAACTTCTAAATATCTCGTATCAAGTGTTGGGTATGCAGTAGAGAAGTCAATAGTTGTTGCGATATCAACGTTTGAGTTATGAACAACAGTATTTGAACCAAGAACACTACCAGTTAAATTAATTACGAAGTCATTTGTTCTGAAATTAATCTTATCGTTTGCATCATCACCTTCTACATTAATACCTAACTCAACATTACTCCTCATCATTTCACCGACAAGGTCGTGTACAGTTTCTGTAAAGTCAGGAATCGCGTTCGCTTGTAATTCTACTGGAATGTCTGTTGCGAATGAAATACGTCCTTGTTCATCAATACGAATACGAGGAGTAAATCCATCGTTACCATATAGACCTGCAGTAACACCGGTGTCTTCCATTCCAATTTCAAATTCATTATTTGCTAGAGCTGTATTTGCACCTAATTCTAAACCTGTACCAATGTAAACTCTAGGTGAATCGAGTAAGTCAATTACTCCTGTATTAGCACCATCTGTAATGTCTAAGTTTGAACTGAAATTATCATTAATAAATCTTAAATTAACTGCATCAGAAGGGTTGACAGGGTCCGCTAAACCTGTTATAATAGTATTACTGACATCAATATTACCAGATACAGTAAATGTTAAATCTGTATTTGCTGGGGTAGTAATATCACCATTTGCAGTAATCTTAAATCTTTCATTCCCAGCGGTGAAGAATTGTAATTCATCATTATCAGCATTAGGACTTGATTCAGCAATAATTTTTGTATCTTGGTCAACGTCGATTACTGAACCTGCGAGACCTGCCCAATTACTTCCATCATATCCTTCAAAGCGTGCATCATCAGTATTATAACGTAACATACCAGTTGCAGCTGAAGGTCTATCACTTGTATTACCAACCGGAAGTGTGATTGCTCCTGTTTCTGCAAATGTAATTACACCTGAGTCACTCTTGACTTGTGATACGAAGATTCGATTCCAGTTTTTATTTAATGAACCAATTGTATATGTTAAGTGGTCATTTGGAACTAAGTCAGATGTGAAGTCTGCAACAACATTAATTGTATCTACATCAGCATCACCAATTCTTATATTACCACCAAGTGTAAGATTACCAGTGATGTCTGTATCACCAGTAACTGTAAATGTAGAACCATCCCAACGTAAATCGTTACTATCAGTTATTTCACCGTCTACACCTGCAAACAATACTCTGTTTTGTGTTAGGTCAGTAACATTTAAACTATCAACTTCTAAAGAACCAGTAAGGTCAGTGTCACCAATGATTGTTGTATCACCAACAACATTTAATGTTCCTTGAATGTCTGTATTTCCAGCAATGTTAGTATCACCAGTTTGCCAGTCAACTGTAAACTTATTAAGACCATCACCATACTGGAAATCACCATCAGGTGCGAGTTTATATCTTAATGTTCCACCAGTAAAGAATTTAAGTTCGTCATTATCTGCGCCTGGTGAATCTTCTGCAGTAATTTTTGTATCTTGGTCAACATCAATAACTCCACCAAGACCTTTCCATGCAGTACCATCATATCCTTCGAATTGTTGGTCACTGATATTAAAACGAATCATACCGCGAACGGCGGTAGGTCTTTGAGCTGTTGTACCATCTGGAATTGTGATTGCTCCAGTAGAATCAAAGGTTACTAATCCTCTGAATGTAGCATCACCTGAATTATAATCAATAATTAATTTATTGAGACTTGAACCAAAGTATAAATCACCATCTGCTTCAAGACGCATGACCTCTGTATTTGCAGTAAAGAATTGCAATTGGTCATTGTCAGCGCCAGGTGAAGATTCAGCAACAATTCTAGTATCTTGGTCAACATCAACTACACCACCTAATCCTGTCCATGCTATACCGTTATATGCTTCAAATCTTGAATCAGTCGTATTATAACGAATCATTCCTTGGTCTGGAGTTGGTCTATCACTTGTTGCACCAACAGGGATAATAAATCCACCAGAACTATTGACATCTACTACATTTGATGATATAATTAAGTTATCCGACAACCCATTAATAGTATCGAAGGTTTGAGTATAATCTACCTCAAATTCTGTACCTAAAGGACCGGTAAGAGTTAAACCTCTTCCATCAGTAAAGGTTCCATGTCCTTGGAATTGTTTGTATATAATATCGTCAGTATTTAACGCAAATGTTTCTGCATCATTAACTGTTGCAACCCAACCAGTTTGGCCGTTAAGAGTACCATCAACTACGAATACGAAAGAACCAGGTATTTCGGCCAGAGTAAGTCCATACTCTGAGGTTTCATCGTTATACCGATTTCTCTGGAAAATCCAATCATCAGCTAAGGCGCCAACTTGTATTAACTCGTAACGGCCATTCTGTACTGGGTTTGTTTGGTCTTTGACTAAAAGTCCATCACCAAGTTCCCAATCTGTAACCCCGTCAATATTGATTGTTGAGGCGGGAGATAAAGAAATTGTGTCTGAATAAGAAGTATTACCAGTTGTATATGTACCACCTAAGTCTGCAGTCGATGCTGCTAGAACTGTTTGACGATTCAACATCGCAATTTGAACATTATCTACATAACGTTTGTTTGCGACATCTTCTGGGTCTGTAGGGTCTCCAACTGTTCCTAATTCTTGTTCTAAATAATTGACTGTAACAGCATCTTGTGGGAATAAAGGATTTTTAAGATTAGATATTCTGTGGTCGGTGACGTTAATAACATCATCAGCTTCGCCAGGAACTAATCGAATATCATCTAAACCTAATATTCCGTCTTGTGTTAAAGTAAGTTCACCAACATTAAAATTACTTAAACCTACGATTTCATTTGTAGATTCACCAATTGTAAGTGATGTATTACCTAGTGTGAAGTCATTTGCTTGAATGACTGTGCCGTTAGCAGTAAAGTTTAAAGAAGTTAAACTTGTATTATAAAAGGATGTAACATGACCGAATTGGTCGATGTCAATATTTCTTGAAATTGTTAATACATCATTATTAGTACTTACTTCGTTAGATGTATTTGCGTGAGAAACGACGACATTAGAAAGTTCTGTGTCTGTTTCAGGAGTAATGATTATGCCTGGGCCAGCATCAATATCCTGTACGTATGCTCCAATTGTATCGATACCAAGAACAACGGAATCTGGAACGATTACCGGTTTTCTTTCTCCTGGTGCTACGATACTCGTTTGAGTATCTTGTTTAGGTACCGCTCGAATACTTTTCGAGGACTTGACCTTAACCTTTATACTCACGAAACCTCCGTAATAGTATCAACTACAATCGCTAAGCCTTCAACTATTTTCGACAATTCTCCTGTGGTTTTTTCCATGATTAAATCATATTGGTATTTGCCAGGCTTAAGAGCGGAAGTATCCGTATCCGTCAATATCAGAGTGACGTCATTATTTGCAGTTTTCTCGATTGTAAAGGTCGCAACGGGGCTTGCGTCTGAGTATAGCTTTTTCATTCCACCATAGAAATTATAAGTACTGTGGAAAAGCTCGGCATTATCTTCGTCGAACAACTCAACAGTTGTTCTGAAGTCCATACCTTTATCGATATATATGTTAGCTCTTGATGCCATGGCGATGAAACCTTTTAAATCTTTTATTAGTTATTTATAAGAATAAAGGGCATACGAGATGCCCTTCAATCTGTTTTATAATTGTTGAGCAAGTCACCCTTACTTCATAGTATAAATTATTTTGACTTTAATTCGTCAATTTGTCTTTGTTGTTCTTTTATTGCTTCAACTAATAATGCTGTTATATTTCCATAAGATACTGACTTAAATCCATCAGCATTATCTCTTACGACTTCTGGAAGTATACTCTCAACCTCTTGTGCAATGAGACCAATCTCATCTCTTTCATTATCAATCTTATTATATGAAACACCTCTTAATGCTTTGACTTTATCTAAAGCATCTTCTAATGTATTAACATTAATCTTTAATCTTTCGTCTGAGTTAGTTGTAACGTTACCACCAGCTGTGAAGTCACCCGTTCCTGTATCAAACGTGAATCTTACAACTGTACCTTCTCTAATGAACCAATCATGTCCAGAATTAAGGTCGGTATACATTGCTGTGTTATTTGCGTAGAAATCAACATCACTTGATGTACCGAAGATTAAAGGAATATCATCATTAAATCTTAAGTAGTTAGCTGACTGTACGTTAGCAGATGTACCATCATAACCTGAACCACCCGATGGCCATGTAGTTCTAGTAACACCACCTAGTGTTATACCACCATCTACATAGAAGTTTTCTACGAGAACTGTTTCTGAGTTTAAGTTATATGTAAAGTTAGTATCACCTGAACCACCTGCATATAAATCAGGAGTTGTTGCAGCATATAGTGTTCTTACACCAGAACCAGGCTCAATAAATGTTGGATAGAAAGTACCTGTTTGTAGTGCGTTACTTTGTTCCCTAATTGAAGGTGCGTTAATACCAGAAGCTGAACCTGCAGGACCTTGTGAACCTTGGAAACCTAATGTTCCTTGAACACCCTGTAGACCTTGGATACCACCTCCACCAGTTCCACCATCAATACCTTGGAATCCTCTAAATCCTTGAGTACCTTGATATCCATTGAAACCTTGAGCACCTGTGTCACCAGTGAAACCTTGAGAAGAAGCACCACCGGTAAATCCTTGAATACCTTGGATACCTCTATAACCTTGAGGACCTCTTGTTCCTTGAGGACCTATTGGGCCTAACGGACCTTGAATTCCATTTCCACTTAAACCATCAGTACCTTGGAAACCACGAGGACCTTGTGGACCACCAGAACCTGAACCACTTACACCTTGATTACCTTGGAATCCTCTATAACCTTGAGTACCTTGTTCACCCTGAACACCGCCTCCACCTGTTCCACCATCGGCACCCTGTTCACCTTGAGCACCTTGATAACCTCTATATCCTTGTAATCCTGTTCCAGCATCACCTGTAGTACCTTGAATACCCTGTGGACCAGTAGGACCTTGAACACCGCCACCACCGTCTCCACCAACATTTCCTTGAACACCTTGATAACCTCTATAACCTTGGATACCTGGCGCTCCTGTTCCTGGAGGACCTTGTACACCTTGATAACCTTGGAAACCTTGAATACCCTGAACACCTGTACCCGTTGTTCCATCAATACCTTGAGGACCTTGAATACCTTGTGTACCTGTACCAGAGGCACCTTGGATGCCTGCACCCGTAGGACCCTGAACACCTTGTAGACCTTGCGCACCCTGGACTCCAAATACACCCTGTGCACCAATACCACTTAAACCTTGAGTTCCTTGAGGACCTTGAGCACCAGGAGCACCTGCTCCACCGACACCCTGTGTACCTTGAACACCTTGAGTTCCTCCTGAACCGTCAGAACCCTGAACACCCTGAATACCTTGAGCACCTGCTGGACCTTGGAATCCTCCAGCACCTACACCCGCGATACCTTGTTGACCTATTAAACCTTGAACACCCTGAATACCTTGAGCACCAGTTCCGCCTGGTCCTTGGAATCCACCAAATCCTTGAGTACCAGTAGAACCCTGAATACCTTGGATACCTTGAGACCCAGCTGCACCATCTGCTCCATCAGAACCTTGGAAACCAGATGTTCCTTGTAAACCTTGGATACCTTGAGCACCCGCACCAGCCGGTCCTTGGAATCCATAATCACCTTGAACACCTTGAGTACCTTGAACACCTTGTGGTCCAAGCGCACCTGTCGCACCAGCATCACCTGTTCTTGCGAAGGTAATCATTACATCGTCACCACCTTGGAATGTATATCCTGCGTTGGAAACGTGTGCTACATCAATAGCAAAATAACCTGTTGTTTCTGTTAAACCTGAAATTGTAAATAAGATAAAGTTTTGTGGAGAACTCTTAAGAGTAATCTTAACGTGACCTTTAACTGGAGATGTTGAATCATCAATTGTTCTTAAGAAAGGTTGAATGTCGATGAAGTTATCATCTCTATCATCGATGAATATTAATGTTGCACTTGACTGTGTAGCACTATTCAGTTTAACCCAACCGGCTCCACCTGGGTCACCAGCTAACGTTCCTGAATTAAATGTATAATCAAATGTTACACCACCAAATGAACCATCGGCACCTTGAATACCTCCAGAACCTTGAACACCCTGAACACCTTGAGCACCCGAACCTGTAGGACCTTGAACACCTTGAGGACCAATTCCACCAACCGCACCTTGGATACCTGCGGGACCTCTTGGAATAAATGTAATAAGTGTTTCAGGACCGTGTGTTTGATTAACTGCAGTTTCCCAGTTAGTAACATTACCATCAACATAGTTAACATCAAAATAACCGTAATTCTTAGATACACCGTCCCATGTCCAATCTGTAATTTCATATACTAACCAGTGATGCCCTCCTGGACCTCCACTTGCACCACCTGCTGCTCTTTGAATTTTTAGATAACCTTTGACTGCACCTGGTTGAGCATCGATGAAATCTAAGAAGTCATCAATTTCTGTAGTGTATTGGTCATCTGGAATATCGTCTAATGTAATTAATGTTGCTAATGTTGGGTTAGCATTATTAAATTTGAAATTGTTTGTGCCTGGGTCTGTACCACCAATTGTGTTATTAACAAAGTTCCATTGGAAAGTTAAACCGCCATATTCACCTTGTTCACCTTGTAATCCTTGAAGTCCTTGTAAACCTTGACCACCTTGAACACCCTGAATACCTTGAGCACCGGTTGCACCACTGTCACCTTGTAATCCGACATCACCTTGGATACCAAATGTTCCTTGAACACCTTGAATACCTTGTGCACCAGTGTTACCAACATCACCTTGGAAACCTCTATAACCTTGAAGACCATCAGTACCTTGTACACCCTGAACACCTTGGAGACCTAAATCACCTTGGAAGCCTCTAAATCCTTGAGTACCTTGAACACCTTGAGTACCTTGGTCACCAGTTCTTGAGAATGATATACGAACATCTAAACCATTAGATAATGAAGATGCTCCACTTAATCTTGTACAATCAACTACCCAATAACCAGAACCATTCGTAATTTCGTCAATTCTAAATGTAATGTGGTTTGTAGTATCTGCACCATTTGTAATTTTGAAATAACCTTTAACACCTGAACTTACTGCATCTAAGTCAACCATTAATCCATCCATAACGTTGACGCCATTATCGTCTTCGTCATCGATGTACATTTGAGTTGCTGAAGCTAAGTTTGTATCATCAAACCTAATAATACCAGTGCCTGGGTCAGATGCTGTTGTGTTATTACTGTATGTGTAATCGTATGTGATACCACCAAAGTCACCAGTTGTTCCTTGAACACCCTGGATACCAACATCACCCTGAATACCAGTTGTTCCTTGAATACCTTGGAGACCTACGTCACCTTGAACACCTGTATTACCTTGGATACCTATTGTACCTTGTGGTCCTCTAAATCCTTGTAAACCTTGTGGGCCCTGTAATCCTTGAACGCCTTGAATACCTCTTGGACCAATAGGACCTTGAATACCTTCATCACCAACAATACTAAATGCTACTAATAATGGGTTAAGTGTCCAAACTCCGTTTCCACCATTATATTCTGTAAAGTCTTCTCTTAATGCGTTACCACCTTGGAATGTAACATTAAATTGCCAGTAACCTGTTTGGTCTGTTGCGTTTTGAATTGTGAAGATAACGTAATCATCTGGGTTTCCACGTTTGGTAATTTTCATTACCGCTTTATCAGTGGATGTTTGACTTGAAATTGTTGTATATAGTGCGTCTAAGTTAACACCGTATATTGCTTCATCGTCAATCCACATTGTGTCAACTGTTGAGAAATTAGATGTATTAGAGAAACCAGTATCATTAAAGATAATATTACCAGTGCCTGGGTCTGCTTGAGAAGTATTCCAATCTAATCTGTATTCAACTACGTGACCAGCATCATCACCATTAAATCCTTGTAACCCTTGTAAACCTACATCACCTTGAATACCAGTTGTTCCTTGAACGCCTTGAACTCCTTGGATGCCTTGAATACCTAAGTCACCTTGGATACCAGTAATACCTTGAACACCTTGAGGTCCTCTGAAACCTTGAACACCTTGGATACCTAAGTCACCTTGAACACCTTGATGGCCCTGTACGCCTTGCATACCTTGGAAACCACGGAATCCTCTTTCACCTTGGATACCTTCGTTACCTAAAGGACCTTGTAAACCTTGTGGTCCAATTACACCCTGTAAACCTTGAACTCCGCGGAATGAACCGATATTAACCCAGCTCGTTCCATTATAAATCCAAAGTTCATCATCAGCTTCGTCAATAACACCTTCACCTGTATTTGGAGTAGGAAATGCTGTATTTAAAGTTGCTTGAGGGTCACCACCTGAATCTACATCTGCGACTGAACCAATGATTGTAAAACCAGGACCATAATCACCTTGTAGACCTTGAGCACCTGTTGTACCTTGGATACCTTGCTGACCTTGACCTACTTGAGTGACAGGGTCAGATGCAAATACCATAATAGCAAATGCACTTGCAGAGGAAGGAGTTGTTGCATTACCATTGCTGTCATAGAATGAAGCTTCAAATCCATTAACTGTTTTACTTTGAATTGATACTAAACGACCATCATCATTGAGTTCACCATCAGTGACAACAGTATAATCAGTATCGGGCTGAGCAGTATCAAAGGTAAAGTCCATCGTACCATTAACTGCATCCCAATTCGAAGATGAAATTCCGGTACCTGTAATATTACCTGTTCCATCAACTCGGATAAACGCAAAAGGAAGAATAGCATCGACTGTGGTACCACCGCCACCTAATAATTCAATCCAACTTGTCCCGTCGGAGTAATAAACTTTATCGTTATCAGCATAGACCACCGCGCCTTCATAGACGGCTGGGTCAAGTGTAATAGGGAATGCTTGAGGTTCACCAAAACCTATTAGCTGACTTTTTCCTGTTAGTGTTCCAAAATTGGACATTTAAGTTATTCTCCGTTAATCATTATTAATATATTTATCAGTACTTAAACAACGTCATCTTCTTCAGATTGACCTAATGTGAATGATAATGTAGCATGACATGCTAAGTCAGTGTCTGCTATAATTTCTAATGTATCACCACTCTTTAAAAACTGGCCATTCAGAGGAATTGCTGTTGTCTGATAACCGCCTATAGGCATGTTTCTCAATATGTAAAATTCTGCGTTAACGTCATCACGGTGTGTTCTGACATCAATGTTCACAGTGTTTGCGATTGTATTACACAAAATCAATGGTGAAATAACTTCACCAACGCCCGGCTCAATAGTTGTTGAACCACCAAATACTAGTTCAGGAACCTCGTATTGAGGTACTTCAATAAGAACTTGCCAGTTAGTGGATACAACCTTATTGACGGCAACTGGTTTAGCGTCAGGTGCCTGAGAAGTTGTAATTGTTGTTATAGACATTTTTCTTTATCCTATTTTATAATGCTGCTCTACTGTTTGAAGCTCTTCTTGCGAGTTTTCTTACAGATGATGTAAATGGTCGACCTTCGATTCGACCTGTTCTACCATTAATTCTTAGACCTCTTGCGAAGTATTGGTTATTCAATTCATCCGCACCCGACCATCTGATTCTACCACCATCTTCACTTAGTACCGAAGCCACCGCTGATATAGCAGAACCTAAGTTTCTAAAGTTTAGAGGTAGAGCATTTCTGTTAACACCTGCTGATGCACCATTAAACTGGTGAGCAATGGATTCAACCAAGGAACCAAATACTAATGTTTCTGGTCTTAGAATATTATCTTTCAGACAGTCATTAAATAAACCTTCAACCATTAAGTCGTGTTGTGAGTTAGGTGATAGATTATTAACAATATAATCTCTCATTCTATCCCAAGCACCAGTAAAGGCGTCAAGTAATGATGTGTCGTTAGTCTGGTCTAATACCCAAGTTGTTCCGTTCCAATAATATATATCTCCCGCAAAATGACTTACTGCATAGTTATCTGCAACAATATATGCGTGATTTGGTTTCTGTCCTGTGATAGCAGCTAGGTCAGATAGCTGTGATACACTTCCTTGGTATTTGTATGCTGTATTAGATGGATTAAATACTGGGAATGTATGCTGACCTTTCTGGTCGAAGAATGCTGCGGTAAATGACCTTGTAGATTTCTGAGACCCTGCCACGTTCCCGTACACTGGTACGCCCGCGGAAGCATCTTCATATCTAAAGTCATTTGTAATTGCTTCTAATAAGTTGTAACCATCTCTTCTTGTTAAGTTAATGTCAATGTAATCATAAGTTGTATTAACAAATCTTACGACATCAAATGCAAGGTCGAGTTTATTCTGTTCGAGGATGAACTGAGCACTTGTAAATGTATCATCAACATATGTATAATCTGGTTCTTCCTTAGCAGGTAAGTACTTAGTATCTTTAAAGAATTGTGTCTTGTAGAACATGTCTGCAAGTCCTTTAACTTTCTTAGACTCTACATCAGTACCAACTTCTCCAAGAACTGTTTGATTTGGATATTTACCAAGTACGATATCTTTACATATTACACCAAGTTGCTTATAAGCTTTTGCTGTTGGAATACGTTGGTCTTCAGGAACTCTAAACTGATTATTCCAGAAGTAGAAATCTGCATTCCATCTTGATGCGATGTTACCACCATAGTTCAAGTCATAACTGAATGCATCGAGTAAGTATCCAATATCTCTTCTACACTTAGCTCTGTTATAATCAAGTACATCAAACTCTTGTCTAATGTAGTAGATTAATTCATCAGCAAGTGATTCAGTATTATCTTCAATCTGTTGAGCTGCACCTTGAATACCTGTGTCAACCCATGCAATTGTAGGTTCAACAGGAAGTGGTAATGAATCTAAGTTGTCAGCACGTATTGCGTCTTCAACGATTCCTATTAAGTCACTAACCCTTCCACCTTCAATCGCTGTTGCAGGTGTTCCAAGTAAATCTTGAGTTGTCGATGTGTATGTTGTATTAGCAACACTGTTATCTTCTTGTACGACAGCATCAAGAACTGTTCCTAAGTAATTGTATATGTCTGCAGTTTGAGTTCTTGTGTCTGCAGGTAATACGCTGATACCATTTTCAAAATAAATCTTAGTTGCTGTTAGTGTAGCGATGTTTCCATCATACTGAACATCATGAGAGATAGCGTCTAGTAAGTATCCAATATCTCTTCTACACTTAGCTTCTGGGAAACTCAATCCATTATGAACATTTGAAATGTAATTCAGAACAGAAGTTGCTAAACCAGTACTTGCATCTTCGATTAATTCTTTCGAATCAATGAAAGGTTGTGCCTGCCATGTTTGTAGTGGGTCTACTCTATTCGGGAAGTCTACATAAGAACCCTTATCGACTACATTAGAAATAATATTGACTAGGTTTTTAGCTCTAATTGCAATCTCTGGGTCACCAGCAATTTGTGACATATCTTGCTTGTAGATTTGGTTTTCAATGTGGAGAATAGCGTTAGGTAAAGCACTTACAAATGTATGAGCACCAGCGTATCCTTTGGCATATCCAGCATTTACTGTAAATGTCTGGTTAGTTACCGCGGTAATTCTTAAAGGTTGTCTATGATTTGGGTCAATATCTGGTCTTGGATGTGATATTTCAACACTACCACCACAACTAAATGTTATACCCTCATCTTCAACGATGACGTAATCGTCTGTTGTTAATCCGTGTGGAGCTTTTGTTGTTACAACCATGATTCCAGTTACTGGGTCATAAGTTGCTGTTTGAACTCCGAATGTTTGTTTAATCCAACGTGATTGGTCTACTTCCATTCTTCTAACAACATGTTCTACAACATTAGCGACATGAGTAAATGCTTCTTTACTTGCAGCTCTTTGTTCTTTAGGCAAGGTATTTACTGCATTATCAAAGTAGAGATATGCGTTATTTAATGTAGCTGCATTACCACCGTATTGAATGTCATGTGATACTCCGTCAAGGATATATCCAACATCTCTTCTACATTTTGCTTCGCTGTATGGAAGAATGTCAAAGTATCTTGCAAGATAAGCAAGGATTCCGTCTTGAATTGCTTCTTTACTTGCGTCTAATTCTACGTAAGATGCGAGTTCATCAGTGTAGAATGTTGTATTTGGTTCTTCAACATCTGGGTTAACTTCTAATCCGTTATCAGAAATTGCTGTTGCAACCAATCCAAATAGACCTTCAATCTTATCTGCAAGTGGTGTACCTACTGACCCAGCTGAGAAGTTCTGTGATTCCGCATTTCCTGTTGTTGGAGTAACTGCGGTGTCGAGTACAACACTTCTTGCAACAGTACCTATATGATTAAAGGCTGCCGCTGTAGGTGCTCTCTGGTCTTCTGGTAAAACACTGATTGCATTTTCGAAGTAAAGTTTTGTATCATTAATTGAAGCACTATTACCACCATGCATTGCATCAAAGATAACAGCATCAATTAAGTATCCTAAATCTCTTTCACACTTAGCTGAATCATAAACTAGTGAACCATAATTCTGTGCAATCCAAGCTGTGATTTCAGCTTGTAAGAATGCTTTGTTATTAAGTAATTGTTCTCTTGCATTAATACCGTTATTACCCGCTTGAGAAACACTACCATAAGTGATTGCATCAGCATTAGTAGAACCATTCTTCATGATGTCAAGGATTTCATTAAATGCTGTCATTGCTCTTTGTTTTCCAACGCTAGATGTTACGTTGTTAACTGCAATGTCTCTTGTGTATTCAATTGCTTTAATTGTTTCTGAAAGTTGTTCTGTAATAACCGCATCAGCACCAGTTGTTCCAATTCTATATGCTAATCCATTGAACACTGCGTTAAAGTTAGAGTTTGTAAGTACATCACGTTTAACCGCATCAATAAGAATTCCAACATCACGCTTACACTTATCTCCATCGAATGTGTAGTAATCTTTCTTCAACTTAGCAATGACGTCTTCAGCAATAAAGTCTTTGTTTCTTTGTATTTGAACACGTGCTGCTGTTCTGTTTGAATCAACTGTTGGACTCACTAGTGTAGTTGTTAAGTTCTCATCTGAATCATCATCAACTACATTAGCAACAATTTCAATCAGGTCGTGAATTGCTGTACCAGTTGCTGCATCAGCCGGAGTACCTGAAGTATCTTGTGAAGGTACATTGTTTGCTGAAGGTGTAATCGCAATTTCTTGTACTACATTACTTGCAACATCTGCTAAATGTCTAAATGCTTCCATTGTTGGAATGCGTTGTTCAATAGGTAATATGTTTGTTAGTGTACGTAAACCTGAAACGTTTGCTGTCTTGTATTCTTCGGCAGTATCTTTAAACTGACCAAGTACTTCGAGAGGTAATACGTTAACACTTCTTAATTGTTCGTAATCTGCTGATTGTTCATCGTCAAGTCTAAAGTAGTATTTAGCAGCTTCGATAACATTTGCATTACCACCATAGATAATGTCTTTAGAAGCAGCATCAACAATAAGACCAACGTCTCTTCTACACTTAGCTTTTTCGTATGGTAAACCTTTCCATTCTCTTTGTACATATCCGATAACATCGATTGAAAGAGGTTCTGTTTGACCATCAATCTTATTAACAGCATCTTCATAAGTTGCTTCAATTGTTGGTTCAATATATTCAGGTAACCAATCAAGTGATTCGTTTCTTATTGTATCTGTAACGATATTCACTAAGTCTTTAACATCATTTGCAATGGCGATTCCAACATCAGTTAATGATTGGTCTTGAGAAGCAGCATTTCCAGATGTAGGTGTGACTGCTTGGTCTCTTACAACTTGATATGCTACATCAGCAATATGTTGCCATGCTTTCGCTGTTGGTATCTTTTGGTCACCAGGTAGAACTGCAATCGCATTTTCAAAGTATAATCTTGCAAAGTTGATAGAAGCCGAGTTAGAACCGTGTTGAATATCCCAAGATAATGCATCAACTAGATAACCTGTATCTCTTTCACAATCAGCAACATCGTAATTTAAGTTAGGGAATTCTTGAGCAATATAAGCTGTAATTTCAGCTTGGATAAATGCTCTGTTATTTTGTAATGCATTCCTTGCTTCGATTGTTTGAGCACTTACACCATTAGCACCAAATGCTAGTGTGTTTGCATTTGCAGAACCGTTAGTGATAATGTCTATAATTTCGTCAAATGCTGCGTTTGCTCTTGCTAATGAGTTACCAGAAAGTTCAGCTGCAATTTCTGATTTAAGATAATTGATTGAACCAGTTGTTTGTGGTAATTGGTCATTAATAACTTTGTTAGCACCGACAGTACCGATTCTGTATCCTAATCCATTGAATACCGCATTATAGTTTGCACCTGTTGCAACGTCACGTCTTACAGCATCTAAAATAAATCCTGTATCTCTTGAACATTTAGCACCATCGAATACAAAGTAATTATTATCAAGATAAGCCATTACTTCATCTTGAATCATATTACGGTTAGCTTGTAATTGTTGAGCGGCATAGAATCCGTCTGAATTTGTTGTAACCTTAGCAACCGCTTCGTTTGAAACTCTTACAAATGTATGTGTACCACCTGAACCTGCTCCAACATCGACAGTAATATCATCACCATTCACTGCAGTAATTTGCATTGGTGTATTGAAGTTACCATCTCCTTTTCTTGGATATGAATGTTCAGTAGCATCTCCATCTTGAGAACATGTAAATGTGAAACTGTAAGGTGCGAATTCGATAAAGTCATCAACTAATAAGTCGTGGCCTGGAATTGTAACTACACTTTCACCAGTTCCTGGGTTGTATGTTGCAGTTGTTGGTGTATAATATTTTAAGTACTTAGATGGGTCAGTCCAAATAATTGGGTCACCCTCGATAGCACCAACGTCAGCTCTAACGAATGTATGAGCACCACCAGAACCTACACCAACATTCATTGTGATTGTTGTCGCAGTTACTCCTGTTAATTTAACTGGAGTTTTATATGCAGGGTGGTGAGTTGCTGGATAAGCATGCTCAACTGTATTTGAATCTTGTGCACATGTAAATACGATACTTTCAGGTTTCAACTCAACATAATCACCTACTTCAAATGAGTGATTACCTATTGTTGCTTCAAATACTCCAGTTGCTGGGTCGTATGTAGCAGTTGAAGGTGTGAAAGATGAAATGTAATCAGATGCTTTAACACTGTTAGCAGTTGCTGATACAAATGTATGTGCTGTACCATTTTCGTATCCACCAACATTTACTTCAATCGTTGTTGATGTTACTTTGTTAATTAATACTGGTGTTCTGTAAGCAGGGTCACCTTTTCTTGGGTAAGAATGTTGTGTTGCATTACCGTCTAATGCGCATGTAAATGTAACACTCTCATCGTCAAGTACGATGTTTTGACCAGGTTCGAAATCATGAGCACCAATTGATAATACTAATTTACCAGATGTTGGGTCATAAGTTGTTCCTGCTGCAGGTGTATATGATTTACCATTACTGTTTGTAATATCAATTAATTGTCTGAATGATTCATTTGACCTATGAATACTTCCAAGGTCTGTGATTGTGTTGTTAGCAACTAATTGCTTCAACTCTGTCATTGAACCAACGGTTTCTGGTCTTTCATTTAACCAAGTATCTTCTGCAGAAGTTTTAGACCTGTATGCTATACCTGCTTGTTTAGCATTATAGTTTGAACCTGTAATAATATCTCTTTCAACTGCAGGTAAGATGTGTTTAAGAACATCTCTCTCACATTTTTCTGAATCATATCTAAAGTAGTTATAATCAATATAACCAAGCATTAAGTCTTGAATAAATTCTTTGTTTTCTTGTAATTGAATTCTAGCATTACGCTTACTTGCTGTGATTGATGTATCATCAGAGAAGTAAATCTTAGAATTCGCTAAAATAACTGAGTTAACATCAGCTGATACGAATGTATGTGGTGCAACATAAGCTGAAGGACCAACTAACACTGTAATCGAATTAGATGTGACAGAGTCAATCTCTACTGGTGTTTTGTATGTTGGGTCATGTGGTCTTGGGTGTGATAATTGTGTAACTGTACCATCACCTTCACATGAGAATGTTATACTCTCTGGTTTGAAGAATACTCTATCACCTTTGGATAGACCATGCTTACTTCCAAGAGTTAACGTCATATAACCAGTTGCTGCATCATATGTTCCGCCTGTCGGTGTCCATGTGTATGTAGTAGCTGCTTGGATTGCGTCCTTATATGCACTTACGAATGTATGTACTTTATTGACACCTGCCGGTTTTGCATCAACCGTTATAGTTGTTTGTGTTATCGATACAATATCAAATTTCTGATTCCACAATGGGTCACTTGGACGTGGATGTGAAATATTGATTGGATTTCCTGTTCCATCTTCTGGACATGAGAATGTCATTCCATTCTCTTTAATAAAGATACCATCTCCAACTTTAAATGCATGGTCACCTATGGTAACTTCCATTAAACCACTTACGTGGTCATAAGAAGCATCTGTAGGTGTATAAGAAGCAGGTTCAGGTAATAACTTAATTCCATTACCTTCTAATTGACCGATGATTTCGTCAAATGCTTCATCAGCTCTTACGTGACCAATTTCTGTATTTGCATCGATGAGTTCGTTTGTTTTATCTTTAAGATGACGATATGCTGCAATTGTTTCATTACGTTGTTTATCAACTACTTTAGCAGCTGCATTCATGTAATAAGCATTACCCGCAGTTACTGCATTATAGTTTGTTCCCAATAACATATCATACTTAACAGCTGGAAGAATATAATCAGTTGTATCTCTTCTACATGCTACACTATCATAAGAGAAGAACTCATCATTATTATCAATCCAATCTGTTAATTCATCTTGAATAAATGACCTGTTGTCTTGTATTAACTCTCTAGCTGCTGTTCTTTCAGGATTATAAATGTCGTCAACCCATGTAATTGGGTTCATGTTTTCTTCACCATATTGAAGAACATTAAAGAGTTCTTGCATTGAAGTATTTGCTCTATTAATAATATTTGTTGAGCCTTCGAAAATACCTTCAATCTGGTCTTGTAAATATTCGTTTGCTGCGACTGTTTGTTCTAATTGGTCACCTACAACTTTTTGTGAGATAGGTGAACGATATGTAATACCAGCTAATCTACCCCAGTAGTTAGAATCTAATGCAACGTCATAACCTAATCCATCAACAATAATTCTTGTATCTCTTTCACATTTACCAGCATCGTATCCTGTGTAATTTAATCCACCGTTCGCTGTATTTGATGTGAGATAGTCAACCATATCATCGACGATATCGTCATAAGCATTCTCAATAGTGTCAGCAAATACTGTGTTACCGAATATAGTTGCATTGGTTGCTTTAGGTGCGAAGAACTGAGTTGTACCCTTAGCTCTCATTGAGATGTCACCGAACTGAGTACCTGAGTTGTTCAATGTCATTTGTCCACCGTTCAATGCGTAGAATGCGCATCGTACGAAGATGGATAGAGAACCGATACCGTTTACACCAGCACCATCCCTAGCAACATAACCCATACCGTTTTGAGAACGAGGTGTGAAACCGAAACATAATACGTAAGTATATAATGAATCTGGGTCTAATACTCTTCTATCTGCAAGTAGACATCCACCACCTCTTCCAACTAATCTGTTAGGGAAGTCGTCGATACCAATTACGTCGATTGTAGCAGTACCACCAGATTCAGATGTAATAGTATCCCCAACCGCAAAACCTTTGTTGTTCTTTAAGTTTCTTACGTGAATCTTATTATCAGAAGCAAGTTCAGAAACGTAAGATACGAAACCAACTGCACCAGATGAGAATGTAATCTCATCATCAACCGCAAATCCAGAAACACTTGAAACATTACTTAATGTAAACTCTCTACCTAAGTCGTCAAGTGTACCTTTGGTGTTATATGGGTTTAGAGGTGGTTCAACATCTACCCTGTTAAAGTTAGATAATTGAGAACTGTCTCTGATGTATGGTGAACGGAGTAACTTAGCACCAGGTCTGTAAGCAATAGCGAATCCACCTTCTGGGAAATCGAAGTTGTCAATCTTCCAGTTTTGATAACCGAAACCTTGAACATAGTTACCTGAACCTACTAACCAACAGTTATTATTTTCATAACCTGGAAGTGCTTCAATAACCGTAGCATACTGACCTGCAGTAGAAGTTACTGAACAGTCATCAGGAATTGCAAGTTCACCTTTTGTATAATAAGCACCTGGGCCAACTGACATATGAACTGCGTTGTTCAATGCGTTTCTGTCAAAAGAACCACCCGCTTTTTCTAACATAAGTTCACAACCACGTTCAAGAGTTCTAACAGGTGCTAATTGAGTACCCGGATTTTTATCGTCTCCTGAAGCTGCGTCAACGTGAACTTTAAGTGCTTGAGCTGTTCTTGCAGAAACTTCGTCAAATAATTGACCAAAGTTAATTTGTTCTGTTTCACCAGTTTGTTCATTTCGAATTGCGAAATAACTTTCATCATCAATAGGTGGTTCGAACTCTTTGGTAAGTTCCATGTCAAAGTCGACAAGTTTTGATTGGTCAATGACTCCACCTGAGAATGTTGAAGAAGAAACTGTACCATTTTCGAATGTAGAATTATTAGCACCTAATCCATCAGCAGATGAACTTGTGATTGTCATATTGACTGCTGTTACATCACTCATTGTACCTGTAAATGAGGTATTAGCGATGGTGCTATCTTGAATTAAAGAATCGTCAATGGTTGAATTTGTTAATGTGACATTATTTCCTGTGCCATCATTAAACTGTGAATTTGTTATAACAACATTATTAGATGTACCATCATTGAATTCTGATGTTACGATAACTGTGTTACTAATATTGCCTTCATAGAAATTAGAAGTTTGAATATTAGTTGTACTAATTTCAGAATTCGATAATGTTATATCGACACCAGTAACAGTGTCCATTGTTCCTGAGTTAAACTCAGAACTTGTAATCGTTAAGTTGTTAGCTGTTGAATCTGTGATATCTGATGTTGTAATATCTGAATTAGATATGTCTAAATTAACACCAGTAACTGTATCCATTGTACCATTATTAAACTCGGATGTTTCAATAACAGAGTTATTAACATCACCGTTAATAAATGTGGAATTATCAATGGTTGAATTTGTAAGTACTACATTATTACCAGTACCTTCATTGAACTGAGAATTTGTGATAACGACATTGTTTGCAGTACCATCTGAGAAATCAGAATCGGTAATTGTCATTGTATTCGCTACAGTTGCGAATATTGTACCTAATTGGAAAGTTGAATATGATTGTGTGATGTTATTAGCAGTACTGTCTGTAATTGCTGTATCATCAATAGAACCACGAACAAAATCAGTATCTTCAATGTTTGAGTTGTCGATGATTACATTATCAAGTCTAGAGTCTGACATGACAACACCGGAGATAGTACCTCCAGTGATTGTGATTCTTGAGAAAATCTCGTATTGAATAGCTTCGACTAATTCTTTACGAGTAATATTCTTGGTACCATCGTCACCTTGAACAAGGTTGACAATAACAAACAGGTCTTCCGACCTGGTATTAGCACCTGTAATTGAACCTAGTTCTGAAATTTTTGACATTGATTAGTCTTCCCTTTTTCTTTTTATTTATAAGACCAATTACGAATTATCGCCGTTCGCTAAGCGATTTTCTAAATCATTTACCTTTCCTGTCAATTCTTTAATTGCCTCGATTAGCAATGGAACAACGTGTGCGTATCTTACCGCTTTATATTCTTCCTCATCACCATTTACATTATCAACATTATATACTACTTCTGGTAAAACTTTTTCAATTTCCTGAGCAATCACACCAGGTAATCTTTTCTCAGGATTGTCTTTATAGTTAAATGTGTATCCGTTAATCTCTAAAACTTTTGCTAAAGCATTATCAATTGGCTCGATGTTTTCTTTTAATCTTTCGTCTGATGTAGCACCGTATGTTGTTACGTCACCTGAAAAGTGACCATTGCCGTTTTGGTCCATAAACGCAACAATATCATTAGAGCTATTTCTTACAACAACATCTCCACCTGTAACTCTTACGTCATCTTCAAAACGACCATAACCATTTACATCAATACCTGCTGGCATCCAAGTTAATACATCGTAAGTATTACCTGACCAATCACATCTTAATCTTCCAAATCCAACACCGACATTATTTGCACCATCTATATAAGCTCTAGCGAATGTACTCCCACTTCCGGTTTTAGAACCTGTAGGAATAAACTCATTACCTGTATAAGTTTGAAGTTCACCATCTCCATCAAATGAAATTGTTCCATCATTTGCGATGTTGATTCCGTCTCCACCTGAGAAAGCACCTCTTGCTCTAGCATCTGTGTAATATTTGTTTGTTGAACCTTCAGAAACATCATCGGTACTTAAACCTGCACCACCTCCACCAATTGAGAGTGTTCCTACAGTTAATGTTCCTGTTACTTCAGCATCAGCTGCAACAGTCAGGTCTTCACCAACAATAATATTTGGAACTGATAAAGTACCTGCAGTTGATAATTGAAACTTAGTAGGTGCTGTACCTGTATCGATTATAAAGTTGCCAGGATTTGAATTTTCTAATCCAACATCCCATGCGAGACTTCCGTCTGTAAATCTTACTTGTCCACCTGAACCAAAATTAAATTCTGCTGTTGTTTGACTAGCACCATTGATTTTAATATCTGAATTAAAGTTGATTGTCGCGCCACCCGTACGTGAAGCAATTGTATCAGATTGAAGTAGAGTACTTGCAATTAAATTGGTTGACGTGAAATCACCAATTAATGTAGCATCACCTGTTGTTGTATCACCAGTTCCTGAAGCTGTGATTGCATCAGTTCTGAAGATATTAACAACCTCGTTGGTCTTATCAAACCAGTTTTGGAAAGTCTGTGATGTATTAATTGTACTTAGTGCTGGTTTAGCCATTGTCTTTAGTTTCCAATTTCTCTATTTTTTCGTAAATTGTAATGATGCTTCTTTTAATCTCGAGAATATCGTTTTGAAGTTTATCTACTTTACGATAATAACTTCTTTCTACCTTATATTTATTTAGAGCTTCGATGTCTGTGTTTATTACCGCGCCGATGTTGTCTCTTTTCATATCACTCATAAGTCACCTACGTTAGTGCAATTCCACGATAATCTCTTAGCGTTGGAGCGTTATATACATTAGGTGATAACATTTCAATCTTAATTGCGAACCTTCTGAAACCATCAAAATTAGTTCCAAGTGCGTTTGCATATGTTAATACACCGGTTGCTTTGTTTGCATCTGATACTCTAAACTTAAATTCTCTATAATCGTTAAGATTTGAATTACTTGAAAATACTCCGTTTCCTTCAAAGAGTTCGAGTTCAATCCAAGGATTTAAATCAAATACATCACTATCATAAGAATTTTGAGGTTTAATATAACACTTAATATCAGAACCCGTTGGACGATATCCTGTTACTATTAAATGTAAATCTTCAGCATCTGCATCTGGAGCAAGTTCAATAATTTTAGAAATATATTTCGAAGTTGTCGCAGATGAATTTGTAATCTTGTATGTGTATGCTAATAACTTAGATGTTTCAATATCTAAGAAAGGAGTTGATGTAGTGTTATTACCATTATCGAAATCAACAGTTAAATCAAAAGCTTTACTTCTATTTGGGTCATTAGATTTACTGTAAACAATCACACCTTCTTTACTGAAGTGATTATTATTATTGAATTCCATTGGTAATGTGTAAGTTGTGTTTACATTTGTAGGTGGTACAAAAGTTCCACCAAGTAAAGTTTTCGATGTTGAATCAACTGCTCTATTAATAAGAGGTTGAACATAACTGAAGTTAATATTATCGATACTTACGATGTCTGCAGTTTTACCACTATCAAGTCCTACGATAGGCAATCCAGGAGAGAATATGTTTGAAGACCTTACTGAGGACTCTTCTAAGTGCATCTCGTAAGGATTATTCTTATTGTAATAAGATAACCTTCCTACAACAACTGGTGTTCCTGTGCCATTAGATACTGCGAAGGATGCTGGCTTATCGAGTGTAATTGTTGTTGAGTTCAATACACTTACAACCTTGAAAATATCAGATTCAGTATTACCTGCATTCGAAATAAGAATAAAGTCATTATCCGCGTAAGTATCATCGAGGTTTGTACCTGTCATTGTTGCAGAATTAAGAGGTACATTTACTGTCGCACTAGTTGAACCTTGTAAAGATTTCTCTTGGTAAATTGTTTCACCTAAATTAAATCTTCCATTAAAGTTATTAACTGTTAAGAATTCGTGGTCATTATTTGTTAATGTAACACTACCTGTTGTTTGGTTGAAGTCGTGTCTACGTAAAGTAAACTTCATATCTTCGTCTTGATAAGATTTCCAAGCACTATTGTTTGTAGAACTAAATAGAACACCATCACCCCAGTCTTGTACAATAGCAGCACCTTGAGTATCACCTGGTGTTAAATCAGTTCCACCAACTTTTGAAGTGTATACTAAGTAGTTCGGGTCAGATGCATCTGGTTGAATTACAATTGCATATTCTTTTTCTACATCTAATCTTACAGGTGCTTCGAAAGCAAATGTAGTTGCGACTGAAGCATCGTCAGATGAAGCACTTGTTAATTCTGTTGGAATCTTATGTACTACTGAGAATGGAACAATCTGATTAGATGGATAACCATTTACAACTTCTCTTACTTGTAATGATACACCGTTGGTTGTACTTACACGTTTGAAGAATACGTCAACTTCTGATAAGTAAACAGAGTTTGAACCTTGGCCCATACCTTTCTTAATAAAGAATGTTTGAGCGATTGGGTCACGACCTCTTGGTCTTCTTGCAACGTTTCTTGTTGTTGTCGTTGTGTTGATATCAAAATCAGGTTGTCGTGTTGAAGTTGTTAAAGCAGTCTTCTCAACTGCGAAGTTATATGCTCTATAAGTTACGAAACCTCTTGATGTAGAACCACTTTCAATACTGTTATATAAATTAACATCAGCAATTTCTAATACTCTATCACCGACAAAGAATGTTTCAGGTGGTAATGAGAATACCGCTCTGAGTACACCATTTTCGTCAGTTGTTACTGCATCACCTTTATTACCATTACGCTTAATGTTACCAGCAGAATCGTCAGGTGAACCAGGAATTACATGAGCATTTACATCAACACCATCAAAGAAGAAGTAGTGTTGTATATTTGGACGTAAACCAGACATATAAACTTTAATATCTCTACCTGCCATATATGGTTTCATAGAGAAGTTAGATACAAAGTCTCCTACGAATTGTTCTTGAGTTGAACCCTGATTTACACTAATTTCACTTGTTCTTGTTGTGATTGTTGTAACTTCAGTAGCACCACGTCCTCTTCCACCAAACCTTCTTCCCCAACCCCATCTATCTTCTTGCAATTCAACTGTTTGAGTTGTGTCAGTAAGTGGTAAAAACTCTTGAATGTTATCGACAAATTCTTCGAAAGCTGTTGACATATCAATGTCAATAGTAACTGGATTTGTTGTTGTATCGTATGCAGCATCATAAGGTGGAGAAATAATTCCATCACCTTGATATTTGTAGAAGTTACTTACTGCATTACGGAAACCAGAAGCATAAGGTTGACTAATAATATCAACGTTCTGATTTCGAGATAATGTTCCAGCCTTTGCTTCAGATGTCGATGGGAAAATTGAAGCATTACTACTTGTTTTGTATGTTAAATCGAGTGCATAAGTTTTAACAGCAGGTGTTAAAATCTTTTGATTAAATGGAACCGCTGCCATAAAGTTTGGATTTTGAATATCTGCTAAAGATAAATCATTGAATGGGTCAACAATAAATCCATTTTTAAATCTGTTTAAACCATTTTCGTCAAGTACTGATAAGTTTTGAGTTTCAGATTCTAATTGGTTTAATGAAATATAATATGCCATGTTATCAATCTTCTTCTCTAACGAGTGAAGGTCTTTCATGGTATAGTTTTTAATTCCTGTTGAACGTGCTTTAACTGCGTATTCTCTCTTCTTCGCAGTATTCGCACCAGCTGAACTTAATGCAGGGAATCCTGGAACTGTGACTTCAGCAATAACGAGTTTTTCAGATTCAACTCGAGGAGGTGCTGGTAATTTTTCTTCTTTACCTTTAATTAAACTAATTTCACCATAAGAGTCTGCGACAATAACATCGATTCTACTTAAATAATATTCAATGTCTGTTGTTGCACTAGCTGAACGTGCAGGAATAAGTGCAGGACCATAAGTGCTCCAATCAAGTGAATGAGCTCCAACCGCTGTTGTAATTGTTGGTGCCGCACCTTCAGTCACTGCAGAATAGTCTGCAGATGCGTCTTTATTAAGATAAGGTCTAAAGTCAAAGCATTCTCTTAAATTAAAACGGTTGCCTGATTGAGATACGTACACTGGAATGTCATAAGCATCTAATGAATTAGGATAACTATTAATTGTAAAGAAATACTCTCCAGATGATGTACTTAATTGGAATACCTTAAGTTTAATGGTTAATACACCATTTGCAGGAACTGGTCTTCCTTGAATATATTCCATGTATGAAATATCGTAATAAGTATCTTTTTGGTTATTAACAAGTTTGAAACTACTTGTAAAATCATTACCAGAAGCGTCTTTTACTTCTGTAATATCAAATACATCTGGGAAACCTAAACTATATTGTGTTGTTGCACTTGTAAAGTTAACTTTAATATAAGGTTCTGCAACTGTCTTATTATATGGTTCAACACCATTAGAACCAGCACCAACTAATCTCTTATTATAATAGAGTGTGACGTTAGTAGCTGAGTTTGCAGAAGCATCTAAATAAATGTCAAGTTGACTATTGTTTAAAGTTTTTAATGTACCAGTAACTGGAATTTGTGTATTAGAACCATCAACAACTAATATATCATCTTGTTGAACATCAAAGTCTTCACCAGGATTTGCTGTTAATGTAATAACATTCGCATTATGTGTTGCTGCAATTTTTTCTCTTACAGGAAGTAGTGTATCTGATGTAGCGAATAAACTCTTCATTCCTGTGTCGAACAATAAAGATTTTCTTGCTGTTTCGTGTAATCTATTTCCTACTTCTAAGAATCCAGAACCATCACTGATTCTCGCTAAGTCAGCAGCTTTATTTGAACCCGTGAATGTAACTGCAGTTAAATAAACTCTTGTTGGTGATGCGTTAATCGCAATTGCTGTACCGATATTACTACCACCACTATCTTGTAAATTTACAGGAGTCCAATCGATATCAAGTGTACCAGTGAATGCTGTTACATCTACATAGTTTCCATAATCAAAAGATACTGAGTTATTATTTTGAACTTCTGTTTGTGTGATTTGGTCAACTACAAACGACCTTTCACCAGAATTCTCAACTCTAAATCCTTTAACATATGCTGTACCTGTTCCTAATAATACATTAACATCTCCATCTCTATCATCTGTAGCAACTGGGAATTGTTTCAGTACATAGTTACCAGACTCTTCAAAAGTACGTCTTGCAAGTTCTTCACCTAATACGTTATATTGAGAAACGTCTCTTAGTGTAATAGCGTTTCCGTTTTGATATCGAATAAGTGTAAAGAACGCTGAGTCAGTATTTGCATCAGTTGTTGGTAATACTGTAAGTGTTGGAATTAATTGAAGTCTGTCTGCGCCTGGTGCATTCTCGTTAGATGAACCATTTGCGTTGTCATATAAATCGTTGTCTTGTAGTGCGTTAACTTGTTTTTCTTGTACAGAATAACCTACTGAAACACCATCAGGTAAATTATTATATTTTGAAATAACAAGTACTTGGTCAGCAGCGAATAAGAAATGTCCTTTTTGGAAAACAACACCCGGCGAAGATTGAATACCGAATGATTTACCAACATGGTTTGAAAGAGATGTTACTGCTAAACCAGGAATTGATTGTGTCTCTTCTGCGAATACTGTATTGGTGACACCGACTTTGTATTTCTTCAATACAACAGTTAATGGTTCACCTGCTCTAAATTCTGTATCTGTAGTTGCTGGGTCAGTAGGTGCAAGATAGTTAATAAAGAAAGTATTTAAATCAGGTGGTCTTGTTTCGAAACCTCTTGCAGCTGAAATGATTTGTGCTTTCAACCCAGAGTTTGCACCAGTAACTTCGTAAATATAATCAAGTTCTAAATCTTGTCCACCTGTTTGTACTGAGTTTTCAATAACTCTTCTACTAATATAACTAGTTGGGTCAAATCCTACGACATCGATAAGCTTAACAAATCTTAAATCATCTAAGTTTGTAAATGAACAACCTTTTACGATACTACCTTCTTTAAAGATATTATCTCCGAATTGCTCCACCTGATTTTGGAGCATAGATTGTAATTGCGTTAATTCCCTTGCCTGTACAGCGAACCCAGGCTTAAAGAGCACACGATAATATTGATTTTCGATATCGAAATCATCGAAATATGGTGATTGGTTTAGGTTCGTATTAATAGGCATATCGTATTACTTTCCTGTTTAAAATTCCAAGACAAACTTAAATTCTTCTCTAGAGAGCTCTGTTCTTGCTAATGGGAAGAAGTCTTCCATAAAATAAACCTCTCCGGTTCTTTGAGTATAATCTGATGTCACTACATTATCTATTACTGGACTATTTATAGTGATTGTCTGTCCAGCTTCATTCCTAAATGGTAATGTTAAATCTAGTGAAGTATCTCCTTGTCCTGTATCTGCGTTGTTTTGGTATGGTCCCATATATTCCGCAATATAGAATGTGTTTGCAGATGCGTCAACTTCGTGTACTTTCCCAGAAAAAGTAATCTCATTATCTGAGTTTACTTGAGTAACAGTACTATTCGCTGTTAATCTATCTATATCATTTGTCGTGACTGAAATTCTATTATCGAAAACAGTTGGTACAGAACTTGCAAATGAAGGTGAGCGAACAATACCTACACCTGAGTAAGTATTCGTATCTCCAATTCTTGTATTATCATCAGCAGAAATATAAGCATAAAAACTAAAGTGTTTACATCTAAACTCATCTAGTAAATTATATCCATGTCCACTGTCTGGTGATAATCTTGGTCTAACCGTTGCACGAACATCAGTTGTTGTCGTATCTTCTGGGTCAAAGTCAAACGCAGGGTCTACAACTTCACAGAAAGCGTTTCTATAACCACTACCCTGTTCTAAAACTGTAACTCTACTTATTCTATTGTCTACAATTTCTGGAATTGCGACTGCACCATTTCCGTCCCCAGTGACTTTAACTCTTGGGAATATTGTGAATGATGCGTTACTTGCAACCCCTGCTGCCACTGCATCTCTTTCGGCGGTAAAAGTTCCACCAGATGTGTATGCTGTAAATGCACTACCATCTAAATTTGAAGTTAAGTTTCTATCAACTTTCAAAGAGAATGTGTCATCACTAATTTTTACTGCGTAATATGTAACACCACTATTTAATTCTGTTGTTCCACCTACATTGCTAAATCTTATTTGTGTTCCATCAACTAATCCGTGAGCAGTTGCTGTTACAACAACTGGATTTGTTGTTGTTACTCCTTCAACATTAATTGTTTTCTTACCATAAATTAATTCATTACCTACACGTATTTCTGCATTACCTGTAGTTGTATTAAAATTATAATAATTAATCGTAAATAAGTTTGCAACACCATTAGCATTAAGTGTGTAAATGTTTTGGCCGACATAATAGTTTGTAATAGGACTCCATGTAGTAAATGGGTCAACTAACATAGTTCCGCTTGTAAATGGTGAAGAAATTAAACCACCACTTTCTTTTACATATCCAGAATTATCTAAATTATTTTCTACTACTATGTCTGAAACTCTTGAACCACCTCCGTATGGTGGATTCGTATTGAATGTTCCAATAATAGGAACATAACCTAAAGCGTTATATGCTTCGAATTGTAAGTCACTAATAACATACATAAATTTCCAAACATATCCGTCTGCTGTTTCATAAACTTGGTTTGTAGTTGTTGGGTTATAATTAGGAGGTGAAGTAACTGCAGCACCACTATTATTATTTAAACACTTATAAACACGATAATCACCAGTTTCGTTATCGTTAGGTCCAACAACCGCATAAAATCTTTGGTCTGTTAAATCGACTTGGTCATCATATTCAACATATACTTGACCTACCTGCCAAGGATAATATTTAATCATAAAATGAATGTCATTGATTTCTATTTTTTTACCGAATAGAGTACGCTCCAAAAATTCGTTTTTGGATTTCTGAGAATCTACTGGGTCAAAAGAATCAATACCAGACACATACAAGAAATAATTGTTATTGGCAATATCGTCAATAAACAATCTTGTGATGTCTGTTTTGAAACTATTACTTAATATCTCTGGCATTTTATGAGCTCATTAAAAAATTTGAATTGTTAGTTTTATTTATCTTCATTGCCTAAGCTACTCTGATTTTCCTTCTAGGATATGTTTGTCCTGTTGAAGGTCTAGAAGTATAAGTTATACTTCTCGGTTGTTTTGTTTTTCCTACTGTTCCATTTCTTATTGACCAAGGTAACCAAACTCTTGTATTCGGAGTGGTGCCCATGATTCCAGTACCTTGATAATATTCCTCATCTTCACTTAATACGACAATATAATTACCCATTGCAGCGTGGTTCGAACAAATATAATAATAGATACCAGTGTCTGCAGTATTTGTATTCCAAACAATGAATCCTGATGAAGCGCCATTATTTGTTACACCATTACTATAGCCGCCCGTACTTCCTTGTACAATACCAATTTCACCATCGTATTGTTTAATGTAGAGAGGATGCCCACTTGTTGATATGTTAAAAGTTAGTGTGTCACCTTTTCTTATAACTATCATTGGGTCATTACTAGCACTAAATGTATTTGGCCCAGCAGTTCCTGTAAAAGTATAACTTGTGCTTCCACTATTTCCTACAGTAAGAACATAGTTATCGTTATAAGTGTTTCTGTCTTGTACTCTTTCAGTTATCGTCGTGCGCTGAGTCATAGTTTGGTTTTGGAAATAAGAACCTTGTAACCTGTGGTTCCACATTTCTGTACCTGCAGCAGGAAAAGCGGTTTTACTTACTGCATTACCATCTCTGTCTTTTCCTAAATCTTCTACTAATTGAAGAGGGTGTTGAGAGAAAGTACTTCTTATCATAGTTCTTAATTCTGCAATCGTTGGCCAAGACGCTCCACCTTCTCCATAATAATAATGGTCAAGCATTAATGCAACTGCACCAACTACATTTGGGCATCCAGCTGAAGTTCCCGAAAATGTTCCCCATTGAAATCCATTTGAGTCAGTTTTAAGATTATAACTACTTGCAGCACACCATGAACCTCTTCCTTGTCCTAATGCATCAATCGCCGGACCTCTTGCGGGATAAGACTCTATCATTGGGTTTGTTGTACTGAATTGATATGTTGAAACATAAAATGAATATCGATGGCCGATGAACTCACACCTATGAGTATATTCTGTACCAGTTACAGGTGCATAAGTATTTTCGGTTGCCGTAACTTTATTATTGTTGAATTCGTTTAAGTCATAGTAAAAATAATTTGCATCTAAAAAGATTTGATTATTATACTGAGGCTGGTCTGTTCTTGCAAAAACAACTGGAGTATTACCAGCTGAGAAGAATTGATAGCAACCTTCAATAGAATTAAAGTAATCTAAAATAAAATCCCATGTTGCGTCTCTAGAAGTGTTTGAACGAAAAGTTGCGATTCCCCACTTATCAGTTCCATTAGCACCAGTTGTGTTAACAACGTTGAATCCGTTGTCTACGAAATCTGAGTAATCACTTCCCCAACCACCACCTGGTCTAGTTACTGTTGTTTGATTTCCATCATCATCAAATGCGTTAAAAGAAGAAATTTCTTCGATAGGTATAATATTTTCGGCTCTTCTATCAGCATAAAAACCCCAAGAATTGTTTACGATAGTAGCGTTTCTTTTTCCTGTATCTGGGTTGACCGGTTTTGCTTGGTGCCATGCATAAATTGCGGAATATATTGAAAGGTAACTATCATAAGTCGTATCAGCATAATAAAGGTTTGCGTTTTTTGCCCAACCACAATAAGTACCTGCTGCAACTGATGCGGATGCAAGTGCGTGTTTACCAAGGTCTGTCCAACCATTTGTGACTTGATTATTTCTTACGTTAGTTACTCCTGAATCATAATCACTCCAATCAACAGCAACAAATCTAAAATTATTAGATGAGTCTTTGAAATCTGGATGTGCTTGAGCCCACGATGGCTGTTCAACAATACCAGCACTAGGTTCTACAATAACAATATCAACTGTGCTTCCATCAAAATTATGAGATATAGTCGTATTTGTTGATGCGTAAGTATCTTCTTGAGTTCCACCACCAAACTGAGCGTTATTAAAGAAACCTAAAGGCCTTCCATTTGGTGTTGGTGCTGTTGTATTTGTATCCCAGAAAAATTTAGCTGGAATAAAATCAGTTCCATCAAAAGTACTTGAAGGATAAGAAGTATCGAAGTATGTTTCAACAGTCGTTTTACCGTTACGATTTTGTGGGTTATAACTATTAAGTACGAAGTCTCTTTGGTAATCTAAACTCTCTACATCATCTCTTTCTGAAATAGTATTTGCTTCTTCTTCAGTAAATTTAAACGCGCATACTCTATGAAACGAAGAAGGATTAGCAACACACTCAAATCCTTGTGAATTTAAATCTTCACAAAAAGCCTCGCAGTCAGTTCCTTCGCTTAAAAGAATTGTGTAATTTTTTCTACCATTAGAATCTGCTTCATGAGGAATAACCTTAAAAAGTTCTTCTGATATAAACTGTGCTGACTTGTCGATTGCCATCTATTAAGTCTCTAATGTTAATGCTGTTATTGTTACCTGTACGGTTCCTGTTGAACCACTTAAATTTGTTACTGAGACTGGTACAGTGGTTTCACTGTTTCCTACCCAACCAAATACACCTGGTGTTACTTTAACTGTTGCAGCACCACCTGTGATAAATTCTGCAATTACACCTGAACCTTCAGCAGGGTCGTCTCCTTGGTTTCTTGATGCGTCTGCTGTTCTTGATGCAACTTCATCGTAGATACGTACCCACGCGGCTTTATCAGTTTGTACTGAATAAAGAACATATGAAACACCTAAATCTGCGTAAGCAACATTACCTGCTGCACCATCCGCAATTGAACCTGTTGTTTCAGCTTCAGTATTTCGAGTAGCGGAACTTCCTCCACCACCTCCACCACCTGCGGCAGCTTCAACAACGATTGTTCCTGTCATTCCTGAGTGAGATGAACAAACATATTTGTAATTACCAGAAATTGATGCTGGTACTTTCCAGAATAATGTTCCTGCATAGGTACCTTGTGCGTTACTTCCTTCGTATTTGCTTCCTTCTTGTAAAGCAACTAATCCAGTATTATAATCAACACCACCTGATGTTTGAATTTTAAATGGATGTGTTCCACCTGTGTCATAGGATAAATCGAAACCGATTGTTGTTCCAGCTTTTACGTAAATAGTTGGATTGTCTGTTGTTCCATATTGGTCAAAACGATATGCAGTTGTACCGTTTGCTGATACAGTTAATACTGTCGATGCGTTTTCGAAAATATTTTCAAATAATGCTTTATCAGTTGAACCTGCTGGTTGTTGGTCTATATCTGCGAAAGATGGAGTGAATGTTACGTTTCTCCATGTACTATCATTTGGGAAATAAGTTAGAATATCTCCACTTTGTGGATTTGTAATTGTCGTATCAGTAATGTCAGTCATAGCAACTGAGCCACCACCTCCACCACCACCTGACTGTGCAACCCAATCATAATCAGAACCGTCCCAACTTAATACTTGACCTGATTGTGCAGTTGAAGTATTTAAATGAGTATCTACATCACCATCTGCATAACCAGTAGGTAGAGTTGCAAATTCCAATGCGTTTCCAGCACCATTAACTCTTACATATTGATTAGCACTTCCTAAAGAAGAAGGTGTGTCAGATAATCCAGTGAAGTTTGAAGAACCACTACCTCCACCACCTGCTGCAGTAATTGTAATTGAATCTCCGTTCTCATCAGTTTCAAGGGTGATATTTGTACCAGCAACTAGAGTAAGTGTATCAGTGGCGCTATCAGCGACAACATCATTCTGGCCAGCGATTGATATTGTTGTGAATGCTTCAGTAACTGCTAGTGAAGATAAATCTGAATAGTTTGCAAGTTGATTCCATGCTCCATTATGAGCATAATAAAGTTTTCCTGTATCATGAGCGTGTCCTATTGCTCCGTGATATGTACTTGCATTAACTGCGTCAAGTTCTGCCTTTGTAGCATAGTAGAAAGATATTTTGTGTGCCTTGCCTGGGAAGTCAAGTTCACCATCTCCGTTAAACATGGATGTCGCTTGGTTTGGTCCACCAAGTGCGAAATATAATTCGTTAAAGTTGTCGTTTGTTTTATCAAAAGCATTACGTATTGGGTCACCACTCCCATCATTCGCAGATGCTCCTATATTAATAATTTGCTTGGCCATAGCGTCCTCTATTTAAAATATTTAATTTAATATTTATTAGGCGTTAAACGCCTCTTTGTTCTTTTGTACTCAATCCAAAAATATATGGAAAGGCTGGTGAATTAAAATCACCGTTTTCAAATGTTAAGAAATATGCGTAAGTTCCTGTTGGATAATCTGGAGTAATACAATATCTTCCATTGTACTCATCTAAATCTCCTAATCCATCTACGTACTCGTAGTCTTGAACAAAACTTCCTGCAGGTTCTTGTGCATAAGTAAATCCTCTACCTGTTGCTTCAGTTGCAAGTGTCTGCCAACTACTTAACAATTGTTTTACTAAACTCGTGTTATCATTTGGATTTGAATATCCATAAGGTCCATATAAAGGATAACCATCAAAGCAAAATCCTAAGATTTTACTGTGACCATCAGTGTGTCTAAAATTATCTCCACTGTTGTCGGTATCATTATAATATGGATTAGCACCAATAAACTTTGGGTCATTCCAACAATTAATTAAGAATGAACCAGAATGATAATGATATTCACCATTTTGTTCTGGGTGTCCACCACATGCATCTACACCATAAGCAGATTCATTAAATACTGCGTTATAGGTAAACCCTTGAGCTGGTGGTTGATTTCCACCTGGTAAGGGTCCTGGAGCAGCACTAGGATTAAATAATACTACACCATTTAGTGCACATCCCATTGCGCCCAATGTTGTTGCTTGAGGATTCTCAGTATTCTGACCTCCACGATATTCAAATTGAAAATCATGTGTTTGGTCTGAAATTTGATTATTTCCCCCAAATCCTGAACGAGCAGTCGTTCCATCATTGGTTAATACCGTTACTCCAGCTTTAGCTGGATAAGGGTCACCGTCTGATTGGATTCTCATTGTTGGCATGTTAGCTCACCGTTATTGTTGTTGTACTTGGATAATTTCCGTTGGTATCACTTACACCAAGAGAATTTAAATCTAGTGTATTACTTCCTGTCCAACCACCATTGTTCACATGGTCTGCAGTTATGTATGTAGAATCAACAGTGAAGTTTGTTACTGATGCTTCTAAATTCACAACATTCGCTTGGTCAAGTGGTGAACCACTTCCATCATCATTAAACATTCTCATAAATCTAGTCTTAGTGTTAAATGGTATCTCAACTTTATAAATGAAATCACCAAACATCTTAGAACCAGCTAAGTGAACGTTTTGTTTTAATAGTTTCTCATATTGACTTTTATCAAGAGTTGATTTAATTTGATATGAATATTCTTGATAGAAATCACTGTCTTGTACTCTTTGTCCTGATGTGAAATATTCAAGTATTTGATTGTTTGCTTCACTAGGAATATATCCGTTTAAGTGAGAACTGAAATCTGCCCAGTAACCACCAGTAACACCTTGTGTATTTGCACTTAATGTACCAATTGCTTGTATATTATTATTCTCATCTACAATTTCGACATCATCACCATCAACATATCCAAAACCAGAATTCTCTACTGCAACTTTAGAAATACGCCCTGTTGCAAATTCGGTTGTAGTATTAATGTTTGCATTATCACCAATACGTGGACTGTTATAATCTACTTGAATACCTACAACTGTAACTTCGTCTCCGTTACCTCTTATAATATTATTTGTACCACTAAATCCGTAATAATCAAATGGTGTTACAGATACCCAACCTTGTTCTGTATTAATTGCTCGTACTTCACCTTGAATACTTGTGTTTTTCTCTGTAATGATTTCACCAATTGAGAATACACCAGCATCACCAGGAAGTGGGAATCTTATAATCTGATTTCTTCTATCAAAGTTAAAGAATACATCGTCTTTTGCTCTTGCAAAAACGTCATTAGTATAATCTGTGCCAGGATTAATATTATCAAATCCTGTAATCTTACCAATCTGTAAAGCCTGGATGTCGAATGCTTGATTTAAAGGTGTTGTTAAATTAACTGGTGAAGCACTACCACTCATAGGTGCGGTTGCTTCATAATCTGCTGCATTAATATTCGTTGCAACAAAAGGTAAAACTTGGTCAGTAATAACTGATGCAGTTGAAATGTTTGTTAATGAACGAACTTTAACATCGGTTGCTAATCCTGTATCCGGATATAAAGGACCAGGTGAAGAATCATTTCTATCTGAGAAAGCATCAAACGTTAAAGTAACATTATCTGGATTTCCTTGAGCATCGACACGGTCAAGTGTTGTGATTGCTTCAACACCATTAAATTTTGCAGGGGATGCTGACGTAATATATATCCCGACTGCTTGAGGTGATTGACCTACAACATAACCTTGAGTTCCTGCGGTATCTTGTATTCTTTCATATTCTGTAAAAGTTAAATCTTCATTATCTAAAATTAATGTTTGATTTGAAACTAATAACCTAGTGTTATCTATTGTATAACCGTAACCACCATTGTCAAGTTCATAATCAATTTGACCTGTTATTTTATCTTGTGTTTCGGTAACAATTACATCACCACCACTTCCACGACTTGATTTAGCAATATACTTATCACCGATTTCGTTTCCTGTTGTTCCTTTATATGTTAAGTCAACGTCGATACCATTAAGTGAACCATTAACTTTACCGAAAGATATCACTTCACCATTAATATTTGTAATAATATCATCATACTTATCGAAGTTTCCTTGTACTTCATCAATATAAATGATTGGTGTTTTAATACCATTTAGAATAATAAAGTTAATTTTTGAAACCGCAGCTTTAGCACCAGATGCGCTACCAGTAATATTACGAGATATTAAATCTGCATAACTATATTCGACATCTGTTTTCGATAAAAAGAAATTATCGTTAGGAAACATTTGAAGATATACACCTTGTTTCCAAGTACTATTAGAAATCTTAAGCATCCTTTTCGCAGGATAGATAACATCAATATCATATTCTTTATAAAAGATACTAAAAAATAATTCGATACCACCGGGTGTACCTTTTCTTCTATAAAGGTCGAGAATATTTTTAACTAAGAAAGATACAATGGTTGGTTTGAGTTCAAGGTCAGCGAGATATTTTTTCTGATAAAATATTAAAAGTTCTTTAATAGTAGTATCAACATCTTTATATTCAAAGAATCGACGAGACACATAGTTAGATTGATTAGTTGTAATCTCTAACCATTTATAATAATCTCTAGCAAGTTGTACAAGCTCTTGACCATCTTCCCTATAGATGCCGGGAAATTGTTGCTCGATAAAAAATGCTATATCTTTTTGTACTTCCATTAGTACTTTCTCTTTTTAATTAATAGCTTCCACCACTACTTACGGTACTCAGTGTACCGATAGTCGATGATGAAGTTACTGTACTTGGTGATATTCTTTCTTCTAATGTCATATTCACTACGACATCATTATCTCTTAATATAAACACACGTCCTTGTGGTGCTTTAATATCTGCGTTCTTCATTCTTGCCATAATCTTAATTGCGCTACCAGGATATGATTCTACTGTAAAGTTTGTAAGTTTTACTTCACCCGTTGTATAATCAACTGTTCCTGCGGTTGGGTTTACAATCTGAGGGTTGGTTGCGTCATCTGTAACTGTCATCATATTTCCAATACCATCATCTTGTAAATAAACACATACACCTAAAATATCAAATGAACTTGATTTGATAGCAGGTTTGTAATCTGTAAATCCATTCGCACTTCTGAAAGGATATGGTTTAATAAGCTCTGCTTCAAATTTAAATGAAGGTGCTGTTTTAACGTTAACTGCAGGTGCGTATTCAATAATAGGCATTACTGTAATATCGTTTGATTGTATACCTTCATCAGCACTATCAATCAATCCAGACAACTGAGATTCTCTAAATGTTCTATTAAAGTTTTCAAGTTTATCGTCTGAATATGTTTGAATTGTACTACGTATTAATGCTTCAAGTTCTGCTGAACTCTTGTCTGTTGCTTTATTACTATATGTTGCATCAACAACAATGTCTGCATATACGAATTCTGTTTGAACAAAGAAAGGTTCAATACCTAAAGGACTCTTATCTGAAAGATATTTAATATAAGCATTAGCTGCTGTTGAAGAAATTAATGTAGTGTTGTCTGAAATATAAACAGAGATTGCAACCTTACCAAATTGAGGTGGTTCAAGTTGTTCACCACCATAAGCAGAAACCGCTGTAATTTCTGGGAATGCTTGTTGTAATAAAACTTCGTAATCATTATTTGTTACTGCGCGTTCTTGAATTTGTAATGCTTTAGGAGCAAAGTAACGAATAGATTCCATTGATTCTCTTTCTTCACCACCTGTTGCTGCTGATATTGTTTCAACACTAATTGTTGCACCATCAATAAAAGATGCTGAGAAAGTATTTGCACCATTGGCTTCAACACCCGAACAAATACGATATCTTACACGTACATCTTCGAACTCTTCGGGTTGTAAACCAAATTCGTTTTTACCAAAGTAAATAGCATACCTATCATCGAGATAAGGTTCTAAATAAAATACTTTATCGTCTGATTTAACTCCATAAATTGTATTCGCTCTTGTAAATACATTTTGGTCTTCAGTTGCTTCTGCGTCAACGAATACAACGAGTGAATCGGTATCAACTTCATTGTTTGTTAATTGAACACGTAATACTCCATCTTCATCAACGATGAATCCTTCTCTTTGGAAACTTGAAAGCATTTGACCTTCAAACAATTCTACATTTTCTGCGACATAAACACCAGGTGCTGTACGTCTTGCAACATATGTTTCATTAGTTACGAAGTTAAATAATTCACCTTGATAGTTTGAACTAAAATTTGAATATGTAGGAATGGTAATTGTAGATGCTGTTTCAAATTCATCTGTGATAGTAACATTAACTCTTGCTCGAGCAGATTTACGAGACCTTGGAATATAATTTAATTCTTTAGCATGGGAAACAATTGAGTTCTTTAGGACGGCCGAATCTAAGAACATCTCATTGAGTGCCATGTTTGTATAGAAATTATTTTGGAAGGTATTGAATGCTAGTACATCGAGTAGTGCACTCATGTTTGAACCTTCAAAGTTATAATCTTTAAATTGAGTCTGTGTGCTGAGGTGAGTCCTCAACTGCGTTTTAATTGAATCGAAATCCAATTCTGTTATAGGTGTTTTTACTGATTTGGCCATCTTATCTTACCCTTGTTAATATTAAATCCAACGTTACTGGAATTTCTGAATTTCTTACATAGAATACTACAACTACATTTACTGTGTTGTCATTATCTTTAGCAGATGCTGTAACACTAATGATTTCAGCTCTTGGTTCATATGTGTTAATCGTTGTTTTAACTCTGCTTTCAATGAGTTTTAATGTACCAGGTGTAAGGTTTTCGAATAATAAACCTCTGATACCACCACCGATAAATGGTTGCATCAATCTTTCGCCTGGGTCTGTTAGTACTAAATTTTTAATTGATTCTTTTACTGAATCTTCGTCTTTTAATAAAGCGAGGTCTTTAGAGATAGGACTAATCGTCAAATCCTTTTTCAGGTCTGAATATAAATTCTGTTTTTTACTAACAGGTGTTTTTATATCGATTGTCATCGAGGTAATTCCCTTATGTCTAAATGTATATGCTTTTCATATGCAACTACATTTTTAAACCCGGCTTTATAAGCTGCTTCAGTAAATGTATCTATGTCTAAATCTGCTGTTCTTTCTATATCTATAACCAAACCACTCAAGTGTGTGTTATCTGAGTCATTTTCTTGTTTATCATTCCATTTTTTACTGACCCAGCCATCAGTTATGACATACTCTCCACCAATATCTTCACGAATTCTTGCTAAATATACTTTAACGTCAAGGTCAACTCTTGTATAAGCTCTTATACCTATACCTTCTTTTTCATCAAAAGAATCGCCCTTAACACTTAACCATTCGTGTTTACCTGAAAATACAGCTCCACAGTGTGGTAAGTTCTGGTATTCTTCGGCTTTAATTGGTTTAACAGTAATAGGTTCTTCACCGCTTGGTGTAATTCTTTCACCACCTTCACCGTCCCACAGCGCTCTTAAACTATTTATCGTTTCTTCTCGTTTTTCTGGAGAAAATCTTATTGCTCCATTTCGAATAGCAGTTGATGTGTTGACATTCGAAATAGCACTTAATCTTTGTGTAATACGTCTATATCTAAATCCATAATCATCGAGAGGTTGTTTGAGTTCTTTAAATAATAATTCAATGTTTGTAGCTAACGCACAGAATCTATAAACCATAAACTGGATTTGTTCAATATTTGGACTTTCAAAAAGACTTACTGCATAATCAATTAATCCTTTTGCTTTATCTCTTACTGACTTTTTATTTTCTTCTGTAAATGCTGCGCACATTTGTTCCTTTGCGGTCATGATTGCTTTAACACTTTTTGTATGACCATCTTGAATTTCATCAATAAGATTTGAAATGTCAAAGTTCGATATAGCATCTTCAATCTCTTGAATAATCTCATCAACAACTTTTACAATCTCATCTTTAATCTTCTTAATTAATGCTGTAATAGCAGCTTGAACTGCGACTGCAGATATTCCATCAAAATTACGAATCTTTTCTAGAAGTGCTGCTGCATCTTTAATGTATCCATCAATGACTCCAATCAACTCATAGAACTGGTCAATATTTGCAAATATATTTTCCATGGATTGACAGAATCCACCCATAATACTTTGAGCAAATGAATCCTTATAATACGCATCAAGATTTCGAGTAAGTTTTACGTAATCTCTCTGAGATTGAATTCCATCAGGTGTATAGTTTGAAACATTCATAAAGTCCGCTGCTTCGAGACTTGTAATATCTCCTTTTTCCCAACGTCTTGCTAAATCATCAAACCCATCTAATCCATCTCTTACTCGATTACGAAATTCACCATTTAAATAATTAACTGCATCGTAGAATCCTGAACCATATCTATTAACAGCAATTTGAACTGGATTATTCTCAGCTTCTTGTAAAATATTTTCTGCGAGTTCTTTTGACCATACATCAATCTGATTGACTGTGAAAGACCCATCAGCATTTACAGTAGGACCAGCGCTTAATGCTAATTGGTTTCTTACTGTTTGGTCTGAATAATCAATACACTTACTAGCCATATTAACTCTCTATGATTTGTCCGTTTGCATCATATTCTGGTTGAGTTACGATGATAGCACCATTAGCATCAAATCCTGCGGCTACTGGTTCTTCTTCGTTTCCTCCAAATATATTTTCAAATGCGCTTGTTATAGCACCAATTAATGGATATGTTTGACCATCATTCTTCGCGGTATCCGCGGGAGGAGATGACCAACCACCTGCACTTCCAGTATTAAAGTATCCACCTTCAACAATTGATGTTGCTGCACTTACTGGTTCAGGTGCTTGTACTCTACTTATACCATAACCACCAATTCCCAATGGGTTAGGAATACCTAATGCTGCGAAAGGTGATGTTAATACACCTGAAAAGAAAGCTGCAATATCTCCATTTGGTGATGGATAAGCATATCCAGAAGATATACCAACATTAAGTGGAGGTACTACTAATAAACTCTGTGATGGAGGTGTAAGTACAGGAAGAGTCGGCATTGCTGCTGGGGTTGTTAATCTTCCAGGTCCTGGTGCACATGGACTTCCTGGTGCGGCACTAATAGGTGGAGGTGCTGCGAGGATTGTAGCATTACAGGTTGCAAAGTTTCCTGTTGTACCTGATACAATACCACCATTGAGTGTTGCGGCATTCCAGATACCTGAGAAGCTTCCGAATGCTGATAATATTGATACTTGAGGAGTTGTTAAACTAAATCCTGTTGCAAGAGGTATTGTACCCGAAAGTGGACTACTTGGAATTAAACCCGTCGCAGTCAATACCATATTTGAAGCTTGAGCGTGGAAATCCATTAGTGTAGTAAATTTAATATTCTTATTTGCATAACAATCATAGTTCATTAATGCAGTATTTTTAATATTAGCTGATACACTATTAATTTGTTTTTCTGCTTCAATCTGAACTTCTTCTTTACCAAATATTGTTAAGATATCTGCATTCGCTTCAAGTTTAAGATTACCACCTCTCATTTGTAAACTGTTTCCAGCATGTACGAATGAACTCTGTCCAGTGTTAAACTCAGAGTTACCATGAACCATCAACTTATAGTTGCCCATGATTTCTTCTGTCTTGTTACCTTTCACATAGACATGAGCATTACCATTAACTGTTACAACACTATGTCCAGAAGATTCGTGTTTTGTTCCAATATTAATTTCGTATCTGTCACCCTCAGCTCTTTCGGTTGTTGTACCCTTAGCATCAATTTGAATAAATGAACCTGAAGTATGATGTATTGAAATACGCTCACCACCAGGTGTATCATCTAATTCAATTGTATGTCTTGCTGTTTCGATTACTCTATTATAAGGATATTTTGCTGAGTATGCAGAAGAAGGTTGGTCCCATGTATCTTCTGTTCCACCAACTTTTTGATTTTGAAGTGCGTTAGTACTAATTTGATTATGGAAAGTATTATCAATACGTTCGGCTCTTCCAACTTTTGACCTTTGGTGTTCTCCAATATCTTCAGGTGTAAAACCTTTTGCGAGGATATCACCATCTTTATCTGGAATTACACCATAACCATCTAAGTTAGGATTCATTGCCTCATAGTATTGAGTAGGAATCATTCCTAATATTAATGGGTTCTGTGCTTCATCACCATCTAAAAACATTCCAAATACGAAAGAGTTTAAAGGTGGTAAAGGGTCGTCTGCTGTATACGCACCACTAACACACATTGCCCAAGGTAAACTTTGTACGGGAACTTCTGAATGTGTTCCATGTACACCAAAAGCACGTACTCTTACACGACCTTGAAAACTTGGGTCGTTATTATCTTCAACTACTCCGACAAAAAATAACGGATTTGATATTCCCATTCCTCTCATTATGCCATCCCGCCCATTCTTCCACTTCGTGAATCTGAGCCTGCACCAGACCAACCATACTTAAATAAGGTTAATTCAGTTTTCAGCATATCTTTTTCACACGAATTAATTACATGGGTCACTAAATAATTTCCACTTAATTGTGGGTTCTTCTCACTTTGATTTGAACTCTGGTTTAATTCCATAACATCAACATTAATTACGTCACCCGCATTAATATCGAGTCTTCCGTCTGTTGATGCAGATACAGATGTTGAGTGCATATGATTTAAGTACATAATTCTTCTTGCAACAACATCTCTAAAATGTCTTTCGCCCGTAAAACTTTTTCCATCATCAAAATCTCTGTAATCTCTTATAATCATAAATTGTTTTGCGTTCTCGTTTGTAAATGTATCATCAGCATACTTTTTAGTATGAATATCTGATTCCCAACTACTCTTATTACCAGTTACATCTGTAAATTTATTCTTTCCTTCGTTATATGTGTAGTTGTATCTTCTTGCGTGATGTTTCAATAAATCTATTTCTACAATCGTATTTTTATAAGCACCATTAACTAATTCTTTTGCGGGGTTTGCTCTAGTATTATTTGTAAAACTAGTTAATGCTTTAATTTGTTCTTCTGCGCTTGTTGCATCCATATCAACATCAGCTGAGAAATTCATTTTTCTAGTACGTTTATTTGAAAGTTTGGCAAAGTGTTCATATAACCATTCATCACTAACACAATAGAATCCATCCCATCTTTCAAAAAAACGATATGAAGAAGAAGTGGTTGTGGTGTTATTGTGCGCTCTTTTTAACACAAACGATATCGCTTCTGTTGGCATATAATCTGGTATAATAACATCTATGTTACCATCAGTTGTTTGAATATAGAGTTTCCTACCTACGTTGTCAGCACCTGATAAATCATACTTTTCAGTATTCTCTGGAAATGTTTCGCCTTGTCGCGCAGTAGTATATTCTTTTGTTTTTAAAATATATTTGTCGAAAATATCTTTTACAATAGACGATACTTTTTTCTGTTTATAAGATTTAATAAGACTTCTTGTAAATCCATCCCAGCTTGGTTTACTTACCCAGTGTAATGTGTATGTTACACCTTTGTTTGAAAGACTAGAATTTACATTATCAATCTTATGAACTTGAGCTGTAATTCTTCTTGTTACGTTCAGGTCTTCACCTTTAAATTCTAGTTCAAGAGTTTCTTCTCCTCTTAACGGCAATTCTTCTAAAAATCCTTCATTATCTAAAACACTAATACTACCAGACAATGACACAGTAGATATACCATGTTCAACGTGCCATGCATAAATGGTAGCTGAGATATCAATACCAACAGCAGCTTCTTGACCATAAGGTGTAACAGTTGCTTTGGTTATCTCACAATTTGAAGGATTAAAATTGGACGCCGTCACTGTCATAATTATTCAGTACTCAAGTTTTGTCTAAATTCTCTTGTAATTTGGCCTAGATACTTGTTATCAAATAAGTAAATCTCTTTTTTGTTTTCATTTATTGTAGTTTCGAAATCAAAGATACGATAAGGAACCCATTCTTCAGGGATAATACGTTTAATAATAATCTTACGACCTTGTTCTGTACGCATAATAACACGGTCTTCTCTACGAAGATAAATCGTTCTAAATGATTCGGGTGCTAAAATAATTTCATCAACTGCCATTATACTTTCCTTACGTAATATAAAATATTTTCGTCGTTATCTGGGTCTCTTGTCCAGTCAATAACATCTTCACCAACCTCACCAGATTGTTCTGAATATTTTTCGACAAGATAATTATTAAATGTTTGTGGGTCCATAGGCCATTCGTGATATGGGTCAATAATATTATTTGATAGATACACCAACCAAACATAATCTACTGAACCATAATAGAATCTTGCAACGTCTTCTGCGCGTTCACCTTCTTTTACTGTATAAGGATAATAGAGATATGGATTATTTGCAATAGCTCTTTTAAATGCAGTACGTCGAGTAATGTCTCTAACTCTACGACCTTGATATTCTATTACTGGAAAATTTTCAAAATATTTCATTTATTTCTCCGTTAGGCTATAGGCCGGCTATAGGCCCACCCGCTCCTCGAAGTGGGTTTTGTTCTGCGGATTCACCGGTATCTGGCGAACCCACTGCTTCGGGTTGTGGTAATAATGTAGCGTAATCTTCTGCAGTTTGAATTGTAAGTTCTCTAAATGATATTGATAAAGTTACCGATGCAGGTACACCACCTTTAATAATACCAACCTTGGCACCACCACCTGTATAATCAACTGTAACATTATCAATCATACATCTCTTAAATCTTGGGAAGTGTCTTTCTTGTACACCTAATAAACTAGGTTCAACAATTGACGGATATTTTAGAATCGCTTTACTCAAACTCTCTAACTCTAAAACTTCTGATGTTGTTGGTAACATCTTAGATTTTAAGAAGTTTACAATGTTTGTTATCTGTTCTGTATCTGCTGCGTTTGATGGAAATAAATCCCATTCAAAACTAAATTCTCTTAAGTTAACACCTTCGAATGCTAGTGTAGCTTGTGGGTTAACAATTTGTCCTGCAACTTGTCCTACTGTTTTCGCTAAATCTCCAGAAAGATATTTTTTTGCAAGGTAAGTACCTGCAGTCATAGCATCAGATGAATTTCCTTCTAATCCTTGAATTCCCTCAATAAGTTTCTGACGTGCTTCATTATTACCCATTGCCGCTTTACCTGCATCCTTTGCAACACCTAATGCCTCTTCTGCGAGTTTACCAATTGCATCTAGATTCCCTGTGTTTGAAGCACCTGCTATTACTGATGCGAATTTTTCAGTTAAGAAATCTCTTTCAAATGCAGTAACCTGAGTACCAGTTGCATCTCTTAAACTTCTTGGGAATGGTAACTCTACTGAAGATGTAGAATTTTCTTGTACTGGATTTCTTTCAGGTATTAATCCTAAACGCTGATTTGCGCTGAATACAGGAACATCTTCATCAGCTCTTTCGATTGTTGTAGATGCAGCAAACTTACTAAAATCATAATCATGAAAAATCATTTGAAAACTATGAGGTAAAGGTTTAGAAGGAAACGAATAAGTCGTTACACGAGAGTCATTGCTTCTAATATACCTAAGCTGTTCGGGTCTGGCCATAAGAGTCTCTTTTTAAGTAAAATTGTTTTCCATACAGTTTTAATAAATAACTGTGGATATCTTTCAATTATTTATATGGAGTAGTGAAGAGAATATTATGGCATACAAGGGTCGTTTTCGTCCAAAGAATCCAGCTAAATACAAAGGAGACCCGACGAAGATAATTTATAGGTCACTTTGGGAATTTAAATTCTTCAGATTTGTTGATGAACATCCTGATGTTATATGGTGGCAAAGCGAAGAAGTGATAGTTCCTTATAGGAGTCCTATAGATAGTAGAGTACACAGATACTTTCCTGATGTAATAGTGCATAAGAAGAGTCCAGAAGGTAAAATACAGACTATTATGATAGAAATTAAACCATATAAGCAAACGTTACCTCCAGACCCTTCTAAGAAAAATAACACACCATCTGGAAGAGTATCGAGAAGATATCTTAATGAAGTTAAGAATTATGGTATCAATAGTGCTAAATGGAAAGCAGCAAGACAATATTGTGCTGACCGAGGGTGGGAATTTGTAATCATGACCGAAAAAGAATTAGGAGTCAGATAAGTTGGCAGCAAAATCATTTGAACAAGTATTAAGTGAAGCAGAAAAGCAACCAAGTGGTACAGCACGAGGTGCACAAGTATTTACTGATATTTTAGCAAAAGGCATCCGCGCGGGTGAGGTACCCGCACGTTCGAAGGCCGCACGTGAATGGTATAGAAATGCTGCAATGAAAGTAACACGTGCAGGTTCAGCTGCAACCGGTATCACCGGTGAAACATTCATTCAATCAGCAGGTCAAGAAAGAATACGTGCCGTTGCACAAAGTCGTATGATGATGGGAAGTATGTATACCTTTGAATACGATGCTAAACATAAAGATACGCTTCCATATTATGATAGGTTCCCTTTGATATTCCCAATAAATAAAGCTAAAGGTGGATTTTTAGGAATTAACTTCCATTACTTACCTCCAGTGATGAGAGGTCAACTAATGGATGCTTTGTATGGAATCGTCAATAATAAAAAATACGACGAAACAACAAGAGTTATTGCTAATTACGAATTATTAAATAGTGCTTCTAAATATAGGTTCTTTAAACCAGCAATAAAGCATTATTTAAATAAACAAATTAGGTCAAGATTTATTTACATTAATCCGTCTGAGTGGGATATTGCATTGTTCTTACCAACAGCAATGTTCCAAGGTGCATCTAAACAGAAAGTATATGCAGACTCACGTAAAGCAATACTAAAAGGATAATTAAATGCCATTTAAAATTAGTGACTTTAAAACAACATTAGACAAATATGGCGGACTAGCTCGTACTTCGTTATTTGAAGTACGTATTGACCAATTTCCAGTTGAAACAGGTTCTGGTTTAACAGAACGAGATATTAGATTGTTTTGTAGTAGTGTAAACTTCCCAGGCATTAATATTGAGAACGGACAGTTTACTGCGGTCGCTCAACTTACAACTCAATTCCCATTAGAGATGTCAAGCTCACCTATTACTGCAAATTTTATGGTTGACTCAGACCACCAAGTTTTACAGTTTTTTCATAACTGGATTCAAAGAGTTTTAAACTTTAGTACAAAAGAAGGTTCTTTTTCTGCAATCGACGGAGAATTTGCAACTCAAGGCCAAATGCCTTTTGAAATGGGATATAAAGACGACTATGCATGTCGTATTACAATAAGACATTATTCCACTGAAAGTTTTAGTAATGACGATAAGTATTATGAAGTTGTTTTAGAAAATGTTTATCCATATAGCATTGGAGATTTAGCATTAGACTGGGATAGTCAAAATTCATTCTTAACGATGCCAGTAACTTTTGCATACGACAGAATATGGTATAGTGGTGATAAAACTGGTAAACCATCAAGAAGAACCAATGGTGGATTCTTAGAAACTCTATCTAATTTAGCTGGAGTGGTTGATGTTTTAAAACAGACAAAAGACGCCGGAAGACCTACATCTATACAAGATGCGGTTAATCGATTAACAAGAGTAAGAAATTCTTGGGATAGATTGACTGGCGATTAAATTTATATTATAGGAGAAATATATTATGGCACTGCCAAAAATTGATTTGCCGATTTTGGAGCTTACGCTTCCTTCATCAGGTGAAAAAGTGAAGTACCGACCTTTCACTGTAAAAGAAGAAAAAATTCTTTTGATTGGTCAAGCTTCAGAAGACCCAATGCAAGAAATGCTCGCGGCAAAACAAGTTATTAATAATTGTTTAATTGATGTTGATGTATCTGAACTTGCAGTATTTGACCTTGAGTACGTTCTATTAGTATTACGTGCAAGGTCTGTAAACAATATTGTTGAGTTTAATATTAAAGATTCAGATACTGAAGAACAAATTACATTGACGCTTGATATTGACAATGTATCGATAACGAAAAACGAAGAGCATAGTAAAGAAATTAAAATTAATGACGAGTATACACTCTTCTTAAAGTATCCAACAATAGACGAATTCATTAAGATTTCTACTATTGAAGAAGATGACCCGTTAACGGATTACTTATCATTATGTACATGTTTAGATTTTGTAGCTTCAGAAGATGAAGTACATTATTTTAAAGAGTACGACCAAGAACAAATTGACGCATTTATGGACGATTTGAGTGGTGAAGTAGTTAAAGACATACAAAAATTCTTTGAGACTTCTCCAAAATTGAGGCACGAATTACCTTATACAAATAAGAACGGAGACGAAAAAACATTTGTAATTGAGGGGATGCGCGCTTTTTTTACCTAGCGCTGGTCCATTTGAGGCTTGAAGACTATTATCAAATTGTCTTCAGTTTGGCCCAGCACCATAAATACAGTATAGATGAAATAGAAAGATTGATTCCTTATGAAAGGGATTTATATTTCCAAATGTTAATTAATTGGATAGAACAAGAAAACGAGAAAGCAAAGGCACGATAAATGTCACCAGAAACAGAAGCTATTGTCAATCAGTTAAAAGAAGAGGGTGAAGCACTTCGCTCCAAAGGACCTGACTCTATTAAAGAAGTCAAGGTTGAACTTGCGAAATTTAATGGCGTATTCAATGAGATGTCTCAGGCATTTAAGGGAATTAGTCAATCGTCTGCGGCGGCCGCTTCACTAGCTGAACAAGAAGCAAAACTTCGAGCATTGTCTGATGAAGAACGTCAGAAGTATTATGAAGTTGAAGCTGAAAACGCTAAGAGAGACCAAGAGACTGCGAAGCGTAAATCTATTGCTGATTTAAAAGCACAAAAGAAAGCAGACAGAAATAATAACTCCTTAATTAAATCGATGAAAAGCATTTTTGGTGGTATCGCTGGTTTCTTCAAAAGGTGGGGTAATTTATTAGTTGGTGGTGCATTCGCTTATGAATTCATCGCTGGTATGATTGAAGAACAGTTTGGTGTAGAGATACCAACAATAGCAGATGGCTTTCGAAAACTCGTAGATTTCTTAGGAAAAGTTGAATGGGATAAAGTTGCTGCAGGATTCGCAACAATAGCATCACTTGTAGTTTTAGGAAAAATTCTCGCTGGGGTAGGTTCAGCAGCTTTAGGTATATTAGGACTTAAAAGTCTACTTGGACGAGGTGGAACTCCACCCGTAGTTAATCCAGGAACTGCAGGTGCAGGCGGAGGTAGAAATCAACCACCTCCTAGAACTCCTCCAAGAAACTTTACAATAGATGATGACGGTAATCCAAGAAGTAATAGAACAGGACAATTATTAACAGGTGGTGCTAGAGAAACTGCACTAAGAACAGCTGCCGGTGACAGAGCTGCAAATTCTTGGTGGAATAGAACTAAAAACTCCTTATTAAGAAGTAAAAAGCCAGGAATGGTAGGTGCGGGGATAACTGCAGCAACTGTGATTGGTTTAATAGATGAACAAGAGTTAGAGGCAGCAAATACCGCAGAAGCAGATTTATTAGCAGCAATTGAAGCACGTGATACGGGTATTAGTGATTTAGTAACTGATACAGTAATTAGTGCTGGAGTTGGTGCTGGTACAGGTGCCGCAGTCGGTGCATTGGGAATGGGAGTTGGTGCTGGACCCGGCGCATTAGCAGGTGCTATATCAGGTGCTGCATGGGGATTTGGTACTTCAGCGTTATTAGGAGTTAAGAGATGGTTCGAAGATTCTGGTGAAGGTATTGACGAATTACCTAACTCAGTTGAAGATGCACTAAGAGCAGAACAAGATGCTATAGGTGGAAGTGTTGAAGAACAACTTGCTGCACTAACCGCTGTTAGAGATGCAGCGAAAAAATTCGTAGATGATAACACAGAAGCACTTAACACTTCTATAGAAGAAGTCAATAGTTTACAAGCAATTCTAGACGCAGAACCTAATGCTACTGGAACTTATACAGTAAATGGTAGGTCAGTTACTAAGAGACGTTTAGAAAGAATGATTGCAGAAGCCGAAGAAGATAGAGACCTTCTTCAACGCCAAGTTGATACATCTTCAAATATATTACAGAGACGTAATGAATCATTAGAAGATTATAATAAGAGAGTAGCAGAAGCACAAAGACAACAAGAATTAATTGATAAACAATACCAAGATACAATGACTCCTGAAATGATAGACCTGTCTAATATGTTTGGTATGAGTGGTGGTAATAATGGATTCTCGTATGTAAATAATTCTGGTGCACCTGTTGTTTATAATATCGCGTCATCAAGTGCTCAGAACATGTCATCTGTAACTTCTTATGCAGTTGGTTATGGTGGTGGCGATAGGTCAGGATTCGGCATAGCAATCCCTGGTTTAGTAGGATAAAAAAAGGGGACGTCCTTGTCCCCTCAAAAACCTCGATGTCACGAAGTTTTTAATTTTCTAGAGTACCTTGTAAAAATGCAAGAATATTTCCAGGCGAAGTTTCTCCATAAGGGTCATCTGCACAATCATCAGATTTGCCAGGCTCTTCAAAAACCTTTTCAACTACACCATCATTTACAATCATAGCATATCTCCAAGACCTTTTACCGAATCCTACATTGTCTTTCGCAACTAACATATCCATACCTGCGGTAAATTCACATGAACCATCTGGAATGAATTTTACTTTTTTCACTCCTTGGTCTTTTGCCCAAGCATTCATAACAAAAGAATCATTACAAGACATACAATATATATCATCAATTCCTTCTTTTACGAAATCATCATAACGAGCTTCAAATCCAGGCACTTGGAAAGTTGAGCAAGTTGGTGTGAATGCACCAGGTAGTGAGAATACAATTACTCGCTTACCAGCAAAGTACCAATCGGTATTTGGGTGAGTCCATTCGTATTCTGCAGTTTCCTTATTGAGTTCCCTAACTTTAAAGGTAACGTTAGGTACCTTATTTCCTTCAATAGTCATAATTTAAATTTCCTTTCAATAACATGTTATAAAATCGGGAGAGCATTGCGCCCTCCCGGATTAAAAATTAACCTACCAAGAATTCTTTCTTGTTGTCAATTTTGATTTTTTGTGGTCTTTTATCTTCAGGAATAATCCTTTCGAGTCCAATGACCAACAAACCATTTTTGAAGTTAGCACCAACTACTTTTAAGTCGTCAGCTAATGTAAAGCTACGAGTAAATTTCTTTTGAGAAATTCCTTTGTGTATTACTAAAGTATTATCTTCTGGTTTTTCGTCCCAAGTAGATTTTACTGTAAGTACATCTTCTTTAACTTCAATATCCACATCATTAATATCGAGACCAGCCAATGCAAGTTCAATAGAGAACTTATCACCGTCTTTATTTCTTCTGATATTATAAGGTGGGAATCCTGTTGCTGCGTGAGTTTGTGGGAATTCAACTAATCTGTCAAACACTCTATCGAATCCGACAGCAAAAGGGGTTAAGTGGTTTATATTTAATCCAGTCATTTTTATCTCCTATTAAGCTAGATATTATTATTCGGCCGCTAGTTAGCGCGCCACCATTTTCGTATACCCTCTCGGCGTATACAAAACTTATTTATACAGCTTCTGCGTGTGTTTTAATAAAGTTTTTAATAAAATTACGTACTTCACGCGATGCAGATGTGTCATCATCTTTGCATATCTGTATGAATTCTTTCTTTTGTTCTTTGTTAATCTTAATGATTAACGTGTCATCTTTTTTCATTTTTGTCACCTTTTTGTCACACACATGTAACATTTGATATAAATAAAGTATATACAAAATATTTATAGGAGAAATACAATGCTATACGATTTATTTAAAAAATTCGACGAATTAATGAAGTCTGGCGATTTATTAACAGTCTCTGAAAAGTTCTTGGCTTAATCTCCAGTACTTCCTATCCCACCTTCTCTATCAGTTTTCTGAGAAGGTGGTTTATCGGTCTCCCGTATTTCTGTTTCTAAATTTCTTTCCAACTTACACTGCGCTAACCTTTCACCACTATTAATACGTACAATAGCATCTGAAATATTAGTCACTAAAATATGTGTTTCGTCTACGTAATCACTATCAATAATACCAACACCATTTGTTAATGCTAATCCCTTTTTAGCTGCCACACTACTACGAATATACATTTTCAATACGTGATTTTCGGGAATGTCGAATATTAAACCTGTTGGTATAAATGCTCTATGAGCTGGATGAAGAAGGAATGATACTTCTTGTTGAATTTCTTTTGTTAATACTTCAACCTCTTTATTGACTGGATTGAAGCAACGAATCTTTTGTCCTGATTTAAAATAAGATTTAATGTCAAAACATGCTGACCCTTCAGTAGCGAGGGTAGGGATATCGATTTGAGAGTTCTTTCTATAAACTGATAATAAACTCATTATGTATTCAAATTCCTATTCAACCGTTTCTAGGATTCTGTGCCTGTTTTATTCTTTCCTTCTTTTCTTTTTCTGAAGTAGAAGGTTGTTGCACCTGCCTAATCATTATATTATAACACATTCTATTTAGAATGTCAACTATTTCTTACCAATATTATATTTTACTGTAAGGTCCCATTCGTCTTTCTCTTTAAAAGCGATAATCTTTATCTGATTAAGAGAAGCAACGGGCTCTTTAGTTTTAGAAGGGTCGACAATTTTAATTAATTCCCACTCTTCTAATAGGTTAACAATCGTATTACGTCTTGCGTGGTCTTCTTCTGTAAACGTATTATGCTTACCATCTAAGATAAACAATTCTTTAAAATGTAGAATCGAATATCTACCTTGCTTATGAAGAATATGGCATGACTGAAATAACTTCTTTTCTTTACGAGAAGAGATTCCAATACGAGTTAGTGTCTCTTTGATTTTTAGAAAGGAGTCTGGTGTTGGTAAAGTAACTTCTACACCCACTCCTCTGAAAATGTCTTCGTTTTCCATGATTTATATTCACCTTTATAATTTTACTTGTGGCATGGTATATAACCATATTATAACCTTATTTATTAATAAGGAAACTTAGCCACCAGTGATAAGCTTATCATGTACCGTTTGAAGTTCTTCTTTAGATAACACTTTCAAATATTGCTTTGCTACAGTCCTATTACACTGATACACTTCTTGTATCGCATCAAGGTCATTACTCTTTTCTGCTTTATGCCATTTTGAAAATCTTTTTCTTTTTCTTAGTACAGAGCGGTAATAATCGAATTGAGCACCAAGGAACAATTCATGACGTTGATTCATTTCATTTGCGTGTAATATAGTATCTTCGAAGTTTGCGAAACCTCGATTGACGATGTATGCGTTATATTGTTTTTCAGTTATATCTGGATTTTCACTATTACGAATTACATCTTCCTTACTGAAAGAAGCTGCATTCATAAAATCAAACGGACTTATTTCTTTCACTTATTACGTCCTCTAATTCAATCATGATTTTGTCAAAGTCTTTAGCACATTCTTCACACATTAAAACCTGATGTGGTCCTTCTAATGTTTCCAGCTTTATCGTATATTCTTCACCTCCTTTTATACGACAAGCACAGTTAAAACATTTCTTTCCGTTACTTAATATGTTGAGTGCCATTAGACGAATTCCGATTCAATCATTACCTCTGTTAAAAAGGCAACCATGTTAATTTCTTGGTCAGCTACAAAATTACTTTTATACATGTAATCTGCAAGGGTGACGATAAAACCTGGTTGCGTTCTAAATTCTACTTTATCTGATGCCATGTCATAAAATCTACGAAACATTTCATTCATGTCTTGGTCAGAATTTCTTGCAACCCATTTGCGCATTTCAGTAAAGTTTTTAGCTTTTAAGAATGTAAAGAGTTCGTCAATAGATTCTTGTTTTAAATTAACAAAGATACCTTCGTCAATTTTACCTGATGCTGCATAGGATTGTAATTCAGTTAATACTCTACGAAAATCTGGGAAATGTTTTTCAATAACTTTTGCTACGACAGCTTTGTCATATTGTACATTTTCGTTTTCGAGAATATTGATAACTCGCTTAAAGAACTGCATTGCGAGTTGTGGTCTTTCTTCTTGTGCAATTGTAAAGTCCACTTCAGAAAGACGAGAGCGAAGTGGAGAGATGATTCTATTCTTAAAATTACAAGTAAAGATAAATCCACAGTTAGCGGAGTATTCTTCAATAAAATTACGAAGAGCAGGTTGAACATTTGCTGCGTTCAAATAATCTGCTTCATCAAATATTACATACTTTCGACCTGTACCTGTGAGAGATACGGCAGATGCGAAAGTTGAAATGTCATATCGAATAGAATCGATGTTAACGTTAAGCGAACCATTTTTAATAATGTAATCACAACCGAGTTCTTCAAGCATTGCTTTTGCGATTGTTGTTTTACCTACACCTGGTCCACCAGTTAATAAGAGATTGGGAACACTTTCGTCTGATACAAATTTGCGAAAAGTGTTTTTCATAGTTTCAGGAAGAATAGTATCCTCAATATTTTGAGGACGATACTTTTCTACCCAAAGTACTTCATTTGTTTTTGTTTCCATAGGTCACCATATTCATAATATAAAAGTTGAGATAAAGGGCGGGGACTGGTTTATGGCCAAGTCCCCTGTTCTCGAGAAAGAGCGTAGTTGTTATTAATCAACTACTTTATCAGCCAAGGGACCTTCAGCTGGCAAATCTACATCCACTTCTTGAGCGCCGACACCGTCGAGTTGCTCTTGTTGTGGTGCATTTTGACGTAAGAATGCTTCGATTTTATTTCTTAGCATACCTACACCTGCCAGTTCGTTTCCTTGGAACCCGCCACGTTGAGAGACAATGTCAATCAATTGTAAGACGGTAGACAAGTCATTAAGAGTAATCTTAACTTCTTGTTGCTGTTGGGGCTGTTGGCCACCAAAGTTTCCATTTACTGGTTCATTCATATTAATCACCTTTTATTATAAGTCGACTTTGAATCAATAGCCACATAATATGTGACACCTTGACCTTTAAATTCTGAGATACCTTTTGAACAAAGTGTAACCTCATAATCTAAAGGCATTAACTTCAAGTTATCAGTTTTGATAATAATCTTGAAGTCATCGTCAGTCTCACCGATTTCAACGCCAAAGTCATCTGCGTTTTCGTTCGTACTGTCGATTGCTTTCAGATAACACTTGCCACTTTCGCCAACAAATGCGATTTCTGAAAATTGGAGTACCCCTGCTGCCTTCAATACAGAAGACAAGTCTCCGTTTGATACACTCACTTGAACATCTGCCGAAGGAAGAGAAATTTCTTTTTCCGGCGGGGTATGTATCATAGAGATATCGGCGTAGACGTACTTAGTTCTACGTTTACCTTCAGAGATAATAAAGTATTTATCTCCAAACTCAACGTCTGGGTCATTATAAAGACTTAAAATTGAAAGAAATCTTGATAAGTCATATACACAAGCTTCGCTTGGAATCTCATCTGGGATTTCTGCAATAGCAATCAAAGTCTTTTCTGGAGTGATGGTTTTCAAAATATTACCTTCTTTCATCAAAATTGATTTGTTGATTGCGGTAAAACTTTTGAGAACACTCAATGTTTCATTCGAAAATTTCATAATATAGATTCTCCGATGTTAATATTACTGGTATATTATATACCAAGTTGGTTGCGTTGTCAACTGTTATTTTACTTTTTATACGCTTTTTTGTTAGAAGAAGCATTAGCAGTAGGGGAAGCGCCTAGTTGACCTAGTGCTGCCATATTACCTTTGAAAATATAAGTTCCAACATGGTTTATCTGCATCCAAGGACACATCCAAACTGAGAGTCCTATGTCTCTTGCTTTATGACAAAAGAAATAATCCTCTGACAAGTACCTATTCGTTTGTGGGTCGATTACACAATCAAAGAATGCTGTAATCTTTCTTGACCCATCAAAGTTATCAGTACGTGCATGGTCTGGTTTGTATTGAAGTTCAGGATAAGCATCACGATATTTTTCTAATGCTGACCTTGGGATAAGCATAAATCCTGTCCCGGCTTCTTGAACTTCAACGGGTTCTGATACTTTAAATTCTTTAGTTCCTTTTACAGGATTAAAGACAAAGTCTGATGTGAATTGTTCCAAATTAAATGGATTCTCTTTATGAAATCCTCTATCAGCTGCTTGAGCAATCTTTTCCCAAGCGATAGTTTTCTTTGGATAAGGACCTGTTACAATATCGTATTTTTCTGGGTCCTGTGTTTGAATACCTAAAAGTGCTAGAGCATCTCTAGGATTGAAACCAATATCACTATCAATAAACAATAAGTGAGTACAATCACTTCTCATAAACTCATCAACGACATAGTTACGAGCTCTTTGTACTAGACTCTCATTGAATAAGAAATAGTATTTAATTGGTATTCCATATTGAGTACATAACATACTCAAATCATTAGTTGATTTTGTAAATAGTCCAGAACATTGACCACCATACATTGGTGCGCCAACGAACAACTTATAATCTCTTAAATTTTCTACTGGTATTTTTATTTCCATAATATAATCCTTAATCTAAATCAAATTCTGCTCTATGAATTAGTTGCATTCTTAATACATCAATAAGTATATCCCATGAACTATCATGTGCTTTAAACGCTTCGTCCCACTCAGGAATTGTAAATCCATTTTTCTTAGGAAAGTTTAATTTTGCATCAATCCACGTACGGGTGTCACGTACGAGATAATATTTACAATACTCATATAAGTGTTGTTTCTTTCCTTGTGAATCGAATAGTCTTGTTAAAATTACTGGGTCGAAAGCGTTACTACGACTCCACCAGTATTTTATGTTTGAATCAATAATAAAATCGTGAAACTCATTTACGAATTCTTTTACTGTTAAATCTGTTGGTTGTGGTTTTACTTTATCACGTACTTCTTTGTCTTGTTGTTGCCAAAATTCAATTACAGAATTTTCAACCTTATAGTTATAATTTTCTACTTGGTCTTTTACTGAGAGCTTCCATCTTTTAACGTTCTGTACGTCTTTTAAAGTATATGGACGAGTTTCGAATCTATCCCAATCAAAAACAAATGCTGATACATCGACAACCGCACAGTCAATAGGTTCTGTACCCATTGTCTCAAAATCAAAAATCATGTGTTTCATATAAAAGCCTCAAGTGTATCGCATTTTTCTACGTAGTTATTTTTCTGTTGATGATTATACTGAACTACGTAATCAGTATCAACCATTTGTAATTTACCCTCTAAGTATTTCTTTACTTCCGTAGCCATGTCTCGGGCTGTTTGTACGGGTACGTTTTGACAGATGTGGTTCGCCGATTTTTTGGGGTTGAGTAATTCAAAATCGTTAGGTAATCCCATAATCGCCATAGCTTCGCGATAATTAATATACCTATCATCATCAGGGTGAGTAAGACAAGTAGGATAGTGCCCAACAAAGGCACCAATATAATCCTTAGGAATAATCGTCCCACGTCGCATAATATTTCCGCCTGCTTTGAGTTTCTCATACTTGTAATTACACTTCTCGACTTCTTTTTCGTATCCATTTTGTTCCATCCATTCGCCGACTTGCTTGTAATCATAACCGCTACGTTCTATATATGAAAACATGTCTTGTGCTCTTACTCTTTGTGGTTCAGCAATTTCAAAGAATTCTTTATGAGTAATTCCACCATGTATATGGTCTAATACGAACTTATAATAAAGGTCATCTTTACTTGGAGTTTTTGGATTGATTGGGTCAGTAAAACTATTTGAGCCTGCTACACTTCGAATAACATCTTCGATTTTAGTATGTTCTTTATTGTACCAACTTAAAAGAGGAGTACGTTCGTCTTTCCAAAAGAAATAGAATGAACGCTCTCGAATTTGTGGACCACCATGTAATAGTGACCTTGTTCGATATACACTCATAGTATATCCGTTTTCTTTTCCAATCTGTTTTAGTTTGTTTCTTACTGTATCACCAATTTTACCTGCAAACCCTGGAGCATTTTCTCCCCAAAATACTTTTGGTTTTACATTTTCAAGTACATGTCTTGCGGTAATTTCCATCCATTGGTTATTTGGATTATCATCACCAAATCCGTGGGATAGCTGAGATAGTCCAGCACATGGACATACAGAAGATACTACATCTACACTCTCAGAGGGATTCTCACCCTTATCTAGAACATAGTACGGAGTACCACTATAGTAATTACGGGCATGAGCATCATTTGCTTCGAATGCCTCGTATGACATCATATACGTTGGCTTTTCACCAAACGCTAATTCTGAGCCAATAGTTTCACCACCGATAAGTGGTACGATAGATGCGTGTTTAATCATACAAAAAAATCCTCAAGGTCAACCTCACTAGAAATACGTTCTTCCATTCCATCTAATAGTGAAATTCTTTCTTCGACGTATTTAGTCACAGTAAAATATTTTAAAAGATTACGGCTTATGTTTCTCCTATCTTCAGGAGTCACCTTAATACTTTCGTCTATAGCTTTATATATGTCATCTGCATCGTTGAAGTCTGCGGTATAGTGTTTAACATTAGCACGTAAAAGATATTCTGAGGTTGCGTGTATCATTTGTTGTGTGTGGTCTAATTGTTTAACTAAAATAACTGGAACTACTCCATAGATTCCAGCTTCAAATGCGGTATAACCAAATCCCTCATGAAAACAAGGTAGTATAATACTTTGAGATGTTTTAATTGCTTCGAATAATTCTTCATCTGGAAGATTTTCCATATAAGCATTTGCTTTCTTTTGAAGATTTTCAAAGTATCTTCCAGTCTTATCTCGTCTTGGGTCACGTACACCATAATGAACAATCGTGTTTTGTGGATTATTATATCCGTATACTTTGTGGTGGAACTTATCTGTAGAGTATCTTCCTATGATTGCTGACTTATTCTCAACTTGTTCAATATCTTCAGATGTAACTTTTTCGTCAGTCCAAACAAAGTGTTCGATGAATCCATCAAAAGCATCATCACCTCTTAATGGAATATCTTCATAACCAGCTTTAATGGCACGCTCATGAATGTCATTCATCTTTTGAATTGAGTAGTTTGAGTTCGTAGCAATATAACACATATTCCTATCTGTCTTTCTCATTCTACGAATAACATCACTGAATCCATAACACCACATTAAATCAATAACATCATGAATAATAAACATAATTCTTTTATTCTTGACGAGTTGATTGAGTGTAGTAATCATAGAAACACTATGACAATGAGCGATGATATAATCGTGGTCTTCAATTATATCCTTAACACTTTCTAAATATCTTTTAATATAGTGTCTACTAACACGAGAAGGATTCTTACCTTCTTTCATTGCTTGGTCTTTTGCACCAAGGGAGTTTACACCATAGTGCATGTATTCATATCCTGGGTCTACTACTCTCCCACAATACATATAAGTTGTTTGATAACCTAATTTGCTGAAGGCTCTGGCATCAAGTTTAGAACTCTTTTGAAGTCCAGAACGTACTACAGAACCATCGAAAGTTTCTGTGAGATTATCAATAACTAAAACTGATTTTTTCATACCCATATATTATACCATACTTTTATCTAAATGTCAACAAAATCAACATCAATTAATGCTTCTCTAAATAACGAATGACTTAATTCCCAAGAATGAATCCACTTTTCTCTTGTCTCATCGACAAATCCCATAGAATCCATTGAGGGCATTACAACTCGTTTTGTTCCTACTTGAATAACACCTTTAGCGCATTCACTACAAACGGGCAATCCCCATACGTATAGCGTTGAATCTTTTAAAGTGATTCCGTGATATGTAGCATTATATATTGCGTTCTTCTCAGCATGTACTACATATGCATATTTGATATCTCTATCTAAATACCTATCTTCACTATCTCCAATACCTTGAGGAAACCCATTATAACCAGTTGCTAATATTCTACGTTCATCAGATACGAATACTGCACCAATTTTTTTAGATGGGTCTTTACTCCAAGTTGAGATTTCTCTCGCTATATTAAGGAATCTTGAATCCCATTTATACATAATAACTTTTCACTGTTTTAAATGCTTCAATGTGTTTTTGTATTTCAGCTAAATCTTCTTGAATGTTAGTTGAGAAATGAGCGTAGTTTAAACCACCATCGTCATTTGCTCTGTCTTCGAACGCTTCTTCGAAATGTTCAATTGCATTATTAAGACTTTCAACCACAATTTCATCACATTGTTCATCTGTAACTTCAACCTTTATTGCCATCAATATATTCCTGTATAAAATTAAAGTGTCTTTCGTATACGTGAAAGTTAGAAGCGGTCCAAATTAATTCACCAACTTCAACACCTAAGTCATTTGCAAGTCTTTCTTGAACGTGTTTTGCCCAAGCATAATCATTATTATAACCAAAGACTGCATCGTTTGAACGCATAATATAATGCGAAACTAATCTATTATTTCTGATATAGAACGTATTAGCATAGGTACACATAAAATCGTTCATACCATTTTTGTTAAAATCAGTATGCATGCTTGGTCGATTATAAATCATTGTCGCACGTCTTGAGTTTGGATTAGACTTTAATTCTTGTTTTACTTTTTGGTATTGATTACCATTCTCATCAGAATAGATACACCAACCATAGTTTGAATTAATCTTACCTTCTTCAGATGAGATGTCTTTCCAAATTTGTGGAGTTTCACCAGGGATGTCATCAACATACAGTGATTGCATTTCATACCAACGCAATTCACGTTTGATGTATTCATAAGCTGGTTTACGAATAACATAATCTTCATCAGCAATAAATGTGGCACCAATGACTTCAACAGTCTTAGCACCTGTTCTATCAATAACCCAATCACCTTGAAGAAAATCAGTTACGATTTGATTACGAATATCTCTAACTCTTAACATTAAATTGTTTCCAATAGTGTTTCAATATCATCTAGTTCAGCTACAACTGCTGGTAGATTTTGTTTATGATAAATCCTAGCCATTTTACGTAGAATATTTTTAGGAATATCTACATCGTCAGCTAAGGCATTAATTGCTTCTTTTTGAAAATCACGTTCGGCTTCTACTCTAGTAAATGAATTACTCATTTCTTCCATAGCACCTTTAATTCTTTTCTTATCTTCATCACTTGAAGGTATAATCACATTACTCATTATTTAGTCCTCTTATTAAATGCATCATTGCGGGAATCTTGGCCTGGTATTTTACCACGACAAAATGAAACAAAGAAACTCGCATAGTTAATTAAATCTTTTGCTGAATCTTCAAGAGATTCGAAGTTTGGATTATAATCATCACTTTGCATAGCTTCCATAACCGATTTCATACGTAGCATTTTTGCATGCATGATATCGTGAATAGTTACAATACCATTAGGATAGTATTGTGCTTGTTGTACAGTTGAATTAGGATTCTGATAATCCCTAGATTTTTTCAACTGAAGGTCGATACATTCTTGAAGAACGTTGACCGCTTCGGGGTTATTATTTTTAGGCATTAGTTTCCCTCATAGTTAAAATCATTTTATATTCATCGAGAGTAAGAGTTCCCATGTTTCTGTTATGTTCGCTTCTTACCATCGCACCATTCTCAATTACACTCTTACCACCTTGTGACCAAGGAGTATCATGTCCAAATACGGCATCGTCAAGTTCTAAAGGTTTTCCATCAATTGCACAAACATAACCTTGTGCTGCTAATGCTTCTTCTCTATCGAGTTTACCTAGAGAACGTTTCGTATCTAAAACTGTAATTCCATCTGGTATTATATCACAGTTTCCGTGAATTGTAAACTGTTTATATACAAGTTTCTGTGCATTACCTGCAGCTGAGTGTCTTCGATACTTTCTGACAAATTCCTTAACAAAGAAGGTGGTATCATTGTATTCAATCGTTTCTTTTTCGAGAGACGTATCATTTTTGCCAGTAAGTAGTGTATAAGTTTTCATAAAGAACTTAAAGAAGTCCTCATCATTATCAATTTTAAACTTATCGAATTGTTCAACCAATCCAAAGTAATACACAGAAAAAGCCGAGAAGATTGCGTCATTTAAACCAAACTTACGGAATACACGTAATTTTAAAGCAGCGTCTAAGAAATCGTCTACTCTTGATTGTACAGTTTTAGGAATCTCATTATCTTCACGACATAGTGTTTCGATTTCTGTTTGACCAGCATCAACTAAACCTTTACCCATAGAACGGATTATTGCGATAGCAACAAACTCGTCCCATCTACGTCTTGGGTTGGGTTGGTCATCAACCCAGTTTGGCACAACAACTTTACCATCAGGTTTAATTTGTTTTTCGAACAACGGATGTGGTTCATTAGAATACTCGCGTACATACGAAGTTTTTCTACGTATATACTCACACACTTTAGATTCTTCATCAGACATTACCATTTCCATAAAGTTGGTTGGTGTTGTCGTGTTGATATTTCTAAATAGACGTGAAGCTTCAGAAGAAGTACATACTCTTACGTCAACTGGTATATCGACATCACTCAGATTAAAATCTGAATCAATGTATTTCTCACCATCGATGAGAATCTTTCCAGTATAGTAAGCTTTAAGAGCTCGACAGCGGTGTCCGCCATCAATTACAAGATAATCACAACCATAAATCTTTTGTGCTTCGACATCATTGCGAATGTCTCGAATGGTTAACATTCCAGCACCATAACCGGACATGAGTCCTTTGATAATTGCGATTGATTTTTTTACGCCGGAAGAGACGGGAGGTCTCTGGCCAATTGGGTCGGGATTTAATTTTCCCGTATTAAGAAGGTCTACAATTTCTTGCGCAGACATTACTTTTACGTTATATTCCATAATCGTTTCTACTCCGATTTATAAGTTAGTTCAATGACCATCAACTAGGTCACATATAGGTCTCGGCAGAGGTTGTCCGTTTTGGTGTTCCTTACTTTCACTCGGTTGATATACCTCGAAACTGTCGTCGCTTGGTATATCTGTTGGTGTTTCAGGGGTTCCATATTAGGAGCAGTATTCCCTCTACCAAGGTGATTGTTGGTTCGTTACCGTCGTGGGTCCTAAACTTTCGTCTCGCCGTCATAGCCTATTCCCAACAATCTAGTATATTATACTATAGTTTTTCGTAAATGTCAACTGTTTTTGTGAAAAAAGTGCAACTTTTTACGGAAGTCTTGGTTGTGGTTTAATAACGAAATTGTTTTCAACGATGTAAAGTTTATCTTCAGCTTCAGCAAGTTTTGTAACTTCTAAATCGATTGTTTCGATAATACCAGGATGTTCTGCGACACCCACTTGTTTTTCTAACAATACATCAATATTTACTTTATGCTCTGCAATTTGAGCTTTATATTTCGCTACTAGAGCGTTTACGATTGGCTCTTTCATTCTATTCTCCCATTAAATAAATTCTTTAAGAAGAGGCCGTGGTTACCTTCGTGATTAGGAGCTTCCCAACCTTCAGGTTTTACTAAATCTGGAACACCTAAGGGATTAGGTCTAGATTCTTTCACACCAACTTCTTTTGCCATATTAGCATTGAGAACTCTATCCCATGCTTCATGTGGATTAACGCCATAAGCATCAAGTGTTCCTATGGCAACAACACATAGGTCGATTAATCCATCGACTATTTCTTCAGGGTCTCCTTCCTTAAACGCTTTCTTCGTTTCAGTTAGTTCTTCCTCAAGAAAATTAATTCTAAATTCTAAAAACTTTTTAAGCTTCTCAACATCATCACGATTATCCCAAACCCATTCACGAGTTTTATATTTCGTTTGCATGTTGTGAATGTCTTCTACCCAGTTTCTACTCATTTGGATATCCTTGTGCAATATAAACACCAATCATACCAATATCACCTTCAGATAGCATACCTGCTGTCGGCCACATCATTGCAGATTGTGGTCCTACAACTTCTTTATTTTTATATGCTAATAATTTTGAAATGATTTCATCAGCAGATTGTCCTTGTAATTTAGGACCGATTCCACCTTGACCCTGAGGTCCGTGGCAAGCTGCACAAGTATTCATTGTTGAACGAATAGGTGCAAATCTATCTTCAGCATTAGCTGTATTAGAGATAAGTAATGCTGCAATTACAATTAAATATTTCATTATAAACTTTCCTTTAGTTCGTTGAATCCACCAACGTGCTTTCCATCAACAACAATTTGAGGGAATGTTCTAGCACCTGGGAATAAGTCAAAAAATTCTGGTGGAGTATAATCTTCATTTAACATTTTGTATTGGTACTCCAACCCTTTCTGTTCACAAAGATTTTTTGCCATCGTACAATAGGCACACTGTTCTTTGCCATATATTACTACCATAGTTTCTCCTATACTAATTTTAATCCTGAATTGCCTGGTAATGCGATTCCACTGGTGACTTCGACAACTTGTTTCTTAAGTTCATCTGAAGGTTCAACCATAAACATTACGTGAGCTTCTCCGATTACAACTGGACCTCTTTTAGCGTAAGGTACAAATGGAACCATTCCAATTTTTCCTTCACCTGCAGGAACTAATAGAATTGCATCTGTTAAAGTATAGAATCCTTTATCATATGAAACTTTAGCTACTACTTCTTCACCTGTTGATAATCTTACGATATTGATATCACTCATAGTGTTCTCCTTAAATTTTGGCTATTATAACACATAATAACGCATTTGTCAACTGTTTTATTCAAAACATTTACTTGGGATAAAATCTGGAATTTCTGGTTCTACTGCCCAAGTGATTTCCCTATTATAAGGATTATACTTTTCGTCAGTAAAATAATCTTCCATTCTTACAAGTTCACCAGGATACTTTTTATACATTTCACCCATCCATTCGTATCCTTCTATTAATTGATTAATTAAGCGCTTTTCAGTTTCATTTGGTCCTGCTGCTGGTCTTTGACCAAAATCGATATGATGTCGAACAGTTTCACCTTTACCTAGTGTTCCTAGGTGAAGTACCTTTTGTCTTTCTGCTGCTTTTTCTAAATATTGTCTTTCTAACCATTCATCTCTTACGAATCCTGTTCTCGCAAAATCCAAATGGTCTTGTTGTCTTACCGCAATCCAACTCTTAGCTTGAGCTGCAAAATCTTCACGATAAAGATAATAAATCTTATCCATTGATTTAAACATTCTATCTCTGAGTTCTTCATCGACTAATTGACCAGGCATAAGTTTAAAACAGCATGAGTGTCCTTGCTCAAGTTGATTAACAAATAATTCTGTTGATTGTAAGCGTGTCTTTTCTTCGTCTGTACAATCTTCAAAGTAATTTACGATTTGCCATTGTGCTTTTGCTGCACCTAGTCCATAAGGTCTTGGATAGAACGTAAACATTTCACCTTTATAAGGTGCATTATATTCGTCTGCTTTTAATAACGTAAAACTGGTACTTCCAGTTCTAAAGTTTGTGACTACACATATTTTCATGTAAAAAAGTCCTCAATTGTATTTACTTTTTCGGATTTCCAACCCAGAGGTTCAATAATGTTTTCGACTGGTCCTAAGAACACTTTATCGAATTGAGTATCATAATCAATATACTTGTCGAGTCCTAATTCTTTAGGAAGTACACCGGGGAACGATATCATATTTTCACGAATAGGATTAGGCACTTTAAGATAAATGAATTTTATCTTGTCACCTGATTGAACCTTTTCGTATTTCTTATCGAGTTTTTTCTGTGTAAGGAAGTGATTGTAGAGAATACAACCACGAACATGCATTGGACATCCTTTTCTATATAGAGTTTCCTTACTCATGTATTTATTGATATTGTCTGTGCCCGAAGTTTTAGCAATATCTTCGGGAGGTAAGCTACGAAATTCATCACGGAACTTCGCAATAAATTGTTGTGTTTCTGTTTCATCACCAGACAAGATAACCTTAAAGATTTGTTTCATCTTTTCACGACATATTTCAGGTGTCGATGAGCGAACTGATTCTAAACCAGTAACAGAAACTTTTGGTTCTTCATAGTGAACACCTTCACTATTCAAAGCATTAAGGATATATCTTTTCTTTGCGATAAAGATTGAACGGTCAGTAATCTTTTCACGTTTCATAACCATCGCGTTTCGATATGCACCCATGTCATTTGCAAGTTTTTCATATCCTTGTTCGATGATTTGTTCGATTTTAGTAGAACATACTTTATCTAAGAATTCTTCACCTTGCTTACGGTCAATGTCTACTGTACCGAATACTTCTTTGATGAATGGACCAAAGTTTACGTAAATTGAATCAGTATCAATGTATACGATATAATCTTTATCTTTCGTGTTGAGTATCTTGTTGAGATAATCATTTACAGATTTTTGAGCATATCGAATACTTAACTGACCAGATGTAGTGATTGCTTCAGCCATTTCGTTAATATAGTATAAGAAGTAGATATTTGCTGTCGCACCATAAAGAGAGTTCATAGCAATTTTGATTGACATTTGAGAATTATGAAGTTGATTCATTTCTCGTTTCAGTCTTTTCTTTTCAACAGGGTCAGTTTCAACTTCGAATTGTTGTTCAACTGCAATCATTTGTTTCTTAATCACAGAACGATTATTATAGTATTCGTCAATGATACTTGGAATAATACCAACTTCATCGTTTCTAAAACAAACACCATTTGCAGCAACCGACATATTTGTATTCGTATTTTTAAACTCACTATTGAGTACCATGTCTTGTGTTACAACTTCACGTTCATTAGGAAGATATGTTTCAGGTGACATATTGTATTGCAACATTAAATGAGGATACAGAGAGTTTAAGTCAAATGATACAACCCAAGGATACATTCCTGGTTTTGGGTCTTTTACGTAACCACCAACGAGTTCACCCATACGTTGACCAGGCGAATCTTTAACTGGAGGAACAACTTTGTCAGCAATGAGTCTACGATAAATTGTAGATTCCCAAATACCCACAGTACCAAATGCATCATTATAGTTTACACCACCACCATAAGCAACAGTCATTACCAACGCGAGAAGAGATGTTTCTTCTTCCATTCTTTGAATGAGGTGTGTATCTTTTAAGTTATAGTCGAGATAGAGTTGTGGGTTTTCGTCATATAAAGCAGTCAATGAACCGTATTCAGAATAATCAAGTTTCTTTTCACCAAGAATAACATGAGCGATGTGGTCAAGTTTATATGATTCTTGTGGACCATACTTATAACCAAACTTTTTAAACGCATCCATATAGTCAATAACAGACATACCAGAAATTTTGTATGTTGCTTGAACTTTACCGAATACCTCTCTACGTTTTTGGTCAATCGATTTCCAAGGAGAAAGTTTCTTTGCGGATTCTTCACCAAGTAGTCTTATAATACGTGTTACGATGTATTGTATATCAAAGTATTCTACGTTCCAACCAGTCACGATATCTGGATAGTCAGCAGTCCATAGTTTAATAAATCCTTGGAGCAATTGAGCTTCAGTATCGAATTTTGCGAATACGATATTATCTGGGTCAATACCAGTTATCGTTTTTGTTTTATCATAATCTTTACGACCAAGTAGGAAGTACTTTTTAGACTTTGATGATTTATATGCGATAGAAGTAATTTCATTATTTGCTTGTTCAATATCTGCGAATCCATCACGAATGTCAACCTCAATATCGAAAGATACGATGTTCACATCAGCAATATTAAATCTTACTTCTTCTGGGTAATGTTCTTGAATGAATTGTGTAACGAAGTTTGTTGAACCAAATACTTCGAAACCAGCGACACCTTTATACTCTTCAATAAAGTTTTTAGCTTCACGCATTTCACCAAACTTTTGAGGATGTAGACTTTTACCACCAATCAACGACTTGAAGTCACCACCTTTCTTTGGTGTATGAAGATATAGTGTGGGTTTAAATGGAACACGATACGAGAAACGTTTACCGTTCTCATATCCTCGCCATAAAATATTCTTACCGTAGCGTTCTACGGAAGTGTAAAATGAAGTCATTGTCATAATCTACTTTTGTTAGAGGTACCATTATAACACAGGTACCGTGAAATGTCAACTACTTTATGCAGCAAGTTCACTAAAGTTTTTAATCTTATCGAACTTGAGAGATGTGTCAAATTTATCTGCAAACTGGTCTCCACGATGAGAGATAACAAATATGTTATCGTCACTGTTTAGACTGTGTAGTGTCTCAATCAAACTTTCGATACCTACACCATCGAGTGCACCATCTAATGTTTCATCGAGTATTAATAAGTTAGTGGATACTGAGTTACGTAGTTTAGCAACACTTCTCCATGCTAACATAATTGATAGAGTGATACGTAATTTTTCACCTTCACTAAAAGATGCATAGGTAAATTTATCTCTGAATCTTGAGCGTATCACTTCATTAAAGTTTTCGTCTAGTTGGAAATCAACGAATAAGTCAAATGCTGCTAAATACTTATTGATAAGTTTATTCATAACAGGAATATATTGACTGATGATTCTCGCTTTGATTCCACCGTCTTGTAGAATTGTTCTTACAATTCCTAATACTTCATGATGGTCTAATAATTCTTTACGTTGTTCTACGAGCTTTTCAAGTTTTGATTCATGTTTTTGTAGAGATGTAATGTCGACCTCTTCAACTTCACGTTCAGCATTTTCTAATTCAGTCTTCATAGACTTTAGAGCGTTCTTAGACATCTTAATCTCAGCTCTATATTCTGAGATTTTAAAGTTTACTTGTTGGATTTGTTCTTCTATTTTTGAGATTGAGTTCAGTCTGTCTTGATGTGTTTTAATAACGTCAGCAATATCAACTAAACCTTTTTCAATCTCAACTTTTTGTGTATTTCGATTCGTGGTAATTTCTTCTTTAAAATCGTGAGCAATACCCTGTTTACATGTAGGGCAATCATCATTATGTTCGTAGAAAGATAATTCTTTTTCTAATGCTAACCTATCACGTTCAAGTTCTGTTCTCTTGTCAGTAGCATCTTGGAATTTTTGTTTCTCGTCGGGTTTGTCTGATATATCATCATAAAGAGTTTTGATAATTTCATCTTGAGCATCGATGATTTTATTCTTTTCTTCGACAGCATCAATATGTACAACCATCTTCTCTTTAATCTTATCGACTTCTACTTCTTTAATCTTACGAATAGCATCGTTATTTTCTTTTACGAGTGCTATATTACTTTCAGCAACTTCTGATTTGTATTGGTTCTCATTGATATCGTTTTTATTTGAATTCATTTGGTCTTTTGCTAATAGGCCCATTGTACTAAAGACTTGAATGTCAAGTAAATCTTCGATGATTTCTCTACGTTGTTGAGCGGGTAATTCCATAAAGGGAACATACGTTGCACTTCCAAGCACGACAATCTGATTAAAGGATTTATAATTAATCCCTAGGATATTACTCTCCAAGTGTTCTTGGTAATCTCTCTTGGCAGCATCCTGGTTAATCATCACACCATCTTTATAAATCTCAAAGATGTTAGGTTTCATACCACGCTTAACCATAAAGTTATTTCCACCTGCAGTAAAGTAAATCTCAACCAACATACCTTTCTGATTGATAGAGTTAATGAGCTGAGCTTTGTTTACTTTACGAAAAGGTTTACCATATAGACCAAACGTGATTGCGTCGAGTAATGTACTTTTACCAGAACCGTTTGAACCACTAATCAATGTGGTAGGCTTATCACCTAAATCGATTTCAGTAAATGTATTTCCTGTTGATAATATGTTTTTGTATTTTACTTTCTTAAAGTTTATTCTCATTATAAATTCATCGCCTCATGATATAAATCATCTATTACACGTTTTACTTTACCCTTGTCAACTTGAGTATCGATAGATTCGATATAATCCGAAAGGAGTTCGGCAGTGTCTTTTGTTTCATCAAGTATTTCATCATCACCAATTGTTTCGAGGTTTAAGTTATCGTCAATTGCTTTTACATCAACTGCACCACATTCACTTAACCTATTCATAAACATATCGTACAGGTAAGCGTTCGTACGATTCTTAATAATGACTTTTACATAGGTGTCTTTATATCTATCTACATCGAAGTTTGCGACATCGTCGACTGTCCATTCTTCATCATCATAATCGATTTTGAAGAATACACGATTAGGATTCTCAATCTTAATCATCTCACGAGTTTCAGTATCGAAAACGTGGAATCCTCTACTACCACCATAATCAGACCAAGTCATTTCATAAGGTGAACCAAGGTATTCTACATTACCATAACGTGATGGGTGATGGAAGTGACCTGAGTATGCAGACTCAAAATGTTTAAACACATTCATATCTAAACCGTGAGTACATAAAGCACCTCTCATCATTTCGAAACCTTTTACTTCTAAGTGACCCATAAGAATATGAGCATCGGATTCTTCTACGAATTTAAGATTACGTTCAGCATTTTCTTTTGTAATCCAAGGAAGCATACAAAACTTAGTTGAACCTAATGTAAGATGTTCTGCATCATCTTGGTATAATGTAAATTGTGGATACTCTTTAAGTAATAGGTTCATGCTGTTAACATCGTTCATATTACTATAATACGTATCGTGATTTCCAATTAAAGCGTGGAAATCAATGTTTCTTTTTGCTAACTCGTCAAATAAGAATTCCTTACCCTTTTGTAGACTCACATAGTTAATATATTTACGCCTATCAAAAGTATCGCCCAAATCAAATACGGTAGTAATACCATGTTCGTCCAAGTATGGAAAAAATACTTCTTGGAAAAACTTTCTTTGAACTTCGTGGAAAACACGACTATCTCCTCTTGCACCGATATGAATGTCGGTGACGATTGCAATTTTCATACTACTCCTTGGCTGTGTTTAAATCTAACGTGACGTCTTCATCAGCCTTTTCAACTTTTACACTATGGTCTTCAGTTTGTTTCATCATAGAAAGATACTTAGCTAACATCCCTCTTTGTTTCACAATCTTACTTTTCTTTTTAAGTGCTCTTTCATACTTTACACGAGATACGACTTTATTAAAGGTAATTCCTTGAAGGTGTTCATATTCATGTAGGAAACATCTCGCTCCATAACCTTCAATCTTACCTGTTTGTTCTTGCATATTTTCGTCAAACCATTTTGCGATTACGAATGATGGTCTTTTAATTTGCATGAATACATCTGGGAAACTTAAACATCCTTCAACTTCGTTGACTTGTTCTTCGCTGACTGATACGATTTCTGGATTGATTACCATAATCGCGGTCTCAGCATCTTCTCCCATAACAAATAGTTTATAGTCTAAACCAACTTGACAAGCACTGAGTCCTAAACCCTTTTTGCTTATCATAAGTTCGACCATATCTTTCTTTAATTGAACTGCATCAAATCCTGGATTCTCAAGATTGACTTCCTCAAGTTCCTTCGCCAAAATTGGGTCTGGAAAATATACTAACTTCATAATTTACCTTCTTCTCTCATTTGAGCTCTAATCTTTGTCGCAGAAATATTATGTACTTCTTCTCCTAAATCATGCTCTGTAAATGTGTAACCAACTCCTCGTCCATACGATATATCGACGATGTTAGGTACTTCCAATATTAAATACTCACGACCATTCAAGTAACCGTGTTCTGCTAATCCTTTTTCAATATCATGTATGACTTGTACCATTCCAAATGGATTATCATCTTGAGTTACTGTGCGTCCTGCACCCGCATCTCCATCATAATTGAAAACGTCACGTACCATTATAACAACTTGTCCCGTGATTGTCAAGGCTTTTTTGAATAATTGTGTATGACCGTCGTGCCAAGGCTGCCATCTACCCAACATTTGAACTGTTGGTTTCTTATAATCGAATGCTTCTTCTGGACTAATCATTCCTTTCTACTCCATAGTTTATATGTTTATACCAAACTCTCTCATGCCAATAATACAGAATCATTTTGGTTGCAACTTCGATTGATGCAATCCCTGCTGCCCAATCCCATTGACCTGTAATTAACCATGCGATAAGAAAAGTATCAGTGGTTGCTAATACTCTCCACGTGAGTGTTTTCGCAATATGCCTTTTAGCACTTACTGAGCTTGCCATTTTCTAAATGCCCTTTCTAAGATTGGTTCTAACTTCAATTCTTCTTGAGGTCTAAATGCATCAACGATATAATCGGCTTCTTCAGGATTTTCGAAAATTTTATTTGTATCTTCAAACCTTCCCTCTTTGATTGTGTTCATCCAAATTGTATAATCTGGTTTAAACTCGTCACGTGCTTTTTGGAACGGACAAACGAAATCTGTAATCGCAATCTTCCCCGCTTTAGAGACACCATCCGAAAGATATTTCATTCTCATTGCTTGTCTCATACGACCTTCATCACTGAAGTCCCAATCATCATATTCTTCTCTTACTGCGTCTGCATTTAACCAGACACCTTCAACCAACTCAGCGAGTGGTTCTGATAACGTACTTTTGCCTGAACCCGGAAGTCCAAAGACTAATACTTTCATTTATTTTCCTTTTTTATTTTTGTTTAACTTGTTTTCGAAGTCATCAATAAACTCACTAATATATTCAGGTGGTTCTTGCATTTGAATGTTCTGGTCAGAACTATCATTGATAATCGCCTGAGTTAACATATTTTGTGATGCTTTAAATTTGATGTAAGTTTGCTTTTTCTCTTTTTGAATACGTCTTAAGAATGCGTACCAAATGATTTGCGTAAAATAAGCGAATGGGTTTTGAGATTTATCTGGATTGAAGTTGTGCAAGTACTGCAGACAATTTTCAATTCCATCTGAAATCATCTCTTCTTTGTATGAGTATCCTGAGAAGTTTGGTTTAGTTGCGAGTCTCGTTGATATTAACAAGATACACTTACCTATGTACTCGGGAACTTGAGGTGTTGGCTCACCAGAATCTTCCGCTTCTTTCACAGCGTCCCTATAATCAATTAAGGCTTGTAATAAGTCCTTGTTATTGACATAGTTTCTTTTCTTTGCCATGTCATGTTCTCCATGTTATAATATCCGTAAATTATATTACAGAATGACCGAAATGTCAACCTTTTTGTTAAAATATGCAATTATTTTCACTTTTTTGCAAAAAACAGTTGACAACTCTAAAATGCTGTGGTATAATTAGGCTACCAGCCTTAAAGATATATTAGTATCTAAATTTCCACAGTATAAATTTTAAACGGGAATTCTTCCGTCCCGTAGATATCAATCCTCTTCCTGAAGTGTTTCAAAGTATAATTTTCAAAACTTCCCACAGAAAGGTCGTCCGCGATATCATATAAAGTCGCTTCTTTCGAATCATCAGCTTTCCTTAACGTTCTACCAATCGATTGTAGTACCTTAATTTCAGACTTCGACCCTGAAGCAAATATTACATTATCTAATCT